CTATTATACTTAGTTATTACACAATGCTAAAATATTGTAATTTTTATTACTATGTAATATTTTATAAAAATAATTTTCAATGGTTTAGTTAAATTAAGTAATAATTGAAATAACATGCAAAAACTATTAATAAATAATAAAACAATGAAACAAGTATTAATTTTCCTTTGTGTTATTTATTCATTGTGTTATGTATCAACTGATGATACATCACCAAATATTTTCAATCATGTTAGAGTATCTGTAAAAATGTGGAATCTTAATACTACCACATATAAACTACTACACTATAAAAATATGTTTGAGAGATACGTTATTAAAAATCCCGAGGTAACAATTATTTTAACAACAAAAAATCTAGATCTTAATTTTGAATACCAAAAACTTATTCCTTATGATTCTAATGGTGGTAGGGCCATTTTTAGAACTAATTACAATAAATGGCAAAAACGAAACGATAGCTGTATTTATGTTTCTATTAGATGTGCTCCAGATAAGTATTTTAATAAAGCGCCAATTACTAAAATGTATCCTTTTTCAACCAATAAGGTTATTTTTCCTAGAAAACAAGAGCGTATTATGGTTTATGGTAAATGTTTTTCAGAAGTTATGGTAGAAATGTCATATATTAATACTAAAACAACAAAGGGAGAAATCGCTGATTATACATCAATTCCTCAAAATGATTATTAAAAATAATAGATTTTTTATATATAATATTTAAAATTGATATTAAAGGATAAAAGTTTAAACCATCATTCATGATGTGTTCCTTTACACAATTTAGAATTTTATCTTTTTATTTTTTAAGAGAGGATAAGTTGTATCCTTTTATTTTTTAAGAGAGGATAAGTTGTATCCTTTTATTTTTTAAGAGAGGATAAGTTGTATCCTTTTATTTTTTAAGAGAGGATAAGTTGTATCCTTTAGTTTTGTATAGTTTTATTTTAGAAAGAGGATAAGTTGTATCCTTTTATTTTTTAAGAGAGGATAAGTTCTATCCTTCAGAAATGTGATTTATATAATCTTACTTTAGAATAGTTACAGTATTTTTATTAACTATACCAATTTGTTTTAACGTGTTTAGTAAAATCTACTTCTGTTTTTGTATTTCTATATTTTATATATATCTCAATTGAGTTAAAACAATAACCATATACAATTATTTTATCTGGCTTTGACGCAAACAAATTTTTAAATATCATAGTGTCTAATGCTATATCTTTTACAAAACGATATCTTTTGCAAAAAATTTCAAATACAATATAACTATCATTTCTTCTTTGAAATAATGTATTACTGGTAGACATTAAAATTTTTATTTCATTATTAATAAAGGTAACGTTTCCACGTACAAATCTAATATCAAAGTTAATAAGTTTAGTATAAACAGCTAATTCATTTGTTTCAACCGCATAATGTAGTATATTGTTATCTGGTTCGTTCAATATTATGATAACTTGATTAATTTTTAGTCTGTTGACAAAAACTATTATTTGATATATTATTAGTACTATTTAGCATTAATTCAACCTCAACATAGTCAAACAAAGGATTATTTTTTAATGAACTGTAACTATAGATAATGTTAAAATTTTGAACCAACAAAGAAAAAAAGAGTGTTTTGAAAAACATATTTTATAATATTTTTATTTTAACAAATAATTTAAATCCTTTTTATTAAAATAGCTAAAGATTTTACTTTTTATCTCTATCGGAAGAACATCCCAATCATCTACCAAATAACCAAAATAATTAATAGCACGATCTAAAAGATATTTTCTTGAATTTGCTTTCCTTAGTCTCCTAGTAAATAAATTTTTATAAACTGTTAGTTTTTCTACTGTTTTAATTAAGGTAAAATTATTACTATATCTTGTCAATGTATCTATGTTACAATTTAATAAATCCACCATAGTTATCGATTTATACAAAATACATTTATTCATTAGATATATATAAATTCTTTAAATATTAATTCATTATATTGATAAAACTCTAATGAGGTTATTGTTTTAATAATAATATCTATTGGTGGTTTTGACTGTATTATTGCTTTAAGGGCATTACTATTTCTGTAATATAAACATAGATCTAAAATATTTCTATTATAAGTATCTGTTACATTTATGTTTGATCCTTTTGATAGTAGATAGTTAATTATTTTAACAGGTAATGAGTTTATTATAGCAATCTGTAATAATGTTAAACCATCATTATTAACATCATTTATATTAACGTTATAGTTTGATATAATTAATTTATAAATTTTTATATTATTTTTACCATAATCATGTAAAGGATAACCATATAGTGTATCATGATTATTAATTTTATTATGTAAATATTTTACTAATGAATAATTTACATTTCTACATTTTGAAATATATATACTTAATAACCTCTTTTTTATATTGATCCGAATCACCTACTGTAAGTTTCATAAAATTTATTATTATTTTAGTGCTAATATTTCTTGTAATATTAATATATTGTTCTAATCCACTATATATGTAATAGTTTATATCCTCACATACATTATTATCTATGAATAATTTAAATATTTCAGGGTCTGGAACATGACAATATCTAATATAATGATGGACAATATGATAACCATCAATTAAAGATATACCAAATTTATCTATTAATATCTTTATAATATCTTTATTGGGTAAAGTGTCTCTTAAATAATAATAAAGTATATATTTGAATGGTGTTACATCAGATACATTATCTAATAGATAATTTAATATTTTAAAGTCTATGTTAAATTTATTAATATAGTAATGAACTACAGTTTTATTATCACCATCCAGATCTGATACATTTGAACCATATTCAACAAGAAGTTTAATTATTTCCAATTCAATATTTTGTGTTAAAAAATATGTATGGAGTATAGATCTTTTAAATGCATCTCTAGCATGTACATCTACACCCGCATCTAATAGTATTTTTATTATTTCAATAGATTGTTTACCATTTTTAATTTTATCAAAATATAAGTGTAGAATTGTTTTATCTTTTCCGTTTATTTTATTAATAGATGATCCATAATCAATTAATAGTTTAATAATATCTTTATCTAATGTATCCATGTATAAGTGTAACTGATATATATAGAATAATAATAGATCATTACCATGATGTGTATATTTAGATAACTCTTTTCTTATAATATCTATATTGTTTGTTTTTAGACAACTATACATTGTTATTAGATTATAATAAATCTACAATATAATGTTTATTTTTATTTCCATAATTTATCAAGTCTAGTATTTTTAACATTTTTGATTATATTTTCTGATAGATTAGTAATTTCATCATGTATGTCATTAATACTTCTTGATGTGTTAAAAATCTTCCAATTAAGTGTTTTATCATTAATTAATTCTTTAAAATATTTCATCACATTATTTTGAAAATCAATAGTTTCATATCTTTCTAATCCAAAAGAAGTACGTGATGATACATTATCAAACTGTAAAAATATAATCATGTCTGGTTTTGGAATTCCAGAATCTGATTGAATAGACCATTCTAATGTAATATTTTTTTTCTTAGCTAATGTATATGCAATACCAGAGAATGCATATCTATCAACAACAAGATTAATACCTTTATTTATTTTTTCTTCTATTAATGGAACGTGTTCCCATCTATTTGCAGAAAATAGTAAATGTACACTATGTGGTTCCAAATCTATTTTCTTTTCTAGATATAAAGTAATTAATTTACCAATATTTGTTGTTCTTTTTGGAAATTCTAATAATTCTGTTTTATAACCTAATTCACATAGTTTATTCACGAGCATTAGAGATTGGGTAGATTTTCCAACTTTATCTAATCCCTCAAAGACAATAAGAGCTCCACGGCAATCCATTATAAAAAATATATATATTTTTTTTGTATTTTATTCTAAATAATCTGATACAAGAAGTGTCGTTTCAACCAAATCATTTTTTGTATCACTGTAACGAAAAACAACATTGGATTTTGTTAATATCAATGAAGCAAGATCTAGAAATCTTTTAAAAATATAATTGTTCCAACTTCCCTTTTAACATTTTGTTATTGTTTTTGTTTATGTTTGTTATCATTACATTCAATATCAATGTAAATCATACTATTATTATTAGTTTGATAAACATCACTTTCTGATCTGATCATAATAATTGAAAGATCTTGAATATGTTCCATACATGCACTTTTCATTTTAAAGGGGAGATCATACACAGATAGATAAATAGAAACCTCACTAGTATTCACTTTATACACATTATCTGATAGTATGTAAACATCATAATCTGTACTGTTCAAGGTATAAATGAATAATTCAATCTCTACTTTGTTAAATTGCTTAGAATAGATATAAGTAGCCAAAAGTAAGGAATAGAATGATATATTTCATAGTGATTGTTTTTTAATTTTCATAAAAATAATTAAACACAAACTCTACAACTATTATCATCTGTTTTTAGAATACAGATATAACCATCTTTACATTTACAAGTTCTGTTTCTAGTAATGGTACATGGTCTGACCTCTACTTGGTCCTTAGTACATTTTCCTCTACAACTCAAACATTTAGATGTATAATTTGGAATACTCAAAAATGTTTCAGTGGCACATGGATTACAGACCGTGTCCATATCTTTAGTGCATAATTGTTTTGCATAGAATCCCGCGGGGCATAGTTTACAACATACATCATGTACTTTATTATAGTATTCCAATTCACCACAATTATTATCACTAGAACAAACAACAGTTAGAGAAATAAATAGATACAGAATATAATAACAATGTTTATACATATTCATTTATAAAAATTTTTTTTAATTTGCCAATACCAATTTAGTAGCAGTACTTTTATCTACATATACGTTACTTGCACGGCATGTATAAATAGTTCCAATATCTTTATTGGTTACATTTTCGAAATACAAGATACTAGTATTACAATCATCATCAGCGACTACAGAGAAAATATTTAGGTCAAATCCAATAATATCTTCCTGTTCATTTTCCCAAAACATGTGAACACACTCATTAGTTTTTGGAACAACTGTACATGATACATTAGCAGGTTCTCCAATTTTAACACTAAGTAGGTTTGGTGCATAAATTGTATAATCATGATCTTGTTTAGGGGTAATAAGTAGATTTGTACATCTATTAAAGACAATTCTATTATCATATTCTACATTACAAACATATTCTCCTGCATCTTGATATGTTACATCTTTAATATTCAAAGTCATGTCTTTAGGAAAGTACTTTTTATTATCATATTTGATTTCTTTACCATCTTTAAACCAAACAATTCTGTCATAGCTTTTAAAATGCACACTGTTACAAAACAAGTATACACCATATTCTTCATATCTTTGACCGAATTCAAATTTTTCAGATATACAATATTTTACTGGTCTAACAGCACGAGAAGTCATAATACTCTCAATACATGTATCTGATTCAGGAATAGTAAGCTTACAAATATATCTATGTGAATCATAATCAGATGTATAATTTTTAATAATCAAATTCTTTCCAACAACTTCAGCATCTAGAACCGATTCTCTAACTTTATTGAAGGTATTCCACTCAACTGTGTAATTTTTTCTTTTTAGACCATATTTGAAATATAGCATAAACTCATCTAGAACTACACATCTTGCTGAGAATGGTTCAGTATAAACAGCCACTTTAGGTACAATGCCGCCATATTTACATTTAGGATCCAAAAGCTTAATATCATCCGGTGACAATTTTTTCAATTCTTCATTATAATGATCATCAATAAAATCACACAAGGCAACAGCAATAAATGGGATCACGATATGAAAAACGGTCCATTTCCTCAACATTAAAAAAAAAATAACTATATATATTCATTTTACTACAGAAATTGATTTATTTTCATTGAAATCTTCATATATATAACTTTTGTCTAATTTTTCAATGTATGATTTTGATTGTTTATTAAGTTTATAACAAAATGTTTTAAGTCTTTTTGTAATGAAAATAACACCATTGCCTTTAGTACAAAATGAACTTGTTTTAATATATCCGTTAAGTTTACTAATATGTGGTAGTCTATTTACAAATGTATAACAACAGTCATAAGATAATCTTATAGCATATGGTGCCGATAAAACATGATTGTTATACATAACCATATACATAATACATAGTAATAGTATTTGTTTCATTTTTAACAAAGTGTTGGATATCCTGGAGTATTCTCTTCAAAATCTTCAAAACTTGATCCCTTAGGATATGTATACTCTTGAATATAGGATGTTTCTGGGAATCTTTTCACAGTTTCACAGAAATCCTTAACGTGTAAACGAACAGCAACTTCTTTTACACAACTTTTATCGATATTAACAGTTAGCATATCATTTACGATAACTGGAGCTTTATTTCTATTAAAAGCTGCTAGAATTTCATTATCTACACTAATTGGCATCGCTGTTTCATTAATAATATCGTCTTCATCTACATAATCATGTTCTTCACTTGAATCCTCTGGAAGAGTAGGTTCATCTTTCACACATGTCATTGAAACCTCTACCTTACATTTTTTATGTAGATTTTTACTTTCAAGTTTAGTGATAAAATTTGACTTATCCTTATCCGAAATCGGGTTAACTGTACTAAAAACAGTGTTTAGAATACTATCATCATATACCTCCTCTGCCACGGTACTAACTGGGAATGGACAGCCATGAAGTGTTGTGTTAATAACTACACCACCTCCTACAACCTGTGCATTATTTCTTTTAATATCTACATCTGTACATCTAGGTGTAAATTTATTAACTTTAGCAAATATATTTAGATACATTCCCATGAATACAGATTTTGTATCACATACTTTAAACACTTTTGTAAGTGGATTATTTTGATCCGAAAAAATAGGTACTAGTTCAGGTTTTACCCAATTTAGTTTATTGCCATAAGATGTGTATAGCATACACATAACGAGTAGCGGCAAAAGAGGATTCATTTTATTTTTATAGACTTCTTTTTCAAAAAAAAACTTATTATTTATTAAGTATTAAATTTTCGCATTCTAATAGTAATCGGTGCCATAATATATTCTAGATTTTCATCTGTAACCAAATCACAGAACAATAACACTATCTTGGCTGAGATATTATTAAAGGTAAATTCACCTCCCCAATAATTTGCAGCTCTAGCCAATAATCCAATTATAGCACAAATTTCTGTGAGATATCTTTCATTGTATATGTATTCTTCGATCAAATCTTTTGATCTTTCATAACCATGTCTTGAATCCAAATACATCTCACGTGTAATTTTACTTAAATTATTTCCGAAAATTATCATTGCATCTTTTTTAAATGTTTCAAACGCAAGAAATATAGCACTTGCTGGTTCTCTATATCTTAATGATTTAGTTGACCAAATTAGATAATCTATTAGTGTTCGTTTAAGTGTATTAACATCATTAGTAAAACTATCTAACTTTGGACGAATCATTTTTAAATCAGAGATGTATAAACTACTCTTTCAAAAATAGTAGTATAAAAATTCATTTATTATTTGCGATATTCTCAATGGATCTTTTAATACATGGTGGATACATGTCATAATATTTTCTAAATGGATTAGGTATCTTCATAAACTTAAAGGCTTCTTCTTCTGCAGGCAAAAGTCTATATTCCCTAACAATTTTATTTTCGGTTTCAGGTTCCTTTTCTTTTTCAACCTCTTCCGTAGAACAAATAGCATACTCTTTTTTCTTACAAATTTCACGTACTTTCGGTGCCGGTTCATCACAAAACGGATTCATTTCACCAAACATGAATGAAATAAGTTTATTCATAGGGTACATTAGTATAGAATATATACTATATACTAATAGATTACATAATCTAGAGCAATAAAATATACATAACATACATAACCTAGCTAGGCTATTAATCAGGAGTTGACAAAATCCTTTTATGGTATCTATGATAAAACCAATTATTTTTAAAATCAAAACTATAGTACCTCTTATACATCTCCATATTCCAAATAATAGTTTATGAAATATACAAGAAATCCACCAGACTAAAAAAAAATAGGACAGTCACTAATATTATCCTTAGTCATAATTTATTATAGATGAAATAGTTAATAAACATATTGTTGTAAGATTTCAATAAGTATATATCATTATAATAATAAAAAAAATGTTATTAATTTATTTTTATAAAATCTTTATCAGATATATTTATTTTTTGCTAAGTTCAATAATATCATGACCACTTTCTTTAATAATAGGATTATCCTTTTTTTTTTTTTTTTTTTGAGACAGAGTCTCACTCTGTTGCCCAGGCTGGAGTGCAGTGGCCTGATCTCCGCTCACTGCAACCTCCGCCTCCCGGGTTCAAGCTATTCTCCTGCCTCAGCCTCCAGAGTAGCTGGGATTACAGGCAAAAGCCACCACGCCAAGCTAATTTTTGTATTTTTAGTAGAGAGAGGGTTTCACCATGTTGGCCAGGCTGGTCTCGAACTCCTGACCTCATGTGATCCACCTGCCTCGGCCTCCCAAAGTGCTGGGATTACAGGCATGAGCCACCGCGCCTGGCCCTTTAAAAAGTTTTCTTGGTTTTGAATGTACATTATGAAGTTCAACAATGTCATGACCACTTTCTCTAATAATTGGATTGTTCTTGATTTTATCTAGTATTTCACTATTGATATAGTACCATTTTACTACAGGAATTAGTTTTTTTGCATCATTGGGAAATTCATTAATCCATTCCATTACCATATTACATACATATTCCTCTGTGGGAACATTCAACTCATAATGATTTAAAATATTATACATACTATCTACTGAAATTGTTTTTTTGAATTCTTCTTTTTTAAAATAGGAATCTATAGAACAAGCAATACCTTCTTCAATACTATCCATAATTGAAAATATGTCATTGTTTGTATTAAATCTTTCATATACTTCCTTGTATATTTTTAATCCCTTGCCTCCATACTCTGTCATTATTTTTATTATATATCCCATACGGTATCCGATACAATCCAGATTCATAATATCAATAGCATCAAATATATCAGAAATATAATCTACATCAACCATATTAATAATCCCATCATAAAGAAAGTCTATAATTGTTTTTAGAGCAGGATACGGAACATTAACTTTATATTCTTTATTATTATTATCAGTGAACATTTTCTCAAAGTATTTTGAAGTGGAAGAAAGAATTACCTTATGAGCATTAATAGTCTTATTATCATTGGAAAGAAGTGTAACATCACAAAATATATTTTTATCTAGAAATTGTTTCATATTTTTCCAACTACCAATTATATGTTTTAAACATGTTTCCTTTTCATCATCATTTGTATCATCATCAAAAAAGTAGTTTACATAATAGAAATCCATACTATAGATTAAAGCATTAAAGTTACTTTTTTTTGCATTTTATTAAAGTGTTAGTATAATAAAATTATAACCAGATTCGTTAATTGAGTTGTGGTATGATCTTTACTCCCTTCTGTACTCATTTGAATCCCAAGATATAGAATATTAATTTTATTATCATCAAAAAATGTAGTTTACATAAATAGATAATCCATTACTATAGATTAAAGCATTAAAGTTACATTTTTTTGCATTTTATTAAAGTGTTAGTATAATAAAATTATAACCAGATTCGTTAATTGAGTTGTGGTATGATCTACATAATAAATAAAAAATATCTAATTGTCTAGTTCAACAAAACTTATCAGATCTTGTGTATTAATCATTTCTATTATTTTTAGCAATAACTCCACAGGTAACATACCCCATAACGGTAGTTTATCAAAAATTTTTAAAACCCTCATTATTAGGTTGTAACGTTTTCTTGATGTACGTATGTATTTTTTGAGTGTTTTTGAGTAGATACTATATTGGTTTACTTGTTCGTAACAAATTAAGTTTGTGTATCTATGTATGTGGTTCTTATCTATTTCAAACACTACTTTATACAATGATAAAGAACCATATAATTTTGTATTTTTCATCTTAATAACTTCATGATAACATCTGGTTATTATTTCTACGAAAATGTACATATAAGACCTTCTATTTGATATTACCATGTCGTATATACCTGTATCCACAGATAGTGCATATACCAAAAAATTTATTACGGATCTATCCATTAACAGGTTTCTGTGTATAAAATATCTTATTGTATTTCTTAATGTTGTCACACTTGGTTTGTATGAAATGAGAATATTGAGAATATGTGGTTTTGCTATTACCATGGCCTTGGAAAATATAGTACTATCATTACTACATAAAATATTTATATCCGCACCATTATCAATCAAGTATTTAACTGTGCGTTCCGGCATAGACCAGTTTATGGACTCAAATAGAGGAGAATTTCCATCTAGATTTATTTCGTTAATTACATCGTTATAATAATTTAATAAAAACGATGTTATTAAAAAATTACTAGAATTTGATAAGTAAGTATGAAAGGGATAATACAAACATGAATAATTATTTTTATATCCACCTGTTATATTAATTATGTATTTGAGAACTATTATATCAACTAACGGGTTTGACAAATAATCTGTTACAAAAGCTCTACCCTGAATTACATATGCACCCAATGACACGAATGTTTTAATTCCTTTGATTGTGGGGCAATTAAACATATAATAGTGTAGAGGTGAATAACCTTCAAGGTTTAATGTGTTAATGTCTTGACCTAACTCTATAGCTAGTTTAACTATACTCAAGTCGGTCTTTTTACATCTATTAAGATATTGCATTAGTGATGTATCACCTAATTCATCTCTGTATCCATCATCAAACACACTTAACATCTCAACCACCTCTGGTAAAATACTATATTTAGAACCCATGTACATATATAAAAGATTTCTAAACATGTGTCTATCTTCAGTTTTAATATATGAAAGGAGTAGTTTAAGAATGCTACTGTCTATTTCGTAATTATAACGTATATAGTCATGAATTACCGTCATACCATCTTCATATGTTCTTGTTACGGTTACGTTTCCTACTGAATAACCATCAGGTAGATGGGTGTTTGATCTCGCACTCAATAACAAATGTATAATGCTATAATTATGTTTGGTGGCATTAGTTGTTAGATACACATACAATGGAGTTTTTCCATATTCATTAACCGATAACACATCTGCTCCGTATCTTATCAGACACCTTACTATATTTTCATAACAGTAACGAACATCACAACTGCTAATATATGAATGTAGTGGAGTTAGTTTACTATCATCGGTCATGTTTATCGATAAACCATATGATAATAATGTTTCCAATATAGTTATATTACAATACTTTACATTACTTAGATAATAGTTTAAAATTGTTTTCTTTTTTATACGTATATTATCTGATATTATATTCTTTATCTTTAGTAATTGTATATAGCTATGATTGTTAAGTGCAAGTGATATAATATTATTCTCCATGGTAAATTACTTTAAATATTATAAAAGTTTTGTTTCACTTTTAATATTTAACATATGAGTGTAAATTATAATTATATTTGTACTATGAATAAAAATATTATCAGAAAAAGTTATGAAGTTTATCTTTATGTTATTCCATCAAAGATACAAGTGATTTAAATGAATTTACGATTGAATCTAGAATAACCTTAATATGATTATTGTTATAAAACTTCCTTGAAAAATATGTATTTATATCTTCACTCAATGTATCAAAATCTTTGTAGTCATATAGAATACATTGTCTAATATCCGTTGATTCATCAACACATTTAGTTTCACTTCTTTCAGTTGTCATAATATGTCCTAGAAAGTTATTTTTTCCTAGTACCGATACACATGTTTTATCTGTTGTTGAGAATCTAAATTTACATACTTGTTCGTTACAATTATAATCATCAATATTAACATTTACTGATTTTCCGCTACCAAATGTAATATTTAGATTATAATCAAAAACAATATTACATAGGTTACTATTATCATAAATAGGCATAGATGTACCGTGAACAACAGGTTGATGTACCAAAACCATAATATGTGTACCATCTCTAATTAGATCCATTCTTGGTGATGAAATTTTAACACTTGTACAAATTGTTTTAAAATCCTTAACAAATGAAATCCCATTAATTGTAGTAAATTTTACTTTAAAATCTGAAAGTGTAGATTTTGATAGTAGTTCTTTAGTAATATCACATTTATTTTTTACATTGGTACAGATAACATCACTCCATCCGAATCCATAAATACCAACAGATACATTATATTCTTTATCATTATTCCATCTAACAACTGTTTTAAAATCCCGAGATGTAACCTTTACATTACTCGGCATAGAATAACACATAGAAATTAACGAAAAAACTAGTAGTTTGTACATGTTTAAATCTCTCTTAAAAATATAATAATTATAATTCATTTTTTATAACTACTTATTGATTATATGTAATAAAAAAATTAATTTATAATTGTAAAAGATTTATTATCGATATATTTAATACGATCAATAAAACATGAATATTTTTTATAAATTTTATCATCATCATATGATTTATATTTTTTTGTTTTAGTATTATATGTAATTATCTTATGAACATTAAATCCATTATCTAAAAATACATTATGTAGAAATACTCCACAAATCATTACAATAGTGTCCTTTACTACATAAGATATAGAATTTACAAGTTTAAAAGGTATAGGTTCTAATGGGGTCCAGGTATCTGTTTTTGGATCATAACATTCTGCGTCATTTGTCCAATTAAGTTCCAAATTCATACCTCCAATAAAATAAATTTTACCATTTACGGAATTTACACAACCACTTTCTCTAACAAGATTAGGTTTAGCACACTCTACCCATTCCTCGTTTACAAGTTTAAACAATTTATTTTGACAGTATTTATTATTCTCTGGTCTGGTAAATCCTATAAAATATAAAGTATTATCAATAATAATTGTCTTAATATCAAATAGTTCTTCGTTAATAACTTTAAGATATAATTTATTTGAGTAATAGTTGTTAATACTTAATATTTTTGTTATTGTTTTATTTTTATAAGGATATATTACATATAAATAATTTTTATAAACAATCATTGATGGTGGTTCAGAGAAACAAAATAAATCTACATCAATTATACTATATGAATTATTGTTAATATTATATTTTAGTAGTTCATTTTCATCATTATTATACATAAATATATTTCCATTAGATGAAGTTATGGATTTTACTGTTATTTCCCTATCTAAGTTTTCTATATCATCATATACATCTTCATAATATATATTTTCATCAACCGTTGGCATTTTTATTCTGTAATATCCAGATTTTGTTGTTTTATAAAATATATTATTATTTTCTTCATCTCTATAACAAAAGTACATATTATTTGTTAATCTTATAATATTATTATTAAACTCCAATTCATTAATTGAAAGATCTAATTTTTCAGATGCTATTTCTATTTTATAATTAGAAACAAGATCAATATTTACATTATTAATAAAGAGATCTTTTGCGTATTTAATTCTATCATTCTTATTATACATTATCCAATAAATTATATCTTCAACCACATCATCATCACTATAACAAATACTATAATTATTTGAGATTAGTAATTCTTCGAATAGATGTATATCATAATCTTTAAAGGATCTATTTTTAATAATAAATTTAAAATTGTTTTTAATATATTTTATAATTGCGTAATATAATGTATCATCATTATAGTAATATTTTGATATGAGTTCATATGCTTTATTGATAGTTTTTCATACATATTATCTTTAATATATATTTTACAAAATAATATCATATCATCAATTTGTAAAAATTCTGCAGATTCATGCGCAAAATTTATCTGTTGTTGAAAATTTATATTTACATCCCCTTTCATTACAATATTTTGAATCAATGAGCACAGTAGTTTCTTTACCGTTACTGTATGTAAGTGTAACAGTCATATAATAATCAAAAATAATGTCACATAGGTTTGGACTTTTATAAATGGGTGCATTATTACCTTTTTGTACAGGGTGTTTAATAATAGCTGTAATAAAACTACCATGTCTCTCTAGACTAATTTTTAGGAGAATTAACATGTAGATAGTTACAAATTGATCCCATGTTTTTATCAAAAATAACATTTCCATCATTCTCAATTTTTAGTCTAAAATCTTTATTCTTATATGTTAGTACAAGATCAGTGATTTCACACTTATTTTCTACATCTCGACAGAAGTTTGTATCCCAACCATTCCCATTATGAATAGATACATTATATTTTTTATCATCGTTCCATTGAACTACTGATTTAAAATTATTTGATGTAATTTTTACTTTTAGTGATGTTACCACATACAAGCATATTGAAATGAGTAGTAATGTTTTCATTGTGATTTTTTATTATTATTAGTCTATTTATAGTATATATTTTAATAATAATCATACTATATATTTAATCAAAAAAGTATATACCTGTGGAAGATTTAATAAAAATATAAGAATCTATAAAAAGGAAATGTCATTGTTTTTGAGATATGAAAATACTTTAATTTGTAATTCTCTTGGAATAGATAATATATTATTTTCTGAAACAAAATCACATGCCTTTTCTATAAACTTTGCACGAATTCTAGCATTTTCTAATCGTGTAAATAATATGTGTCCATAAATATTAAATCTTGACAAATCAAATGTTGCAGGATTATTTACATATCTATAAAGATCATTTTCAGATTTATTTAATAGACAATGAAGAGTCATTGTAGGGGTAACACGAATTTTTTTCATTTCATTCAATTCATTAAGACAATTAGATATAAAGTCATTGCAGAAATCATATTTTTTAATTAGATCATTATCAATAGTAATATTTTTCATTAAAGAATATTTGATTAATTCTTTTAAGGCTTCTGTATATAGATGATCTATTTGTGCTATTTTTTTTTATTGTAATGAGTATTGTGTTTGGAGAAGGATTAAATTCTAATAATGTTTTAAATATATTAATATGTCTTGAAATATAAGCACTAAATAAAATTGTCTTACCTGATGTGTTGTTTGTGTTTATATTTGCTCCCTTAGATATTAAGTATCTTATAACAGGTTCTGAACCATATTTATCAACTGCACTGTGTAGAAGTGTATAGCCTTTATTATCGGTTTCCTCTAAAGAATAATTAAATTCATTAATCAAATATTTAACCACTTCGACATCATCAGCTCTTTTAAAATATTCATGTATAAAATAAATATCTTCTACTATTATCTTTTTGGAGTTATTTGATAGTTTGTGTATATATTGAACAATTTCAAGTTTTACTTTTTGATATCCTTTTAAATATGATGATAAAATACCTCTGGGAGATGGAAAAGAATAACCTAATGAAATAAATGTGTTTATAGATGATATATTAATTTTACTACAGTACATAAGATAATAATGAAGAACTGTATAATTATCATTATTAACAGTATTAATATTTGCTCCATTATGTATTAATTCCTTAATAATATCCTCATCAATTTCATAACAATGAATTAAATATCTCATAATAGGTGTATCACCATCACCATCTTTATAATTAATTCCTGATCTAGATAATAGTTTTATAATTTCGGATTTATTTCTAGGTCTAGATAGATATAAGTGTAACAGTGTTCCAAAGACTGCTTCATTGTCATTAGAAATACGTGAAAGTAATACATCCAAGATATCATTTTTTATGAACAAATATTTTACATAATATTCTAATGGTGTAAAATTAAAAATATTTCTTACATTGGGATCAGCCCCATTATCAATCAATAATTTAATAGTCTCTAAAGTAATGTGATTATAACAATAGTTAATATAACAATGAAGTGGTGTATTATTTGTATTATTATTTATTGCAGATAGGTCACAGCCAGATTCAACTATAAGTTTAACAATTTTATCAGAAATACTTCTTCTAAAAGGATTGAAATATTTATGAAGTATACTATCTCCATTATTTAATTTATAATCTGCCCGTATTCCTAAATCAATTAATAGCTTTACTATATCATATTCAACTTCATGACCTGGACATTTAATAGATAGATAGTAGTCTAAGTAGTTATAAGCACCATCAATATAGTCATCATTGTTTATGTAAGGTGCTAAATTGGTAAGTTTGATATAGTCATTGTTCTTTAATGCCACCAATACAGAGATTGTAATAGGTGTCATGTTTGTTTAAAAACACAACCATCATTATTATCATTTTATGTTTCAATTATTATGATCTATAATATTTTTACAAAAAAGAAACCTATTTATTTATTATTAATTTATTTTTATTTTTGAGACAGAAACAATATAGGATATGAATAATATAATACAACGGACATTGTCGCCAAAGACATAATAATACAACATTTACAACACATCTCTAAATCGGAATGTTAAAATAATATTTACATACATTAAAATGTATATAATCATTATCATCAGAATTTCCCTCGTATGTTAATATATGATAATCAAAATCTTTAGTATTTTTACGAATAAAATTAAACAAATGGTTTAAAAAATTATAATCATCTTTTGTTTTAGGAATCCATAATGGAAGATATAATTTAGATGGTAGATTCCAAGCTATGTTTTTACCATCTTCATTTTTTAAACAATCTATATATTTTTTTCACATCACTATTTACTAAATTATTTATACATAGTTCTTCAAATGAAGTATCTTTTCATTATATGATTATAAACTGTTTCACTATTATTGACTAAAATACATCTAGTAAATATAATGTAGATTATACAAAATTGTTCATTATCATTCTTACTTATATAATCATATAACAAATTATTGAATAAATCTTCTTTTACAATACCTTGTTTTGTTTCTATCAATATATCTAATATGTCTGCATCAACTTTTTCACATGTTATATAATAATATAATACGGATCTATAATACTTAATAGGTGATAAACAAGATTTAAATATTTCTTGTGTGTTGTTTATAATATCTATAATCGTATCCTTTTTAAGTTTATGTATATTATCATTAGTTATTAAACTTATAATAATATTACTATACATATATTCACTAATATTATTTTTTTCTGCAAAATCTTTAAATGATTTAATAAGAACTTCTGATTCAATATTACAGGTTTTAACATAATTACAAATGGATTCTGTATCCATTTTATGTGTTTTTAATATCATAATTCATTTTTTTTATTAATTTAATAAAAAGTGCAGTTTCTATTGTATAGATATTCATAAATAATATTTTCTTTTGTTATAGTGTTAGAATATATGAATTTTATCTTAGATGTCTTAATACATGATCCATAAACAATAAAATGATGTTTAATTTTTTTGTTCATGTAAAAAACTATTATTACAATCATGAAGATAATCTCCATATATATTAAATATTGTCTCACAAATTAATTCTACATCATAACTTCCACCGCGACTAAATTTATTACCTATATTTGTATAAAATGTAATAAATCCAGTCTTATTAATTACATTATAATCTACATTTATAATTTTTTGTTTTGATCTTTTTGTTAATTCTATTGAAAAATCATGTGTATTAATTTTATATTTGTTTAAGTTATTATATTTTGTAACATTATAGTTTGAATTATTTACATCATTAAGTTCAATTGTAATATTAACACTATTATAATTAAAAGACTTTATAGTTATATATAAACCAAAAAATATTAGTATCGTTAAAGATTTCATTATTATATTTCTATTATGTTATTAATATCTGTATTATTAAAGTATAATGAAATCGAAAACCATGAATTATAGTCTAAGGAACCTATGTTATTATGCAATTTTTTGGATACAATATCTATAGATTTTAAATACTCTTTACTTTCACTAATAAAATTATATACATATGAATGGTATATTGGAAATATATCTTTTATTATTTTTTCATTTGTTATTTTTAATCATATATAAAGATCTATTATATTTATTTTTATTTTTAATATATTGCTCTAACATATTTAATTCTTTTATACATTTATCCTTTATTACTTTCATATCATCATTAGAATTAAATTATTTTATCAAATTCATTACTAATATTTGTTTTGTTTACTGATGTTAATTTGTAGTATAGATGTTTTGATATAATAAATTCTCTAAATTCCCCACCATCATCAAGCATTTTTTTTACAAAATCTTTATATATATTAAATTCATAATTCATTAAAATTTTAACCGCATCTACATTTTCATATTCTTTTGCTATTGTTATAAGTAAAAATTCTAAATACAAATTATTTTTTTTTCATATTATCCAATAAAATAATTAGACACTTATTATGGTTATGATATATAGCCATAGCAACATAATCAATTAATATATTTTGTATCACATTAAGTGATAATAAATAACTTAATATATTATAACTATTATATTTTATGGATGATGATATTAGCTGAGATATAATTAAAAATGTTTTATTTTTAAGAATATCATCATTATACATTAATATTTTAAAACAATCAAGATAGTCATTAATAATACAATAGTCAAGTGGTGATTTTTCTGTAGAATCCTTTTCATATATTGAGAATTCATATTGTAATAATAAACTTACTAATTTTATATTATTATTAATAACCGCTTCATGAAGTGGTCCGTAACAACCAATATTATTTGGATTTTTTACAACTCCATTTTCCAATAGTATTTTAACAGTGTTAAAATTATTTCCTTTAGATGCATATATTAAAGATTTAATTCCATACCCATCTTCCTTTATAATTTTAGATCGTAAAAATGTCTTTAGAGTTTTTTTACTCCACGATGAAATATTTGTAATATCCATCTTTAAAAATGGACATGTACAAACTCAAAATCAATTATATTTTATTTTCAATTTGGGTCGTTTACAATACCAGAAAAATATACAGCATTGGTTGGTTTATCAACAATTAAAAATAGAAATGGTCTATCAAAAATAATCATTTCATACATACTCTTAACACTAGCTTCAATATATGTTACAGCGGATGCTTCTGTACCTGTTTCATCAACAATAATTTTTGATTTTTGTAAAGCTTTATTTACATAAATTTTATCATCGGTTAAAGATTTAAAATTGGCTTTATCTGAATCAAAAATTTCATAGATTCCTACTTTATTAAACAGTTTTTTAAAATTTATTTCATATGTATACTCAAACTTTGGAACAACAATATCATAAAAGTCTTTTTTCATATATTTATTCCAGAAATTAATAAGATTAACACTTAGATATTTAGAAATATTATAAATGCTACATTTCTTATCATTTGGAATAATCATATACATTGAAATATTTTCATCTTTATATGGTAGTTCGATTACAGTATAGTCATAATTTTCTTGTGAAGGAAACTTAAATGTTCCTACATTAATATTATTAAATTTTTTTTGCATCATTTGAACTCTAACCTCTTGACCATTTTCTTTGTAAAAAATACCATTATATGTATTTCTTGCATTAAACTTATCCTTCCATTCAGATTTAAAATACATAGTATTTAGGATAATCATTTTTGTATAAAAGCTAAGATCATCCATATTAATAATATTAACAATATTATTATTAGTTTTTTCTTTGATATAGTCGTTGATGAATTCAATATAATGTGGTTTAATAAAATCAACAATTTTAAAAGAAGTTTTAAATTTTTTTACAAATCTTTTTTCGATATTATCTTTCAAAGTAAGTTTATTATCAATAAAAATATCATTAAAAATATATTCATTGGTAGTATTAAATTCTTTATCAAATTTAATATCATATTTCATAGAGTTAATAATTTCTCTTCTAGTACTTTTACTAGTCAATAGTTGCAACATTGATGTAGTCATCGAGGCACCAAATGGAGAGAAAATGACATTTTTATTTCTTTCGTCATTAATAAGATTTTTAAATAGTTTTAGACCAAAGTTTGTAAAATCATCATTAATACAAAGCGTGCATGAATAAAAGAACGAAAATAAGATAAGATATTTAATAATCATTTTAATATATTTTATAATTGTATTTCATTTTTTAAATTAAGTTATTCTATATTCAGCACATCTACGACCAATAAAATCTGTAGTGCATTTACATAGAAGAACGGTAATATTTTTGTTTGTTAGTAAATTTGTTGTCTGATAACATTTTCCGCCATTTAAACAGTAGTTACTATATGTTTCATTACATTTTTTAAGAATAAACGAATAATTGTCATGAATAACTAGTGTAACAATAATCATTAGTGTGTTTGTTAGCCCCATTTTTTAATATATTCGATTATAATATACAATATAATGCCAATTAATACACCTAATATATATGGATATCTATCAAATAACTTCTTAATGCTATTTTTAGTATTGGACATTAATTTACTATTTTTTTCAAAATAAAATATACTGCAACTGAAATACAACAAAATTTAATAAACGTGTTTAAAAGATTACAATTATTGTTTATGTTTTTTTTTTTAACAAATCTGATAATTTCACTTTTGTTATCTGATAGTTTTTTTAACATATTAACATCAATAACATCAGATGGGCAAATATTATATACATTAGGATATTTTGAACACAACAAAATAAATGACAATACTGAAAATTTTATTCCGATTGAACCAGTACTCAATAGTTTATTCAATTCTTTAGTCAAAAAATCAATATCACTTTCATTATTTTGAATATCATTCATAATTTTTTTTATATCATTAAACATAGAACAATATTCTGACAAAATACTATTACATGTACTTTCCAACATGATTAGCATATCATTTTCTTCATCATTCAAATTAATGAATGTGTATTTATTATTTTTTTCACACTCAATTAGTATTTTTTTCATTAGTATATATTGAATTGACATACGTCTAATATACATATGTAATACTTTATACATATCGATATTATCCTCCATAATATAATATTTATTTAGTATAAGTAGTTTTTATGTTTTATTTTTTACTTATTTTCCAGAAGATCCAAAACCTTTATCCCCCCTTTCAGTAAAATTTATATTATCACATTTAACAATGGTACAGTTGTAATATTTTTCAAAAATTATTTGTGCTACTCTATCACCCTTAGAAATATGAAATGTAGATTTTCCATTATTAATTAGAATAATTCCAACAATACCTCTATAATCCCTATCTATAACACCTCCACCGATATCAATATTTTTATTTAAGGATAATCCTGATCTTGACGCTATTCTACCATAATATCCTTCTGGTATTTCTAGGACAATGTCAGTTTTTACTAACATTCGTTCTTGTGGGTTTATATCATAGTCATACGCGCTATAAAGATCAAAACCTGCAGAGTCTGGAGTTGATTTTGTAGGAATATATCCATTATTGGAAACTAGCATACATTTAACTGGCTCCATTGTTATATTTTATAAAAAAAAAATTTTTTTATCATTTTTTAGAAATGTCAAGAATATCATCAATGTTAATATTACCAACAATTGCCCACTCTTTTGTTACATCATTGTAAACTTCTATTTCATCAATGTATACACCATTCATAAACCCACCTAAGGCAGTAATGGTATCATTAACAATTATAAGAGATGGATTCATCCGGGTAATATTAATAGGATTCTGAATATACCATTTATCATATTGTATATCATATACCTGAACAATACTCTTATATTCCCCATCTATTGTGGCAAGACCACCAATTAGAAATATTTTATCACAATACAAAATTGCTGATGTAGATATTTGTGGATAAATACATGGGGTTCCATTTTTCCATGTATTATATTCAAGATCATATATTTCCATAGATGTATCGAGATCAAAACTTCCACCAATTACATATATAAATTTTGATGTATGTACAACAGAAGGGGAATATCTTGGGTTGGTTAAGGGTTCTTCAATCTTCCAAACCTTCTCACTAAAATTCAAACTTTCAACATCTCTCATTGGGATACCATTAATGTTTCCACCAATTACAAACAATCTTTCATTTGTGTAGACAACAGCTGGAATATTTCTTTTTAGAATCATGTTAGGGATAGTAAATTCTTTAAATGTATCCATATTAAAAGCTAATACTTTATTAGATATATCATCATCTTCTACATTATCTCCACCAACCAAATACAAAATATTATTATCGGAAAAGTAAATTGTGGAATTTGATTTAATTTTTTCTAATACAGTTTCAACATTAAACTCAAGATCAATCTCATAATTATCAATTATATTTTCATATGTAGTAAAATCTTTTCTAGATTTAGGAAGCATTTTATAACTATATGATTTTCTCCCCCAATTATTATTTTTACTGAAAATAATACGAGAATTAGCATTATATTTTATATATCTTCCAAACCATGCAAACATTTTACCATAATATTTTTTTGATAGAAAATCTTTACGAATACCAATCTGAATCAAATCAAAACAATCTTTTGATGATGAATTCTCTTTACTCCATTTAAATAAGAATTGTAACAAATCATCTTCACGAAAAATATTTAAATCATCTAAATAAATTATTTTCTTTAACTCATAATAGGTTAGTCGCATGCCTTGATTATATTCTATTAGATAATTAAAATTTTTCTTAATAAACTCTAATGAATTATTATAAACTTTATAAGAATTAATTTTTTTTCCATACCTCATAAAATCAATACATGTTTCTGTGTTTACCATATCATGTATATATGATAAAGTTGTATTATAAATAAAATTAATATTCAATTCAATTGATAGATCACATAACCCAATAACATTTTTATCATTTAAGAACAGTCTACCATCATTAATATATCCAATAAAACTATCGAATATATTTTGATCATATTTGTCTAATGTTGTTCCATTTAAGTTGTTACCATTTACATTTTCTGATACTGCCTTCAAACCAGTCATATTAATTTTATATAAACTATTTTTTACTTTAACATGTATGATAGTATCAATCTCTTTATCAGTAATACTTTTAATAAGCTCATGGTCTAAATATAATTTATAATTTAATGTATCCATTATAATATTATAAACAAACAAAAAAAAAAATTATTATTCCTTCATTTTTTAAAAATCTTCATCTAAAGTGAATTTCACTGCTTTATCACTATTCATAACACCCATTTTTTGATATTCCCCAACACGTCTTTCGAAAAAATTTGTCTTACCCTCTAATGATATATTTTCCATAAAATCAAATGGATTAGAAGTATTATATACAGCTTTACATGATAATTCCTTTAAAAGCCTATCTGCTACAAATTCAATATATTGACACATCAAATCATAGTTTATACCTATTAGTTTTACTGGAATCGCATCATATAAGAATAGTTTTTCAATGGAAACAGCATCTTTAATTATTTGAACAATAACTTCTTCACTAGGTGGATATTTTAAATACTTAAACAATAAACATGCAAAATCACAATGTAGGCCTTCATCCCTACTAATCAATTCATTAGAAAATGTTAATCCTGGCATTAATCCTCGTTTTTTAATCCAAAATATTGCAGCAAATGATCCGGAAAAGAAAATACCCTCAACAGCCGCAAAGGCCACAAGACGTGTACCAAATGTTGCATTATAATCAGAAATCCATTTTTTTGTCCAATTAGCCTTCAATTTTACACACTCAATTGTTTCAATTGCTTTTAAGAGAAAAGTTTTTTCTTCATTATCTGTTATATATGTATCAATTAGTAAACTATACATTTCAGAATGAATATTTTCAATAGCAATCTGAAACCCATAAAAACATCTAGCTTCAGACAATTGAACATCATTAAAAAATCTTTTAGCTAAATTTTCGTTAACAATACCATCACTAGCAGCAAAGAAAGCAAGAACATATTTTATAAAATGTCTTTCATCAGTTGATAATTTTTTCCAATCATTAATATCTTTTGATAAATCAACTTCATCAACTGTCCAAAAACTTGCCAAGGCACGCTTATACATTAGCCAAATATCATTATGTTGTATTGGAAATATTACGAATCTATCAGATGATTCTTTAAGAATATATTCAGTATCCATTTTTTAAATATATAATTTTATTTGTCATTTTTTATTGTACTTCAACACCTTTCAAATTATCATTATTAATATAGTATATATTATCCAATTTCATAAATTTCTTTTTATTATTAATAATATTATGCATTTTTTCTTTCATTGACTCTAGAATATTTACATTATTAACTTGAACACATTTTACAATGTAATATATTGCAGTTAAGATTAGTAGAATAATAATCGGTAGCACAATACTATAATAGAAAATAATAGAATCAGCCATATCATAAACCATATCACCAGACTTATCGTTAGACATTTTTATATATTACAATGTTATTTATATTTATTTTTTCATTATTATAGTATTTATGCTACATTTTTACCTATTATAGAGTTTATTGTTTCGTATTGTCATTGGATAATTATTAGTTAGACGAACTTCATCTTTTGATTCAGGTGTTTGTTTTTTAATATTTAAACAATGACCATATTTACGTATTTCATCGTTGGTTGGTGGTTCCTTTACTGCACCGTTACCCATTACAATTTTATTTATTTTACTATTACTCATTATATTTAAGTAGCAATTATTTATATACTTAGCTAAGATTTATGTTTCATTTTTATATGAGAAATTAAACATATAAATAATTACCATATCTATATCTAAAATTTATTTTTCTTCTCAAAAGACAAACTCCTATAATAAATATAATTAAACAAATAGATGATATCAAAACAATCCATGTTATATTTGGTATTTTAAGTTTATTATTTATTAGATTATCAGGAATATATCTTTTATTCATAGATTTCATAATAGTTTGAATAGCACAATTTGCTTCAGCTGTGCCTGAATTAACAACTTGTAACTGTATTGTTTTCCCCTCTGGTGCTTTACAATATCCAATATTAAATTTCTGAATATCTATTACATTTTCTATATCTGCTGAAGCAGTACATTTTCTTTCTAGATTAGAAATATAATTATGGTCATTGCTATTATTTAAATCTATTCCTATTTCGTCAGCTAATTCAATTTTATCCTTTTCTGGCATCATATTAACTATATCATTAAATGTTCTAACAAGTAACATAAAATTCATTTTTTTTATTACTTATACATACGTTTACAATGTTTATTTTACATCTTTCTATTACACCACTGACCTCACCTATATGAATACCACATGTTGTATTAACTGGAATAGAGTACAGTGACAAATTTTGTAAATACCTATTAATAAATAAATTATATAAAGTATTAATTTGCATTTTCATCTCCATTTATCCAAAATGAGAAAATGTTTTTTGTAACAAATTTTTCTAAAAAAGAAATTGGATGTAACATAGAAACATTTAATCTAAATTTGTTACATATATTCTTATTACAACACATTATAAATTCGTCTAATGCATCACTAAATTCTTTGTCATTTTCTATTTCTGGAAATGTTTTAAAAATAGTATGAATGAAAAAATGAAAATCATAATACCAATTATGTTCAACTTTTAAGCTATTTTTAATTTTTTTATTTGTAATATTTGATACTTGTGAAAAGTCAAAATCATTTAAACAAGCTTTTATTGGTTCGTTAAATACATATTCTGTATTTTTAAACCTTATTGTTAATTTTCTATCTGAATCAAAAATTAATATATTATCTGGTTTTAGATCAACGTGTAAAAAATTACTACAACATGGCATTTCATAAATTTTTATATATAATAAAGCAATTTGTAAAAATACAAATTTAACATATTGTATAATTGATGTAAATCCTAACTCTCTAGCTTTTCTATCATCAACTTTATCAGCTGAATATTTTGCCAATGCAAAAATTATTACATTTCCTCTATCGTATAAATAATTTGACCTTTTTTCATGTTCAAAAAAATGAAACATATGAGTAAAATGGTTAATGACATTAATATTGCTTTGAATTATTATTGGATAAAAATATGATACTAATTTAATGAATTTTATGTTATTTTTTTTTTCATTAAAGGATTTTAAAAAATATTTATTAGAAAAATTATATATATTAAGTTTATTACCATCCATAATTTGTAATATTAATATTAGCATATACAATACTCGTTTATAAAGATTATATAAAAATGTTAATTTGTAATTAAGGCCCATTGCTAATGCACATACTATAAATTCTTTTTCGTCACCTTTTAAATTATTATATAGAAATCTAGGTATTGTATATTCTGCGGTTGCCTCAATAGGAGTATATTGTTTATTTTGCTCATAAACAAATTTTACGACATATCTATCTATCTTAAAAACTATACCATAACCACCAGTTGATATGTGATAAAAATCATCATTAGATGGATAAAACCTACTGTCATATTGTTGAAAATATGAAGTGTTAGTATATTGTGTTTTAATTATATTATCAAATAAATTAGTATCAAATTTCTTAAAATATTTTATTAATTTTGAATTTGTAGACCAAAATTGATTCATATCTAATTGAGACATTACATAATCAAAATAAATATCATCACCTAAAGTTGTTGTTACATTATCTGTATCATTAAAACAATCATATTTAATTTCGTCACTATAGACCCCCATTTATTGTATAAAAAGCGTGTTATCAATATACATAAAACCAGTATTAGATAATGAACATAAGTTAGAAATTAAATTGTTTTTATATTTGAATGATTCTGAATATTTAAGTCTGGATAACATATATTTGGTATTTAAAATATAATGTTTAATATTTTTATCCAATAATTTTCTAACATACAATGAAATATTAAAAAATTCATTCCATTTTTCTGTTATAAATTTTTGTTTTTTATGTAAATCAATGTTAAAATTGACTATTTTATCATCATTATCACAATTCTCTAAATATTTATTTAATTTAAAATTATTAGAAAATAAACAATTATCATTTTCGATATCATAACATTTGTTTTTGTTATATAATATATATATGTATTTTAATTCATTAATCATACACATTTCTATGTATTCTTTTTCTATCATATCTCTAATTTTAATAGCATCATTAATCGAGAATATAACATTTTTTCGTATATCACCAATATCCTTTGCAATTGTTTCAAAATCTTCTACTTTTATTATTTCAGTAGATAGATATCCCATTATTTTTAGTTTCTTACTAGGAACAATAATAGAAATAATATAAATTGCATCGCCACCAATATGTGGTAAAAATCGTATACCATTACATGATCTTGTTATGATATAATCACCTTTTTCAATATCTTTTTTTAAAATAGAGTTTCGAATATAAATACCTGATATACCATCATTTTTTATACAAATTATAGATATAAACGATGATGATTCATTGTAACGTATGGTACCTGTAAGGAAACCATTACCATGTGTTAATTTAATTAGAAAGATATCAGATAATTCAAAAAAACCATTATTATCTAACAAAAAATCAACACAGTTTTTCATTCTAACATGTTTCCATGAATATACATAATCATCATTCATAAATTCTTTATTATAACCATAATCATAAATATTAGATTCTATTGTTTTATCATCAATTGATAGTTTACCAATATATGTTTCATTATTAAGTATTCGGTTTCCATATTTATCATTTTTTATATATTCATATTGACAATAATGTTTAATCTTACTATTGCTCTTCCCCATTTTTATTTATTGTTTCTATTAAAAATTCATTATTATTTATTTGCTTATTTGTAAATATTTCGAGGTGATTATATTTTATTACATTACTACCAATATAATGATTATCAATTTTACATATTAATGAATGTATTTTAGTTCTACAATAACTAGTAAGAAATGCTGTAAACAATAATACATTATTGGAAATATGTTCTATATTTTTGAATGGAAATAAACATATATTATTTGCTAGTTGATCAATATTTACATTTCTTAACTTTATAATATTTGATATTAATTCCTTTTCTATATTAACATATTTATCCCATTTTAATATAAATATTTCCTTAATTTTATATCCACCTATTTCTATAGCTAATTTTATATCTACAGATGTTAATACGGTATAAAACGATTTTGATGAAATATCATCTAAATAAAACAATGGTATTTTTAAATCAGATCTTCTTATAGTAACTTTACATAATGCTAAATAAACAGAATCTGAAGTAATATCTTTGGTATTTATTAAAGTTGGTAGACCAATTGGGTATTTACCAGAAACTATTATATTTAATAATGATTTTATTTTATATGTATTAAATTTATTTGTATTATTACAATCAATAGTTTTTATATTTTTATTTTGAATAGAACTATATATAAAATTTTTTAAGTCAAATGTTGCAGGATTATAAATATTTATATTCATTTTAGATGAAAGATTAAATAATGTTTTTGTTATTAGAATATCTTCTAATGACACAAATGAAATACAATCCCATGGCCTAAAAACTTTTGAAATGAAAATTATATTATTCATAATTGCACTATATAATACCGTTATTGCATTTTTTGACATTTTTTCTAGTGTTATAATTTTATTCTTTGCTTCTTGTATTGATATAAAATCTTTTGGGTAAGAAATATTTGTGTTATTATTCCAATAATTACAATACTCCATTAAATCCATTCCATTAGAAAAATTAGACATATCACATAATATAATTTTTAATCCATCATCCGATACAATATAGATATCATCAATAAATATCCACCCAGTATTTTTTGGCCATGATGCCTTTAACAAAGGAAAATCTAATACGGAACCAAAAAAACTTACAAATCTTATAGTGTGTATATTGGACATTATTTCCCTTATCCATTGAATAAATTCTAATATTAATAAAGTTGGACTAAAATTAATAAATGATTTACCAGGATGTGTCGTTATCATATATATAATTGGACCATTATCTGTTAAAATACTATGAACAGTTATTACAAATGTACTTATTAAGTTTACAACTATCGGAATAGATTTATACCAAACAGATTTACATGAAAGAAAGTCAATATTATATGGAAGTATATCCAATTCAGGTCTTGAATAGTTTTTATTTTTTACCCATATATAATGTTTACCAATATACATTATTGACATTTCATCGATTTGTATATATGTATCGTTATCATTACATCGTTTATAATTAACAAACCTATACTTTTCTAAACCACATTCACATAACCACTTATTAATATGATAAATTCCAACGTTTCCGGTAAATGTTATTTTATCAATAACTGAATTAATTTCATCATTTACATAAGAAACCTTCTTTAAAATATCAACAAGTGGAGAAATAGATGTTTTTGGGGAATAATATTCATCTGTTTCTTTTTCATCAATGAATAAATTATTTTTATAATATAATTGATTAGTAGGAGATACATATTTTGTTATACCCAATATATTCAAATCTTTTATGTTAATTAACGACTCAACATTTTTTAGGTTATTTTTATATACTATAACCCCTTTACCATAATTAGTTCTAGTTAAAATTATAGAATTATTATATTCCTTTAATATATCAATAATATTATCAGGTAATTCTTCTTCCGTGTTAGTATTTTTAAATGATTTTATAATATTTATCATTATTTTATAAGTAGAACTATTTTTTATTTTTAAATTATATCATAAAAATATTTTTTTCATTATCCCAATCTCTATTAAATACACTTGTTAGTTCTTTAACCAAATAACTATCAATTGTATTAAAACTAACAAAAGCATGATGTAAATAATGTGTGCCGTCAAAGTTTGCTGATGTAATATGAGCAAAATTATTATCAACTATCATGAGTTTTGTATTATTTTTTTCATGAAATAGTTTAACCACAAGATCATTATTGCTACACATCATTTTTAGACCCTTGATAGAACTCATAGAATAAATATCATTTTTATCCCATGACCCAATAAGTAGTCTTACTTTAACACCTCTATTAATTACAGCACTGATAATTTCATTATAAATATCTGGCCAAAATGTAACTTTATCATCTTCTCTAACTACAGGAACTAGTGATAAAAGTTCAATATCGATCGTAAATTTTGCATTCATTATCTTAGATAGTACAACATCTGCATCTAGTGTTCTAGAACAACCCAAAATTCTATCTGGAGAATCGGAAAAGAATACTCCACCAATTGGATTATTAATATGATACTTAGTACTCAAAGGCATACATACACCATAAGAACACATATTATACCATCTTTTATCTTTATCAAATGTTTTAAATGTATCAAAACGTCTTTGCAAATCATAAGCAAGTGGTGGATATTCTGAATACATACCAAGTGTTTTGATTGTTGCAACGGAACCACCTGTTAAAGATGCATTTCCAATGTAACATCTAGTATTGTCAGATACCCAAAAACTTCCAAGAACAACTCCTGGTTTATCATTACACAATTTCATTTTGATATATTGGATTCCTGCTCTTTTTAGATCTTCCTCATCTCTATTAGAACTTTGATAATCTACCATAATTGTTACCTTAATTCCTTTTTTTACAACATTAATAAGATTGTTCATAATATTCTTACCATATTCACTAGTTTTAAGATTACAGCAAAATGATACAATGTTAATATTTTTTTTTGCAGATTGGATAATTTCATTAAAACATTCATGTGTTAACATATGCTGAGATCTAAGTTCTGAATTTAATGGTATTGTTTCAACTATTCTACACCCAGCACCATTGGGAACCTTTGAAAATAATGACCACATTTAATATAAAAAAAATCTACATATATTTATTAATTATACAATAGTGGAACGATATCCTTATCGCTATGAGGAACCTTTTGTATTTTATTTTTTTTAATATAAATTGATACTTCCATTGTTGCAGAAATAATAGCAATTATAGAAGCCGTAACTGCCAATACAAACACAATATACGTAATCATGTTTTTAGTTTATATTAAAAACAATAGACCAAAATTTTTTAAATCTTAAACCTATTATAATATATTTATTAATATTTAATGTTGGTATAAATATGAGTATTGATATACCATTTTCATTGCCTAAATCATTAACATAATATTTACATAGATTATTTTTTTTCATAGATATATCAATAGATTTTAAAACAAAACTAGGTAATAAATATTGATTTTGTGATTGTTGGAAATGAAACGGTGAATACAATAAATCCAATAATGTAAAGTTAACGTCTCTTATCTTAATTGATTCTGTTACCTTTACTACATTTTTAGGCATATTTCTAATAAAGTCAACTTTTATAAAAGATCCATTTCCTAATATACAATTTTCATTAGCATTTATTTTAACCTTACCCATATGTTTAAATGGGTTTAGTTTTATAATATCATCTAAGTTTAAAACATTCATTATGTTTTATTATAAAACAATAATAACATTATACGAATTTAGGTTTTCACTTTTTGTTACAAAAAATAATTATTTATTTATAAAATTTACTAATTTCTTTAAATAAATAGTGATTTAAAATTATCATTTATCTCATTTATGGATTCTTTCGCATTTAGATTAATAATGTAATTTACCAATTTTTTATATGAAACTATGTTATAAAAGTTTTTCTGTAATGTAAATAATTTTAACATTTTTTTTACCCATATGTTATCTAAATTAATAACATAAACTAAAGATTTTATAGAATTAAAATTATTTAATATATAGCTTATCAAAAATTTTCTATTCTTTTTAGAGTTTTTACTTAATAATATATTAAGTATTTTTATTATCTTTTTCCTAATAATTTTTTTATTTCCTTTTACAACAATATTAAAACGTGGAGTTATACCATCAAAAAATAGATTATTTTTAGCAAAATATAAACTTATATTAATGATACGATTTTTATTTATCAATGAATATAACGAAGTTATAGATATAGATAAATGATTAACATCATAAAATACTAAAGCATCTAATTTTTTTTAACATGTTTTGGAAATTATCAGAAATCAATTTTTTTTTTATCAATATAACCAAAAAATTTCATTTTTAATGTAATAGAAGCACCTATATTCAAACAATACCATTTACACAGTTTTATTTGTTCAATAATTGATAAATCAAATAAAGAAACTACTGTACAAATTATTATTACTTTCATTTTAATATTAATACAGTAAATTATTTTTATAGTTTTTCACTTATGTTTTTATACTATAAATGACGCAAAATTTTGCACACAAACATACTCCATTTTATATCGATACAAAAGAAGGTAAATATCTTGTTCTAAAAGCTATTAAAGTTTGTGATATTAGAAAGGTAGAATGTAATTCAGGTTCAGCATCATGTGTACTAAAAGTAGATAAACCAACACCTTCATGTGAAAGACCAATGTCACCATGTGAACGTGGTAGATCACCAACTAGAAGAAATGATGTTGTACCATTTATGAGAACTAATATGCTAGAAGATATTCAAAACAGTAATAGAAATGTGGTATCTAGAATTTTGGGCTCACCAACTAGAAGAAATGATGTTGTACCATTTATGAGAACTAATATGCTAGAAGATATTCAAAACAGTAATAGAAATGTGGTATCTAGAATTTTGGGCTAATGTGTTATTATATCATTTTCAATATCTATAAGACCATGTTTTCCAGATTTCTTATCTCTTGGAATTATTTCATATATATTTTTTTTTTCTCAATTGATATAATTGAATTAAGTAAATCAGATAAAGGACTTAAGTATGATCCACCTGTTAGAATTTGATACATTAATATATGCGCTCCCATAGATATTTTACTTATATCATGAATATTATTCTTTGAACTTAATAGTATTGTATTAGAGAAATATGTATACAATATATCATTATTTATCAAAAATACAGAATTTGTTACATTTTCAAAATCTACAGCGTCATCAATATTTAAACATAATATGTCACTGGAAAGTGAATTTTCATCTAAATATATATATGATTTCTTAAATGGAAAATCATATTTTGAGCAATCAACTGTAATTATACGTTTTTCTATATCTATATAGGAAGGCATAGGCATATTGTTTTTGTTACCATTTAGAATAATTCCATGTGTTACTCTTACATATTCCAATAAGGTTGCTAATCTTATAGATAATTTATCTGGATTTTTAGCAATATCTTCTAATCTATCAATTTGTGAAAACATTTTTAACATCGATAATATTTGCAATGTCGGATCAACAATATAAATATTATCGATTAATATTTTAGGGATGGAAAACATTGTATCCTGACGTATATTAAAACTATCAATAATATGACTATCATTTTTATCTTTCAACACCATATAATTTTTTAGATATGGTATTTTTAACAGTACTACATCAGAACCAGTTACAAACTTTATCAGGAAAGCAATATCAATTAAAAATGTTCTTGAATTTGTTTGTAAAATATCAATATCTCCATATTTTACATCTGGATTAAGTAAATGTAATGAATAAGATCCGTAACATATACATGTTTTGTTATGTCTACGTAAATATTCCTCCATTAGATAATTTACATTATCTACCAATGATGATACATTATGTCTACCCATTACTTTACTTGTTATGGTAGCTACATTGATAGATTCTATAATATCATCTGCAATCTTTTTTACCGATAATGGATTATACTTTATATTAGATGGGAATATATTGGGTGATTTTGTTGTTAAAACTCCCAATACATCTGTATATGTTGTTACCAATACAGTTTGTAATTCTATTATTGTATAAAGTTTTCCTATTGTAAAAACTCTTTCCTGTTTTGAAAAATATTTCAATATTGAATTTTTTATTTCTGATGGGTTTGTGTCTATATTTGAAAAAAACTTTTTTTTATTTTTCTTTATTAAAGATATAAAAATATCTTTATTGAATATATTTATCTTCTGAATAGTTTTATATTGAGATTTTAATGTATGGTATTCAGTCAAAGATGGTTTTCTTCCAAGATATAGCTCTAGTACATCAACAATCCGTATATTCATACTTTATTTATATTGTCCAATATTATGAATGAACAGATTAATTCACAAAATTCTAAAGTTTTTTTTAGATAATTTTTTTTAATGATTACAAACCCACTATCACAAATATATGGTTTTAATTTATTTATTTCATTACAAACAACAGTTATATCATCTAAATCTGGTTCATTTATTTTCATTCCTTTAAAGAAACTACTTATTATAGATTTAATATATCTATCAGTTTTTGATAGAGAATATTTAGAACCAATAACTAAATATAATAATAATGTTTGTATAATAGAATTTATTGTGGCGTGAAAATTTGAAAGTGTCTTTTTTTAGATAATAAATATTTGATATATACTTACCTATTGATTTATATTCAACAAAGTCTATAGGTGTTGTTTTATATATTACACCATACTCTATTTTACATGGTGTCGTATATTTATAACCATTTATAATATCTATTATAGGTACCCATGACGGGAAATATAAATACGGAAAGTAAATTAAACCATACCTAATTAATGTTGCTATATTATATATTTCAGTACAAATACTTTTTTCAGACGTTAGAACCTTATTGTTAATTGCATCTTTATATATACAAATTCCAAAGTTTGTATTTTTATAAACAATATTATTAAAAAATGTTTTATCAACACCTGGAATATTATTATAAAGTATGATTGATCTAACCTTTGTTTTATCCGAAATATTTATATAATTATTATACTCTTTATCAGAAAATGTTATTTTTGATATTCTTTGTATCTTTTCTATCTTTAAATTACTTACTGTACATGTCAAATAAAACAATGTTTTATTAACCGAATATATCATATCTGACTGTGAATAATTATCAATGATATTAAGTAAATATCTTATAGATTCTAATGTTAATGGATATTCGAATAATAATTTGTTTATTTTTTCTGTACAAAAACCATATTTTTTAACAAATAGATATAATAATTCATGTTCTATATTATACCAATTTGTTGTTAGAACATAATCTGTTATAATATCTGCATTTTTTTCAATTAGTGCGTTTAATTCTATAGAATCTAATAAATCAACTAAATCATCATAACCCATTTGAATACACATTACCATAATTAATGATGAGTGTATTGGTATATCTTTAATCATTATTTTTGTATTAGATTCACAAATTAATCTAATACATAATTCTTCTGTTAGAATCTCTACTGGTATTTTATCTATTATGGATGCCAAAATATCAAAATGATTTTCTTTTATTAAATAATTTATTAAATAATTTATATATAATTCATATCTATCTAAGTATTTACAAATAATAACTAGTTGTTCTTTTGTTATATCATATTGTGTTATATCAAAAACCTCATCAAAAAAAATATTTTTATATATACCAAGATTTTCCTGTTTATTATATAAATATTTACTAGCATATGATTTATAATTTTCGATCTCTCCTAAATTTATTTTTTTTATAATATAATTCTTTAATTCTTCATTTGAAAGTTGTTCATCCGTTAACATATCTAAAAACGATATGGTATCATATGTCGATCTAACCGAAGATAATATTTCTGAAAATAAACATCTATTGTTAAATCTTTTAATATACCATCATTCAATGGAATTATACCGTACTTATATAACATATCTAATTAAAAAATACTTTATCAAATATTTGATTATTATATAATGTTCTATATGCCAAATTATCATTTGTTAAGATTTTTTCAACAATTTCATTAGAGAATATATAATTTATATTTGTAATAGATTTATAATCAATACAATGTAAAATATCATCAATGTTATAAAATCTATTTTTTATAATATGTATATCATCATCTAATATATCCATATAATTAATACACTTTTTTATAATAAATTTACTACATTTTACAAGTATATCATATTTATAAAAATTTATATGATTGCTATATAATTCTAAATTATTTTTACTATTGATAATAGAAAGCAAATCAATTAACTTAACATGTTTAGGTTTAAAAAGATATATAAATTCTGGTAATACCTCTATAACTTCATTATATATTTTTTGTGATAATTTGGGTGGATAAATTCCAGATAATATTAAATTTAAGATATCATTTTTATTAATTTGGTTATATAATTTGGTTAAATTTTTATTATTGGTATAAATGAATATTTCATACAATGGTGAAATAGTAAACATATTTAATATAAATATTTTTTAATCATTATTATCTGTTTCTGCACTTGATGTATTTTCACATACTTTAGTTACCTCTTCATAAACCTCACTTGAATCATCATCTTCAACATTTTCTTTATTTAGAATAGCATCAACTGCAACAGTTGCTGCATTATTTTTTGCCTCCTTTTTACTTCTACCCTTCATAACACTAAATTCTTTATCACTAATAATTACATTTGCTAGAAATAGAGGATATGTACTATTTTCATCATATTTAACAATAATAGACCAATCTCTCATTGTATATTGACAATATTCATTAATAACAATAATAGGGTTTTTACCTTTCCAATTTTCAAGTTTACTTTTTGGAATAATATCATTAAATACTCCAATACCACCAGTTGCTTCACACCGTGTTTCATTTTTTGACCATCTTGGTGGAATATCCTTAACCATTTTTACATCACCATCTTTAGATAGTTTATATAGATGTTTATTAATTGTTGATTTATTAATTCCTAGATCTTTAGAAATCTGCAATGCTGTAAGTGATTCACCAATACTAAGATTAGCGATACTATTTTTAATAAGCTCGACAACATCTGAACTATCCTTTTCAGATGCCATCTTTTATTATTTTTTAATATTATATCACTTTTTTAAAGCAAAATTAATCGTCGCTTTCGGACGGGGACGGATCATCATCTTTAGTATCTTCTTTCTTCATCTTTTTATTAATAAAACAATATAATTGTCACTATCTGACGGGGACGGATCATCATCTTTAGTATCTTCTTTCTTCATCTTTTTATTAATATCAATATAATTATTATTTCTAAACTTTGGTGGTTTAAAATGTATATTGCAATCTTTACAGGATTGTCTAACAAGTGGAGGTTCATCAGCTGCTCTAGTTTGGATCATAATCGGCATTGTGTTTCGTCCCTTACATTGTGGACATTGTGCATTATGTTTTGTATCCAATACATTAAAATAATTATTAGAATAATCAATATCTTGAATATTATCAATATTATATTCAACTCCTTTTTGTATACACTTAATACCAAATAAGATATATCTAAGGATATCTTTCTCTAATCCATTAGAAAGCATAATCATATTATTAATATCTTTATATTCTGAATCGATTTCTATTTGTGGTTTATTTCTATAGGATAATTTATTTTTTGAATCTTTTGAATACTCAATGCCTATATTATATTTTGGATCAAATTTGGTTTCTTCAATATTTATTTTTGTATTAATAATATTTTTTATATAATATTTTGGTGGATTTATCTATTGCCCATTTTATCAACGATTCTGCCTTATATTTATCAGTAATGTATTTATTTGTTATATCTTCTATGTCTTTGGTTGACATATTGTTTTAATAAATTTATTTATATATTTTCCATTTATAATAAATGGATTTTATTAGAAGAAAATATTTAATATATACAATTGATAATAAAGTAGAGTATTTAAAAAATGAATTTTTTACAAAAATTTCAAATTTTACATTAAATCATGTTCTTGCATTAAAATATATTATATCTATTTATCATAGAGATGTTATAACAAAGGATGTTATTTCTAATGTAAATTTCTTTATATTTTTACATATAGTAAAATGTAAAGAAATTTATGATATTGTTATAAATCAATATTTTGATATTACTACTTTATATATTAAATCACTAGTAAAAAATTATCCAGCATTTGAAATGGTAATAAACAAATATAAAACTATTGTACAAGAAATGATGTTCGATAAGAAATTTATTGAAATTTTGAAGAATAACAATAATTTTGATAATATCATAGGTGTAAATTATGACATTGGTTTTAACCCTTTGTTTATTAATGGAGAACCAATTAAAAATATGGATATTATATATTCAAAACTCTTTAAAAAGTCAAACTTTTCAAAAGTAAAAAATATTGAAGTAATTAAACTTATGGTCTGGGCATATCTATGTAAAAAGGATACAGGTATAGATTTTGATGATAATGATTCACAGGATATTTATACATTATTTCAGAAAAATGATACTATTATACATAGTGATATGACAGAAAAAATAAAAGAATCAATTTTTACAGATAAGAAAAAAACTAGTTTTTATATATGGTTGAATGAAAACATTGCAGATGATAATAATATATATCTCAATACTTTAGCAACTACTATGTATGAAAAAATCCTTAGTTTTGTTTATTCAGAGATTAAACAGGGTAGAGTTAATAAAAATATGTTAAAGTTAGTTTATATGTTTGAAGAGGATGAAGATATTCAATCTGTATTATTGCAAATTATTTATGATGTTCCTGGAGATATATTATCTATTATTGACTCAAGGGATGAAAATTGGAAAAAATATTTTATTGGTCTTTATAAAGAAAAATTTATAGATGGTAGTACATTTCTTAGTAGTAAAACTTTTAATGATGATCTTTTTAAAGTAGTTGCATCTATAAATCCAGAATATTTTGATATAGAAAAGTTATTGTCAGTTTTTGGTTCAAAACCAGAAAAAATAAAATATTTTGATACTATTGATATAAATAATAATTATATATCAAATATAATTTATGAAACAAATGAAGTAAATATTTCAGTAATAGAATCTTTACAATCATGTCAGATTTATAACGATGAAACAAAATATTTTATAAAAGAATATAATACATTTTTATATTTAACTGAGGAGGATCCCTTTGTATTGTATAACGGTATATTGGTAAAAATATCTTCTGTTCCAGTAAATAAAAAATTTTCATTGTTTAGTAATAATATTTTAAAATACTATGTTGATAGTAAACTAGCAAGTATAGGTCTTGTACTACCTGATTATAAGGGTGATATACTTGTCAAAATATTATCACATTTAAAATGTATAGAAGATATAACATATTTTGTTAAATACGCTATTTGTAAAAATGACAGTATTATGCCATCTGTAATAAGAACGATATTATCTAGTTTCAATATACCAATTATATTAATGTTTCAAAAATTTCTTAGAGATAATTTTTATCATGTAGAAATATTTTTAGAAAAAACTAAACACATTACAAAAAATGATAAGAATTATATTATAAGCTTAATAAAAAATGGAAGATCATAATATGTAAATATGGCGCAAGTTATTGATATATATACAGAATCACAAAAAAGAAACACTGATCAAAAAACCTTTTTCACTAGAGAATTAAGCCCATTATTAAAAAATACATATCTTTATCATAATTATTCATATGGTTGGATACCTGAAACAACTATATGGAGTAGTCGATTTGCATATTTGGATGTTACTGAATATTATCCAATAACAATTAATTTGTTAAAAAAATTTGAATTTATGTTATCGTTATATAACGGGCCAGTAATACCATATGAAGAAAAAATAAATACTGAATTTATTTCGAGAGGATCATTTTATGGAAAATACATAAACTATTTGCGAAACTTTTCAGTATTACCAACCAATGAATTTATTTCATTTTTATTATTAACATCTATACCTATATATAATATTATTTTTTGGTTTAAGAATACACAATTTGATATTACTAAACATACATTATTTAATAAAGTCTACACAACTAACGATAAACATATAGAATTAGGAAAATATTTTCATCAATCTGGAGATTATAAACCACTGTTTAGTAGACTAAAAGATAATAATATTTTTACTACACAATTTCCATTAAATCAAAGTACTATTATTCATCAACAATCTCCAAATAGTGATACAGTGTCAGACTATGAAACTTTATCTAATTTAAGTGCATTACTATACTTAACAAAATATGATCCTGTATTAATGTTTTTAGCATTTTATATACCAGGATTGTCAGTTACCACAAAAATAACCCCAGGAGTAGAATATCTGTTAGAGAAACTTAATATGAGTAAAACGGACATCGTTTTAGTTTAACTATAATATATTGGTCTTGTTCCAAACATTTTTTCAAAAAATGATGTACATAAAACTTTGTTATCTAATAGATTAACAACTTCTGTACATAATCTTTTAAAATATACCTCGTAAAATATCCTTTTATTTGTCCCTAAAGAAAATGTTCTATCTACAATACATTCATATGTTTTAATATTTACAAGTTTTCGTTGCCATGGCAATGAAGCATCACATATATAAATAAAATAATATCTTTCACCTATTTCTATTATTTCATTACTATTTTTATTATATTCAGATACTAGTGCTAAATTAGGATTATCGGCAGCTTTATAATTACAATGATGTGTTCTACTTAATAGAAACATTTCTAACTTTGCTGTTCGTCTCTCAAACTCTATAAGAAGATCATTTTCCAATGATGATAAAATCTCTAAACATATTTTTACAGATGATAATTTACCATCTGATAGAATTTCTAATAGTCTATTTTTGTATATTTTTATCATATACTTATGAAATTTTGAAACATCTCTCCTAGTTTCACTAGTTCCCTTATTTATTCTATCAGGTATAGATGTTGAGTTAGATGATGGTAAATATTTTAGAGTTGTATACTTTTTCTTAGATTGCATTATAAGATTTTTATAAACTGCCTCGAATTCGATCTTAAATGTATCAAATAATACATACTTATTTATTACATGTTCAAGTTCTTTAGCTATTTCTATAGATTTATCAATATCATTAATATTTACTTCAACAAATGCCGAATCCGTATCTCCATAAACTACTTTAAATTCTATATCATATTCTTCTGGTAAATTAGAACTAATAATTACATCATTATGTATATAATTTTTAAAGAATGGATTAATTGGATATGATGCTAAATTAAACTTTCCAGAAAATATCTTACAACCATGTAATACAGAGTTTAGATAATGAATCATTTGTCTACCTATTGAGGTACATGATTTTGCTGATGAATATGAATATAAGACACTGTTTCTAAATCCCATTAAGCCATAAACGGAATTTGACAATATTTTATATGTATACTGCATAGAATCATAAATTGCTTTTTTACTCACATTATCTGTATTTTTTAAAAGTTTCTTATACTTTAACCTTTCACTTAAAAATATTTTTAATAGAGTAGGAATTATTCCTTCCGTTCTTCTGTCAAACACAGCTATTTCAGAAATTAAATCAGATGATCTTGGGTCACAATGAACAGAAATAAAATCCGGACCAGGATATAATTTTTCTATTTCTTTTTTGTTTATTTCCATTTCAAGTCTATTATTAGCAACAAATACAGATATCAAAGTTTCAGGAGATAGATTTCCATATATACATACATTTGGATATAAACTATTATAATCATATACTATTACATTATTAATAAACATTTTTTGTCTCGGAACGAATACTTTTCCTCCCTCATATGGATATTTTGCTAGTTTTTCAGATCTAGATAAAATTATTTTTTTATCTAGTAATAGTTTTAACAATGGACCTTTGATCAAGGTACTAGCACGATATTCAAATACCATTGATTGAGGTAACATATAAGTACATGCTGCTGCATCTATTTTTGTATCGATTCCATAATATTTCCATAAATATTTACATAAACACGCATCATGCATACAGTATTCACCCATTTCTATTGCAATATCAAGATTATATGATTTATACATATCAGATAGATTAACATCATCTTTTCCAAATGAAATAATACATAATTCATTTTCTGTAAAAATATTATCTTTATTTTCTACAACAACAACAAAACTCGATGATGAAATATCTTTATGTACAATTTTAAATATATCATCTCCTACATTTATGTAGTTTCCTGTCATTAAAACATTTAAAAACGTTTCTACTTTTCCTATATTATCGGTTGTACTATTACCAATAAGTGTACAGAGTCCATTTTTTACAGATTTTATTAATACTTTACAATTAAAAACATTTTTTGATATATTATCTAATTTATACGACTCCAATTTTTCAGATTTTTGTATATAAGAATATAAATCAAAGAATATAGTTCCATTATTGTTATTAATATGATACGTTGTATTAAATACTCCCCCAACTCCTTTGTGGCTGGAAATATTTCTTTCATATATACATAAATGAACAATTTCATTTTTATCTGGGGATTTAAAAATTATTTTATCACCAGTTAGTAATTCTAATCTATTGGAAATATATCTAAAATCGAAGTTATTTCCGTTAAATGTTACTATATAATCAAATGATTGCTCAATTATTTTTTTTATTATCTGAAGCATTACCAATTCAGTACAGATAATATATTTTTTATTATAATTTAATTCTTGTATAGATGACACATACAAACAATCAATAGATTTTGTTTTTTCGATATCGTCTTCAGATAACATATCTTTATTAAGTAAAGTAAATCTAAACTCATTTTTAAATAAATCTATATAACAACAACTTATATGAGATACTGGATTAAGAAACACCGATGGAAATTTTTTATCGAAATGACATTCAATATCAAGGAATAAGTAAGAAATAGAAACATCAAACCCATTAATAGGTTCTCTAAATAAACTTTTTGGATCATAGCAGTGATAACATTGATTATTGATCTTCTCTAAAGAATCTATATCTATTTTATAATATCCCTCTGGTGATATATTGTTTGTAATAAAGAACCAATTATTATTTAAAAAATCACTCATTACCGAATCAACATTTCGTTTTTTTATTTCTTTTATCAACCACGTATTTACAATTTTTTCATCTTTAGTTACATTGGTAACAACAGTATTGACTTTTTCACTAACATCTATAATATTCATAGATCCTAATGATTCTGATTCATATGGTTTTGGAATAAGTTTTTTATAAACATCATCCGTAACAACATAATAAAAGTAATAAGAAAATCTAATAAATATTGTTTTTGAATCCTTTGTTCTAGCCTTTAAAAATATTAACCTTGTATCTCCTTTACTCTCAAACCAATTGATACACTTTATTTCCATGTTTTAAATACGTTATAAAATTTCTATTTAATTTATTTAACACAAAATGAATCCAAAATATTGGGGTAGAGCAGTTTGGACAATAATTTTTATAGTACTATCTCAATGTAAAGAAATTGGAATAGAAAAATGCAAGGAAAGATTATACACTATAATAGATACACTACCTTGCCCCTCTTGTCGTTTGCATGCCAAAGAAGCAATGCAAAAAAATAATATTATGTCAAGTAATGATATAAATTATTTATACTTTTTTTTTCATATCTTTGTTTAATAATTTGGCATCTGATCCATTATATAAAATTGATATAGATAAAGTATCACCCTTAGAATAAAAATAAAATTATTTTTTTATCATTCTATCAAGTATAACTGATATAATTTGTAGAAATGTATGAATTGTATAAATTGGTTTACTACCAGATAATATTAAATCAGTTAGTTCATTTTCAATAACATCACTTATCTGTATTTGATAGTAATAAACACCAGATGCCTCTAAAACCGTGTTCAGAATTTTAAACACAAATTCACTATACATACCAATTTTTTTTACATGTATAACCCTATATAACATGATTGTTATCATATATTCCAAAATAATGTTTAAAAGTAAAACAATTTTTGTAAATCTATTATTCAAAGAAACACTTTTAAACGATATCATATCATTAGTATGAATCAATAATATATTGGAAAGATTTTTAACAATGTTATTTCCACTATATGTTATTGCTCCATTTAATAATTTTTCACTATGAATTACCTTATCTAACTCTATATTTACATTTTTATCACCTTTTATAATACATGATAGTGTTCCCCAACCGACGTTATCTACAATTTTATGATTGACCAAACCATGGTTTGCATATTTTATAAGATCAAATAAAACATATGATAAATCATCATCAGTGGATAAATCCGTTATCTTAACATTTGCACTTTTTAACCCAACAGTCATAGACGTTGCACAAATTTCACATGTGCATGAATCAATGGTTAATATTGTGTTATATGATTCAATTTTTTTATAAATTTCTTTATAATTTTGCAATATCATTATTGAAATGTAACAAACATTATCATTAATTATATCGGATTTAAGTTGATTAATAGAATTTGATGGTGCAATTGTTAGTTTCCATTTTATAATAGATTTTAAAATACGTTGTTTAGATTTTAAGGAACCATTTGATAACATAATATCTCTAACTACACATGGGTCAAATTTAAACGGTAGTATCATATTTTTAATATCAGATTTACTTATTTTATTATTTTCTGATATACTATCTATATGTGCTATAACCCTTTCTAATGTAGGGTTAGTCGTGTTACTATGTCTAAATGAGTATTTAACATTACGATGCAGTAATCTTTTTTTTTCTTAAAGTATTATATATTTCAGATTCCTCTTCATTTATATTTTGGTTATTATTTTTACACCATTCTCTAAAATTATACGAAAAAGTTTTATTTGCTTTATCGTATGTTTTAATATTATTTTTTATAAACTCGATATCTGTAATTGATAGATTATTAATATCATCACTTAAAATATCATCAATATCAATATCAAACATAGCCAAACATTTTATACCATATAAACGTTTTAATTTATTTATATCTGTATTCTCGGCTATAACATTGTTAATGTTTATAATATTATTTGGAAAATTATCATTAACAACTTTATGTAAATTATCTATAAATTTTTTATCGTTTTTAATTTTTGGTGACAAAATATTAAATATATTACTAATAGGATACTTATTGATTAAATCTATTGCTATATCAACATTAGATAAATTTTTTAGTGATATATTTTCTGGAGGAATATTATAAGTATCTGAAATTAATAGTAACGAATCCAATGATATTTTTGCATTTTTTGTGTATTTTTAACAATATCTATGAGTTGGTTACAATCTATAGTCATAAAATTACTAGCAAGATAAGGATCTAATTTTAAAATATATGATACAGATACTATATTTTCATCTAAAATAAATTTAATATCATCCTGTGTTAAAATATTATGTTCTATCAATAACTTTATAAAACTCTTTTCTATTTTTATCAAATCTCTTCTATATAAGAATAATACACTGTAAAGTTTTTCATCTATAGAATATGATTTTGAAACAATTAAATTAATTAAATCATTTAATTGAACAGATGATGGTGGAAGATATTTTATATTACCAATATCCGCTTTAACAGCCTCATTATAGTATTTAGATGGTATCAATCCATGTAGTCCATATTCAAATATTGTTTCTATATATTTTTTTGGAATATTTTCAATTGAAAGTTTATTTTTTATTATTAACGATAATACTTTTCTAGCATTTTTTGGATACATAAACATTGTAATATATAGTTGTAATGAGATTTATATATCAATATTTTTGTTATAGTTTATGTATGGTTTTAAAAATGAATATGATAACCATGCACAAAAACTAAATGCTATAATGAATATAATAAATACAATCATTTAAATATAATTTATTTACACTGCTGTATGCGCATCAATAACAATATTTGGTACAATAAGACAGTCAATAACTTTAGAAACATTAATTTTATCATTATCTTTTACGAACTCTGCAAACCTTTCATAAAAATTATCTGTAAATTTTTTGTTATATCTATCAACATTTGTTGAAATTGCATTAACCAAAATACTATGCTTTGTGTATGTAAATGGTCCAATATTAATTGTATCAATTCCCAAAATTTCTGCAATTTTAATGTCTTTAATAATTACATAAATATTATTATCCTCATTTTTTGATACTCTTGTAAAATAATCATATAGTCTAATTCTAGAAATTGTATTATCTTTAACTTGAGGTGATCTAAACAATCTATTTTTTAGAATATTTAGAAGATCATCTGAAATAATATAAACATTATCTTTGATTGAACTTTTTTCATCTAGAATAATATCATTATTTTTCGTTAGTTGGTTAATAAGTTCCTCAATTTTATCAGATTCAATATTATACGTGGTGTCATTATATGTGAATGAAGATGCACTAGTTCGTAGTCTAGATGCTAGTGTTTTTACATCACTAATATCAATATATAGAGGAGAATCACTATCAATAATTGACAAAATTTCTTTTTCTGTATCGGTAAATACCAATTCTTTTTTACCACATTCGTTTAGTTTACCATCCTTAGAAAAATATGTATTTTCTACCAAACTATTAATCAATACTGATAGTACACCATTACTATAATTTTCAAGCTTAAAACGTTTTACAAAATCTTTTTTAATTAGATCAATTGGAATTCTGTTATCTAGTCGTCTAGTTTGTAGTTTTTTCTTTTGTGGATATTTTTTAGCAACCAATTCATCAACCATTTGATTAATTCTTGATGTAAAATAAACCTTTAGTCTACGGGCACTAACGCTATTCAGAACCAATTTATCCTCGTTATCTTCCATTTATGTCATTCTAACAACTTTTAAATAAAATATAACAATAAATAAAATCAATAGAATAAAAATTATTAACCCTAACAATATATTAAAGTTAAAAAAAGATTTTTGTTGTTTATTTTTACTACCACCATTCTCATCACTAAGAACAGACTTTACAACTTCTATAAATTTAGAGAATTCATCGTCAGTAGATGACATAAAAACACCAAAAATTGCAGCATATAATCTATCCATTTATACCCCCAAATAATGATTGTGTATCATCGTCTTCCGCATCATCATCTTTTTCCATTATACCTAGACCTCTAATATCATCTTCAAAATTATCAGTCATACATACTCTTTCAGTTGTTCCATCTACATTTATAATATTAGCACTAAAATTTTTATCAATAATTAGTTTTTTAAGACCGAAGGTAACCTTTGCAGTATTTCCATTTTTATAAAATATAATTGGTACCACTATTAGCTTCATAATTTGTTTATCTCGTTTAGTAAGATTATCCAATTCATCATTAACTGATAGAATTGTCGATTTACCATTAATATTAATATATTCTACAACCGCACCCGCAAGTTTATTGATATAAATCGAACCTTTATTTAAAGTCTTTTCTTCTATATCGTCAATATTTATATTTTGTAAAGAATGTGGAATACGTTTATTATCTCTTATATTGATATAAATATTTTCTAACAATTGATACAACAAAGGACTTGCTGCATTTGGTTTAATGTTCAGAAAATAAGGATCGCCCGATCTAATATCAATTTTTTTATTTTTATAAAATTTACCTTCCCCTTCAATTGAAATATATGTAGATGTCATTTTATTATTTAATGCATCTACAAGATTAATAACTATTGTAGAACATGTTGGATACTGTGATTGAATTAACATAACATTTTCAATACATTTTTCTGTACTTTTACTAATAGCTTTTAGATGTTCGACTACACCTAGACATGTATTTAATTTTTTTTCATCATTTTTATTATCTTGTTTAATATTAACCGACGTCTTATTAACAATAGACTTACGCATTATTATATTTAACTATGTTAAATATTTTTTCATTTATATTTATTTACAATCAATAACCTTTTTAATATACCCCCAATACAAAACTATTGTCCCAGGTACAAAAATAATTGCTGAAAGGTAATCTATAAGCATTAAAATTCTCCCAGCCAATGTTAGATTATAAAACATAAAATTTTTGTTAGATATTCTCTTATATAATATGAATGCACCACAAATAAACATTAAAATTGCTAATAGTGTAATTGAAATAATTTTTAAAATTTCTTTCCAAGTCTTATCCATTATTTAATAGTTATATAATATATGCACCTATTCTAGTTGTAAATGATGATTTTTGAAATGTATTTTTTTTACATACCCGTGTTCCATTTGAAACCTTTAATATTGGTACATCAAATGTTGATTCTAAAATTCTATATGTATATTTTCCTTTCCAAATTATGTTCTCTTTTATAAATGTTCCAGAGAATGTTATATTGTTCATAAATTGATCCTTTGCGATAATTAATACTGTTGATAATCGTTTATTATCTATATGTGTTATATAATCTATAGAATCCTTAGAATAGCATGTAATTTCTACATTTGATGGAAGGTCTATAATTGATATAAGCTTTTTGTTAACGAATGGAAGAATTGATATATTTGATTTTACTTTAATATCACCAAATTTGGATTTATCAAATATATATACTATTTCACAAATAGAATAAATATTTTTTTCTGGAAATTGTGCACCGTTAGATGTATCAAACAATTTTACTGATACCAAACGTGTTATTTCATCTACTATTAATGTAATTTCTTTAACCATAGGTTTTAAAACTTCGAGTACATAATTTAAATTATCACGTTTTGATATATATGATATACCACAATAAGAATTGTTATAAATTCCAAAGAATAAAACAAATAATATATATGTTGTATCAAATGGATAAAAAGATATTATAACAGATGGTACCGTATCAGGAGTTGGAAAACTATTAACATAACATTCTTTTGTAAAATCTATACTAGTATCATAAATATTTTTACCGTTTAAAAAATCACTTACTTTATGTTCTAAAGTAGTATTAGATATAGTAAATAATATTTTTATTATAAAATGTTTATCTTGTATACTACCATCATTATTTCCAACCAACCACCCTATTGGTAAAAAATATATATCTGTTATAAATGATATTTTTTTTAATATTGTTACTAGATCACTAATTATTTGTTTTTCGTATTTGAATGATTCCATTATCAATAAGGATTTTGAAACATCTTCCAATGTATTAGTATTTTTTCTAAATAAATTTTCATTAGAATAATAAAAATCTTCAAAATTGAATGAAATAATACATTCTTTTAATGTTATATCTTTATTTTTTTCTGATATTTTTTTACTTGGTTTATAAACACCTGATGCTGCATGTTTAATAAAATTATTCATTTTTATTGTTTATTATTTTATTTGCTTTAAAAACAATAGAATTACACAATGTTATTATTGCTTTCTTTGTCCATGATTCCATTTTTTGATATTCTTTAAGTGCAGGTGATGAAAGTTCTTCTGTTTCTATATTAATAGATCCTATATTAAATAAAATACTTTTAAAAAGCGTCATTTTTTTATCTGCTAAAAATTTAAAAAATGTATATATCTTTCTTATTGATTTAAAACCCTTTGGTGGTGTTTGTGAACAAATAATCATGAAAATACTTATAAACATTCCACATTCTGATTCCATAAGTTGGTTAACTTCAACATTAATAAATCCTTTATTGACACCAAAAAAATAATTTAAAAATCTAAATAGTATATCAACATCAGAATTACTATTTTCTAATATAGATGTATTACTATTATTTTTGTTAAATCCATCTGAGAAAGAATAAAAATAAAAATTATTATAATGATGAAACTCTTCTGGTATATTACCACCAGAATCATAAAATACAACAATGTGTTTTTCTTTATCAAAAATTAAACATTTCCAATGTGATATATAACAAAATCCAAACATTATATATCTTTTCTTTGAGTATTTTATTTTATCCCTAATGATGTAAGAAACTACATTTTTTTTTTATAAATGTATCAAATTTATCATATTCTGGAACATTATTCAGGAATCTAAGATCATATTGCCCTATATAATCAACATCAGAACCATAGGCAAATTGTGATACTAGTTTTTGAATACTTTTGTTACTCATCCATGCACTTCGTTCTGGTTCTATTTTTATTTTTACAACTTTATCATTCTCACCACTAAAGGCACCATTACGTGAAAGATCATCTATTTTTAAATCCATTTGTGAAAAATCAATAGCCTTAGAAACCTTTTCTTTTAATTCCGGTTTAAAAAAATATTCTATTGGTACAGATGTTGAAAAATTAAATATTTCATTGATTGTATATTTTTTTTTTTAGTCTAGATACTAGTTCCTTTTTTAATATCAATTCTGATTCTAGGGTACTTGTTTTTGGATTAATATTTGGTGGGATATCTATATAACCAGAATCTACCAATTCCAACAATATGGATATTGGTATACACGAAACACATCCAGCTGTTTTAGACTTATCAAACTTATCTACTACATATCCATTACAATTTGTTAAAAACTTTGACATGTCAATATTATAACATAATCCAGATTCTGAATATATATATGATAATAAATTTGTAAATCCCAATTCTGGTATTTTGTTTATAACTAAATCGGTATATCTATCCATTTAATACAAATGTATAATAAACTACCTAATATATTTTATTTCCCTAACTGTTATACTATATTTCCGTACAAATATGATCAATCAGAGTTTACTAAAATGTCTATAGAAGAAAAAGGAAGATTTGCGTTTGCAATATTCCCATTAATAAAACATAGGTGGAAAAACTCTTTTACCGTTATTGATAAAAATATATATAGATTAAACGTTGAATTAAAAGCAAAAGAATATAAACGTATAAAAGAACCAATAATAACGTCATTACCAAATAAAATAGATTTTAAAAATAATTTTTATGTAATAGATAATATAAAGATCAGTTTTGAATGTTATAGTTTTTTAAAATATTCATCATTTATAGATATTTCTTTATTTGATGAATATTTATTAAGAGGATTAGTAGATGGTGGAAATAAATTAAATATTTTTACAAATAATGTAGGGAATATAAAAAATACAATTGGTATATTTGGTAACAAAAAACATTTTTCAAAAATAACATTAAAATCTTTATATTCAGAAGCACAAAATGAAATTTTTAAAGCATGGATATCAAATAAACCATTTATTTTAACCGGTGGTACAGGTGTTGGAAAAACATCACAGGTACCAAAATTATTATTATGGTTTAATTATCTATTTGGTGGTTTCATTATTTCAAAAAATATAAATAATTTTAACTTTGATGAAAAACCTATAGTTTTATCATTGCCTAGAATAGCACTTGTAAAATTACACAGTAAAACATTGTTATCATCTATAGGATTTGATGAAATAAACGAATCTCCTATATCCTTAAAATTTAGTGCTATAGAAGACGAATTAATTAATCATAAACCAAAGAGTTATGGTATTGTTTTTTCAACCCATAAACTAACATTATCTAAACTTTTTGATTATAGTACAGTTATAATTGATGAAGTACATGAACATGATCAAACTGGTGATATTATTATTGCCGTTTCTAAAAAACATATTAATAAGTTACATTCATTATGTCTTATGACAGCAACATTGGAGGATGATAGGGAAAGAATAATTGAATTTTTTAAAGATCCAATATTTGTCCATATACCAGGTAATACTTTGTTCGAGATCGATGAGGTCTATATAAAAAATAAAACTGATTATAAAAATAAAATTAGATATATTGAAGAAGAAAAAAAGAATATACTATATGCCATTAATAGATATACACCTCCTAAAAAATCTTCAGGTATAATATTTGTTTCAACAATTTCACAATGTGAATCATATAAGAATTATTTGTCAAAATATTTACCATATGATTTATATATTATTCATGGAAAAATAAACAATATAGAACATATATTATCATCAATATATAGTTCAAATAATGTATCTATAATTGTTTCAACCCCATATCTTGAATCCAGTATAACTGTAAAAAATGTAAGTCATATTTATGATACTGGTAGGGTATATTTACCATCACCATATGGAGGTAGAGAAGTATTTATTTCAAAATCAATGAGAGAACAACGAAAAGGTAGAGTTGGAAGAGTAAAACCCGGAACATATATATATTTTTATAATTTATCTCTCCTAAGTTATATAAAACGTATAGATTCAGAATTTTTACATAATTACATTTTATATGGTAGATATTACGGATTAAATATACCAGAAGACTTATTTATAATACCAACCAATAAAAATATTATAAATAATGTCATCGAATATATTAATTCTTTTAACATATCTGATTCTAAATGGTTTAAGATATTATCATCATATTATATACATATATTAGAATATGCAAAAATATATGCAATTGGTGGAATTAAAGCAACATCATTAGATATATTTGAAAGAGAGAACATATTAAATGATGAAGCATTAAACTCTATAAAATCATTAAATATGAAAGCCAAAATTATAAGAAATAAAAAAAATAATGATAATACATATACAATTACATGTAAACTAATGTTTGGTATATATAGTGGAACTATATTCAATGTTATACACAAAACTCCTTTATTTGGATATATAACAATGATAACAGAAAGAACATTTATAATTGATTCTTAGTGTAATTTTATAACTATATCTTTTTTCATAGATGAATAATCCTCATTGTTTCCTATCTTTGATACAACTAAACAATGTGATTTAATAAAATCCAATTTTGATATATAACTGTATACATTATCCGGATATATTGTAAACATAAAAATATAATGAATTTTTTTATCCAATTTTGTATAATCTAAAGAATAAATTAATCCTTTTCTTTTTAGATCCCACATTATATTTGTAAGATTATCATCTAAATATTTTCCTTTAATGATACCTGCAACAAAACTAGAATGTGTTTGTATATCATATTTACATCTTTTACCAAAAACAATTTTATTTTTGAAATATTTACATGATCTTATTATTGCCTCTCTATTATTAATTATATCATCGATAGAATTTCCAGTAACAAAAAATGACAATATCATATATTGATATATCGGTGCTGGTTTAGATTTTGTATATTTAACAAAGGTATCCGATTCCAATATGGATAAAATATCATCTTGAGAAAATCTATGTTGAATTGAAATACCTTCACTATTTTTTAATATTGTATTATTAACAGATAGAGCAAATGAAACATAGTTTATAAGATCGCTATCTGAGTAAGTGATAAACAATTCATTTTTTGTTTCCTTTTTCATTAACTTAATAGGAATTAAATTATTTATATTGATATTTTGATGATTTATGTTGGAAGTACATACACTTTTATTATACATTGAATCAATTACTACAATCTTATGAAATTGTCTATCATTTTTATTATAAATAACATCACTAAAATTAGGATAAATAGAAATATATTTTCCCTGATAGATAGAATTATTAATCTCATTGTTAAAAGATTCAAGTATATTACTAAAATTAGTATTAATATATGTTATATAATCTAATATATCATTTCGTATTAGTGGAAAGCACAAATATAGATTCATTAGGTAATCATCTGAATATTTTAAATTTATTCCTTTATCAATATTAAAATTAATAACGGTTATACCCTTTAGAAAATTTTCATAATCGGTTTCGTTTACAAATGAAATACTTACATATAATTTATCGTTTACAGTTTCATAATCTATTAGATGATATAATTCATATAATGCCATTATTGTAAGAATATTATCAATTGTCATTTTGATGTTAACCATAACTGTATAAAACGGAGAGGGCATCATTACAATTTTTCCATTCATTGTAGAAATAACATTATAAGGTATTGTTAATGGACAAGAATCCAATGTTCCAAATGATGAACTTAATAATTCTAAAATATATGAATTAATTTTTTTTACAAATATAACAATATTTGGTCCAATTATTCTATGAATTCTATTATACAGCATTGTTGTTATATTACTAATATCATTCATCATAGTAATTCTACCACCATTATATAGATCTCCATTAGATAAATATGTTAATGTATCCAAACAGTGAAAGATTTCATTTCTAAAATAATATTCATTTTCTAATTCCTTTATATGATTAATTATTCTATCTGAATCAAATCTATCTTTTAGTTTACCTTTATAGAAAAACCATGAAATTAATGTTTTTATAGCATCTATATTATTTGATTTTCCAGGTATTGAATTGCACCAAAAACTCATATAACTTCTAGCAGTTGATGCATTAGCTAAAAATTTAGAAGGATCAAATTCTATTAATATATGCTCTAACAAATGTGCTATTCCAATTACTTCATTAATATCGTTTTCAAACCCAAATCCAGAAATTCCAACATATATATCCTTTTCCATATCATTATTGATAAAAATACGAACACCATTTGATAAAACTATCATTTACTAAGGAGTAAAATAGGTAACAGTGTTGCTATATCCTCATCATGCCTTAGATTAAATGTATATTTTTTATTATTACCATAAAGCAAGGTTACTGTTTCCAATAATGAATCATAGTACAAATTTATATTTTCATTAACAGGGTTTCCATTTGAAAATATAATAGAATTCATTGTTTTAGGTAATATATCATTTTGTTTTTTTATCTTTTCATTATATAAATTAATCTTATCAATTAATATATGTAACTTATTTGTTGGTTTATATAAAAAATAATATACAAACACAAAAAATATTATAAAAAATAATACAATTATTAAAGAAGATGCCATTTATAGACTTAATTTTGTTTAATATTTCTAATTTCTTACTAACTGAAAATGTTGACTCGATAAAAAACGCATTATCGATGTGTAGGTGTTATGGTATAGATATTGAAGAGTTTATGATTAAATATTTCAATAGAAGATATGCTAATAAAATAATAAACATATTAGATAATTACACTGATTCATTACCATTTATCAATATATCAATGCCCGAAAATTTATTAATTGAATTAATCAGATTACGGTTGATAAATTATTCAAAACATATAAAGCCATCTTATAAATTAACCCCCACAATGAATGGGATGGTAATCATAAAAGATAATTCTGTTTATATACATTCTGGAAATGATGAATTAATAGATTATATATTAAAAGAATATAATCCTAATATATATTCATATGTATTTTTAAAACCAGAGAAAATTAATGGTTCAAAAATAATACTATGTGGACATGATATGGTTACTTTCTTTTCATATACCGTTACAAATATTATTTCCAATAAAAAAACAGATATTATCGTTACGAATAATTGTATAAAAAATTTATCTGATCCGATAAATATATCTATTTTGATAAATTTATTTGATAATAGTAGTAATCAAATAAATAAAATACTAAGAAAAATATTTTATTCTTTGATCGTAACAGGTGGCCAAACACCATAAGGTGCATTTTCAATAACCTCCTTTAGTTCATTAATCTTTATAAATGATTTATCGATTACTGCTAGATTAAAGAATTTTGAAATATCAACATATGCCATTTTTTCTGTTTTTGTATCATATTTAAACAGTGCCAAAGCAGTATCACTAAGATATTTAAAATAATTATTAATGAATATAGCACCTTGATCTACATCAAATTCTTTAATTTGACCATTTTTTGAAAAAAATGATAATAAATTAATTCTTAATATATCATATTCATCTTCTAGATTTTTCATAATTTCACTAATATTTTCACATATTCCACATAGTGGTTTTCCAAATAAAATAAGTGTAATATTCTTCATTTATGGGTATCAAAAACTTAAAAATGCTACTGTTAGATATTGGTTCATTAAAGACTATATCGAATATAGATAATAAATATATTGAGGATATATTTATAGATACAATGAGCTTTTATATGACTTTAGCATATTCTTCTAATAATTTATATGAATTGAATGATATGTTCTTTTCATATATTAATCAATGGAATAAAAAAAAAATACTTCTGTAACACTATTTATAGATAGAGGATATATAAAAAAATAAGGAGTATCTTAGAGATAAAAGAAGAACAGCAGTTTTCAACACAAATAAAAAAAGATTAAACTGATAGAATAATATAACGAAAGAAATTAATAGTTTAGATATATCAAATATACTTTATGATGAAATAAAAACTAGTTTGGAATTCAAAATAATTAAATTAAATTTTCAAGTACATATTTCTAATTCTAATAATATTAAAGAATTACTTAATGATTCTATATCAAAATTACCAAATGATGTTAATATAATCTACTGCGATGGGTATGATGCGGAATTTGTTATGTGTAAAGAGGCTAAAAATATTGCTGATATAAAGAATAAATGGCCATGTTTAATAAGTACAGATCAAGATAGTTTATTATTTTCTTCTTGTGATGAGAATAAAAAATTTATACGGACTATGAAATCATTATATGTGTATATACCATGTTCTAAATCGAGATATTTATCTAAACTTGTAGCATTAGTTAATGGATGTGATTATTTTTTGGGTCTATCTGGTATGTGTATAACAAATAAATCATTACCAAATATTAAATTATTTGATGATTTTACACTAGAAAATATATTACAAAGTATCGTAACAAAAAATTATTTTAATAAAACAAAAAGAAATATTGATGTAAATAATATTATTCAATTTATAGATAGATATTCTGATTTAGACTATGATATATACGATATTGATATTCCAGAACAATGTTCTATTCAAGAATTCATTTTTTCATCCACATAATAAAATATGGAAAGAATTTAATAAATATTTGTTAAAAAAAGTCTCAATGTGCTCATCTCTAATATATTTGTTAGAGCCTAGAAAAACATTATCAGAGGATGATATAAAAACTTTATGTAATATCATTAAAAATGATAAAGATAAAAAAAACATTAATGTATAATATTCAATCAATAATTAATATATTTGGGTATGATTATAATAAAAATAAAGATATAAAATTTGGAATAGTAAATCTTAAAGATATTATGTTATGTTATAATGATATGTTTTATTTTAATAATGAAAACATAATTAAAAATTATAACAATAAAATAATAAATATTTCATAATAATGGTATATCAATTGGTTTGTTCAACCTGTGGTAAAGACATTTCCGAAGAAAGATACTTATTGGTAATAAAAGAAATGTTGTTAAAGGATGTTTTAAAAAAAGTAAATAATACATGTTGTCGTCTTAAATTATCTACACAAATAGAACCACAAAGAAATCTTACGGTACAACCATTATTAGATATTAACTAATATGGATCCATATACATTTATATCTAGATATGCACCTAGAGGATCAGTAATTTTTATAAACTATTTGTTTTCATTAACTGAATATTTTAATCCATCATATGATAAACATGTTGCAATATATTTGGGATACAAAGATACAGATGTTAATACAATTTTTAAATGTGAAAATGAAGATGAAAAATGGATTGTTGAATCTATATATGAAAGTGGTGTAACAGCAACTCCACTTTATACATTATTAAAAAATGCAAATAATGTTAAAGTTTATACTTTAGACGAATATAATAACGACCATGCATTAGCAAAAATGTCATTGGCTGCAGATGTTGCTATTACATTTATTGGTAAACCATATGGATTTGGGTCTAGTAATTTATATTGTTTTAAACTAGTTGCGGAATGTTATGATTCTGTTGGTATACAATTACCTACATATAATATATTAGGTAAACGTGTATATCTAAGCCAAAGTTTTATAGATAATATCCAATGGAAAAAAATTTATGATTCTGATATATGTTAATGTTTTGGTTGATTATTCGAATCAGGAATTGTTATCTTAAATGGTGAATTTATATTAAGGACAATTCCGGGTGCTTTTTTATCACAGTTTTTCTTTTTTATATTTGTTGCCATTACTCTCATAATATACAAATATTCTAAAATAGTAAATTTTTCAATATCTGTTGCAGTAAAAGGAATTCTATCTATTGGATTAATATCATGTTTTGTTATTGGGCTTTTTACAGAACCATCTAAAACATGACCTTTTGAAACCATTTCTGCATCATTCAATAATTTCAATGCTGTATTTTTTACATCACTGTTTTGTAAAATTTTTAGATTTTCGTTATTTTTAATTTCGTTTTCTATGATTTCTTCTATTTTTAAACCAGCTACATATTCAGCTACATTATTAGATGTATTAACACCTTTATTAGATAGAAATGTATACATATTATTAATAATATCTGATTTTATTGGCATATCCATCAATTTATTAATTTCGGTACTATATCGATCATCATTTGTGGACCCTGCCGTAAACAAATTTGTATTAAAAACTTTAGTATTTTCACCAATTAACATTGGAAAAATTTTATATTGTACTAAATTAATTAATCCATACTTCATTTCCAACAAATCTGATAATTCATATGACAATGTCTTTTGTGTATTGAATAAATAATTTTCTAGGGTCTCCACCATTTCTGCAGCATATAGTAGTTTATTAGATATAATCAATGTAATAAGTGTCGATAAGGTTGTGTTTATTGTTGGTGTGCATGTATTAAAAAATGATACAGAATGAGTGAATCTATATAAACTATTATATAGTCTATTAAACTCTCCAATGTTGCATACATAGATAGAATTATACTTTAGTCTATCTAGTACAGACAGAAGATGTTGAATATTTTTTATATTAATATCATGTTCACATTTTGTATAAATACTATTTATAATATTTTCTTTATATGATTGGTTTTTACAATAACATAATTGTTTCGCTTTTGAATCTAAATAATCCACATCGATACCTAACCCAGACACCACATTTCTTATAATTGATTTTGAAATTATAGGATAAATAACAGATTGTTTTTGGTCAATCATTTAACTTTAAATAATTTACAAAAAAATAAATGGGTCTCCGTATAAAAATAGATAAACTACGTCAAATAGTAGCATATTTTTCTGAGTTTAGTGAAGAGGTATCTATAAATGTAGACTCTTCTAATAAACGTATGTATATTTTTGCGGCATTGGGTGGCTCTGTTAATATATGGGCAATTATTCCACTTTCCGCATCTATTTTTTACGATGGTGATGATAATAAGGTATTTAATCTTCCAGTAACAAAAGTGAAATCTTGTTTATGTAGTTTTAATAATGATACTGTTATAGAAATCGAACCAGATATCAAAAATAATTTAGTTACATTATCAAGCCATCATATTGTAGGTATCGATTGTAATAAAAAACTAGTATCTATAAGAACTGATACAAAAATTTCATTAAAAATTGATCAACAAAAATCTTACATTTTTAACTTTAATAAGTATGAAGAAAAATGTTGCGGAAGAACAATTATTCATTTGGAATTACTACTTGGTTTTATTAAATGTATAAGTCAATATCAAGATCTTACAATTTATTTTAAAAATAATACAATGATTCTAAAAACACCAGGAAATTTAGATTCATTCTCTAGAGAGTATACAATGACAGAATGTTCCGAGGATCTTGAAAATTTTTCATTTAAAATGGCAATTTCATCATTAAACAAATTACGGGGTTTTAAAAAGAGAGTTGTTGTTTTTGAAACAAGAATCGTAATGGATAATGATGATAATGTTTTGGGAATTTTATTTAGTGATAGAGTATCATCGTTTCATATAAATATATTTATGTCATTTTTATAATTAATAAAAATGGGAACTACATATACTGTTCCGGATAGACTGAAACGCAATCCATTACCGCCTAAAAATACGGATGAAATGAAGTTAAATGCTGATAAAATGTATGAACTAATTTCTAGTTTAACACAAATAAGTGATGAATTATTTATTGGAAGAGTTTCAGATGATAAAAAAAAACAACTTATGAAAATATTTCCAGAGTTTGCATTATCTAATACCGGTCCTGGTATGCTTCACTCTATAACAAGATTGAAATATACAAATAATATGTTTCATTGTTGTAGAAATAACACTCTAAGAAGTTATTGGGTAGATAATTATAATAATATAACCAATGTATACAAACCTGGATATATATTAAATAGTTGTGATCCAGATATGCATAATACTAATTATTGCGATGAAGATCTTTTTAATTGGTGTAAGGATAGTAAATCTGATAAAAATCTTTGTAATAATTGGATGTATTCACTATTGAATAGAGAAACATCCGTTAATACATTAAATAAACTTGTTGATTTATGTTCAAAAAATGCAGCTACTCCATTATGTGAATCATTTATTAATTCATTGCGATCACATTCAACTGAAGTAGCTGATAATATTATTGATTATATTCTATATTTACAAACAGATGATTTTAAAAATAATAATATGAAATGTAGTTATCCATCAGAGGAAAAAATAGAAGAGTCTCTAAAGTATTCAGAAATTAGAGAATGTTGGGATCCAGAATGTGAAAATGCAAATATAAATTTTTTATTAAGTAAAAACTATAGAAACTTAGGAATGTGTACAATTGATAGATGCAATGTTAGTATTAATAAACTAAATATTGATAATGCGTCACGTTTACGAATGGGTTGTGTTAGAAAAGATAATATTATTACTAGGCCAGTTAATAAAGAAAAGATTATAAAACATAATATTGATAATTCATTTAATTTGCGATTACATGAAATAACACTGTTATCAATATTAATTATATGGCTATTAATTGTGGCTATTTAAATGGGTGCAGCAGCAAGTATTCAAACAACCGTTAATACTTTGAATGAAAAAATTAGTAGTACATTAGAACAAACAGCGGAAGCATCTGCTACGACAAAATGTGATGTTGATATAGGAAATATTATATTTAAACAAAACAGAGGTTGTAATGTAACTGTTAAAAATCTATGTTCATCAAATGCAACAGCACAATTAGATTCTGTAGTTAAAGCAGCTACAGAAACATATGAATCACTGACACCTGATCAAAAAGCTTATGTCCCTGGTCTTATGACAGCTGCGTTAAATATACAAACTAGTGTTAACACAGTAATTAAAGATTTTGAAAACCATGTTAAACAAAAATGTACATCTAAAGCAGTTACAGAAAATAAACTAAAGATTCAAAATATTTTAATTGATGATTGTGCAGGTACACCATCTGGTCCTACTAATTTGGAATTTATTAATACTGGTACAAGTCAGGGAATCTGTGCCATTAAAACATTGATGGATGTTACAACTAAAGCAACTAGTAAAATTGCACCATCTCAAAGTGCTGGATCTGGATTTCAATATTATATTATAGGTTTTGTTATCGTTATTTTGGCAATGCTTTTCTTATATTATGCTAAAAAAATGTTCTTTACATCAACGAATGATAAAATTAAAATAATTCTAGCAAATAAACCAGATGTACATTGGACGTCATATATCGATACTTTCTTTAGTAACCCAACAACAGTTGTTTAAAAAATGATTATATGTTTAAAATGGCATCTATATTAGTTTCTAAAGTATATAACATAAAAGATAATAATAAATTAAATGAAAAATTTATTGACTGTATCATTAACGAAATAGAAAATAATAATAATATACTGTATAAACATATTTTAAAATTATTAATCGATTTGATATTTTTTTTAATAATTATTTATATAACACTTATTAGATTGTTTAAACGTAATTATAAAATAATCTTATTGTTTTTTATAATAACAATATTATATATTATGTTCAAATTATTATGGATGATGTAGGTGTTCGTAAAATATATTCACTAGATATAAAAACATCATAAATATTAAAATCATCAATTTCTAATATATTACCTCCATCTGTAGAAAATATAACTCTAACATTATCACTTATTGATACATTTGTTAATGTAATACCAGATACATACATGTCATCTCGTGCCACGATTACAACCGTACCGGGTTCAGTAAAACGATTTATATTATGTGTTACAACTGATCTTTTTCGTATCTTAAACAAATCTGTTCCATCTCTTGCTAATAAATCCATATGATTTTTAATCAACCACTCAAAGAAATAATTAGACATATAATAACTTTTTCTAGATGCTGTTTCAAAACATTGTAAAAAACTTAAGTAACAAGATTGAGGCAATTTAACTTTGTATGGACGTGTAGATAAAGATAATAAAACTAATTTATCTGTACAAACATCAAAGAAAATTTGATTTACTGAAATATGAAATGTTGTTTTTGGAATATTTACTATATCAAACTCAAAATTATCTACATAAATTTCATTCTTGTACATAGAGTACATTATAACAAGTACCTGGAATAATATAGATTCCGGTAATGGATATTGTGGAGATAGTTTTTCAACCGTTGTGTTCTTGAATTGTTCAAAATATAATATTTTACCACCGGATATAGTTTTAACACCTCTAACAAGTGGAAAACCAATAGATTTTTTTGATTTTACTAATGATGATAATTCTATCCAACATTGTGTTTCTTCTGTACATCCTTGTTTAACAATACAATTAACTCTAATAGCATTACACTCAAGATCTAATGTTTCACGTTCGTGGATATTTAATCTATTAGTTATAAAATCATCTACGTGACAAAAAACGTATTTATTTTCATTAGATTCTTTTTTGGCACCCTTATCATCTTTTTTATTATCATAATGTTTATTAGCATATCTATTAATACGATCATTCATTTATCATAAAAAAAACTTCTCTAAATGAGTCTAATTCTTGAAAACCTCTTTGACGATGATGTGCTATTTTATGCTGGATCTATTAAAGATATGACAGATAATGATATTGAGAATATGTTGGCGGGTGCAAAGATAAAATATCCTAGATCATTTTTGTCTATTTTTAATATTATACCAAGAAATGTTACTAAATATGAATTGGAACTTGTTCAAAATGATAATATTACAGGTGCAGTTTTCACAACCGCGTTTAATATCAAGAAAAATTTAGGAATAACTGATGATAAACTAACTATCGAGGCCATTGAAAATTATTATTTAGATCCTAATAATGATGTTCTTACTCTAATGACAAATAATACAACATTGGATGGGATTACGCCTAGGAAAAAATCTAGAATAAACAAAAACCCTGTATTGTTTAGACAAGGTTCTGTTCCACTATTTTTTATTTTTGAATCTAGAAAAAGGGTTGATATTTATAGAGAAAATATGAATAAACAAAATGATAATTCTTATGTTCAAATTGATGATAATATTGCATTGATAAGTAAATATTCCAATATGTATCTATTGGATGTTCATTCACCATCCGCATCTATGAAACTAAATGCAGTTTATGGATTTACACATAAAAATGAATTAAAGAAATTGAGTACTAATAAAGAAATTGATGATTATAGTAAAAGGACATTGCAGGAACCGGTTAGATTGAATGATTTTACTGGACTTTTTGATTGTATTAAAAAAAATATTCCATTGACCAGTATTCCTATTGTAGAATAATATATTCACTAGGATAAATGGAGAATAGAAATAATTTTTATTTTACTCCTGTTTTTTTAGAACCTACAATAAAACATTCATTATTGAATATATATAAACACACATTTATAATCGTATTTGAAATTTTTACAATTTTACTTTTAATATTTATATTTTTTAAATCAGAAATAAAAATGCTATTTTTGAAAGATGATAAAAATGATACTATTTTTAATACATTAATGAAAACTAGTCTTTCATGTAATGGTAATAATTTAGTAATTTCTGGTTTACCAAACAAAAGTAATGTTAATGCATTATATATTGATAATAAAAAACCCATCATATATGATAAATGTAATGAAGTTTTAATGTCAATAAATGGATCACATAAAATACATCTTAACGATATTCTTAGAAAATGATGATTCATTTGTTAAATATTTATCAGAACAAGATGATGAAACTACTATTTCTGATATTGAAAATGTTACAAGTTATTTAAACTTCTTGTTAATGTTATTGATACAATCAAAAGATAAATTAGAATCAATTGGATATTATTATGAACCACTATCAGAAAAATTTAATACATTAGTAGATTTTAGTAACATGAAGACTTTTCGTACAATTTATAATAGAATTCCAGTAAGTGTTTCAAAATCATCTATAGATATCAATAAAGGAAAATTATCAGATTTTGTAACTACTTTAATTAGACTAAAAAAGGATTATAATGTACATATTCCTGATTCAACAACATATATAGATCCTAGAAAAGATATAAGATTTAATAATATACTATCTATACTTAATAAAAATGAATAAATAAATTTTAATTTAAAATATGGAAGGTTATATAAAGTTAATTTTGGGTCCTATGTTTTCTGGAAAAACAACAGAATTAGTTAGAATAGTTAAACGATATAAAATAGCAAACTATAATTGTTGTGTAATAAAATATTATAATGATAATAGATATTGTGAAGGAAATATAGTTAAAACACACGATGGAAATTACATTAATTCAATATCCACATTAACCCTCAATGATATTATTTATGAAATGAATAACGTTGATGTTATTGGAATTGATGAAGGGCAATTTTTTACTGATATAGTTGAATTTTCTGAAAATATGGCCAATAAAGGAAAAATTGTAATTGTTTCAGCGTTAGATGCGACATATAAAAGAGAACCATTTGGTAATATCCTAAATCTAGTTCCATTAGCTGAAAAAGTAATAAAATTAAATGCTATATGTAAAATATGTTTCAAAGATGCTGCATTTACTAAAAGATTATGCAAAAGTACTGAAATCGAATTAATTGGTGGAGAGGACAAATATAGTTCCGTGTGTAGAAAGTGTTATTTTACATATAAATAAAATTGAATATTAAATGTTTTTTTGTTGAGGTAGTTGTTTTATCTACTAGATAAAATGGGGATCACACACAAATTTGATATCTTCATTCTAAGTGATGATATCTCGATTAACAACGCAGAATTACTAAAGGGAGATAGTTATGGATGCTCTATACAATTTAAAACAAATCAAAGAAAAAAAATCGATATTGCATATGTTATTCATCCTGATTGGTCTGAAACAAGGATTAAAGATATTAAGGCAAAATTAAACGGTGAGACAATTGATACTATTCCTGTATCAAAAACTTTGTATAAAATTGTGCACAAATGTTCATTTTCAATTACAGAAAATTCTATACTTGAACTATTTAGTGATACAAATAAAGAAATGACTGATAAATATCCATTTGTAAGTATTAATCTAAATAAAAAGAAATATAAAATTGTTAAAACTGGTTATACTTATGTTTATGTAAATTCCCCTATTGATAGTGGTGACAAATTACTATTTTGTGATGAAGAATACTCAGAGTATGAATCCGAAAGTGATGATGATTATTAATGTATTTTTTTATTGGTTAAAACCTAACAATAAATAATTGAATATATACATAAATTTTATCAAAATATTATTTAAAAATGGAGCCAGTATCAATGGAAAAACCATGGATATACTTTGATGATATTGATGGTGAATTAGATTATGATCCAAGTAGTTCCACAGAACCAATAAAAAAAATACCATATCAAGGGCAACTAAAATTGCTACTTGGTGAATTATTTTTTTTAACAAAATTACAAAAACATGGAATTTTAGATGGGTCTACAGTTGTATACATTGGTTCAGCCCCAGGAATTCATATTAAATATCTACGGGATCATTTTTTATCTATGGGTGTTATTATAAAATGGCTATTAATTGATGGAAGACAACACGATTCTAATTTAGAAGGATTACGTGACGTGACTGTAATAACTAAGTTTGTTGATGAAACATATATAAGAAAGTTACAAAAAAAATTATACCCATCAAAAATAATTCTAATCTCTGATATAAGGTCAATTAGGGGAGGTAATGAACCAAATACATATGATTTATTAAACAATTATGTTTTACAAAACATTATGGTAAGTATTTTAAAACCAGCAGCATCTAGTCTAAAATGGAGATGTCCATTTCCTGATCAATGGGTAAAAGACTTTTATATACCATATGGTACAGAAATGTTACAACCATTTGCTCCTAAATATTCTGCAGAAATGAGATTAATAACCATTTACAATAATGATCCTATAAAACTTAGATTGATTACAAAAAATGATTCTATAAAATATGAAAAAAAGATGTATTATTTTAATAAGATAGTAAGAAATAGAATTGTTATAAACTTTGATTATTGCAATCAAGAATATGATTTTTACCACATGTATTATATGTTAAAAACTGTATATACTAATAAAGTTTTTTCAGATATAAAATCAAAGGTATTATATTTACACCAATCTATTTTTAAGTTTCTTAAAATTCCCATATCTAGTACTGAAAAGATTCATTATGAACCAACACAATGTAAAGTATCTGGCAAAAATATTATGTCTAAAAACAGAAGTATTGAGAAATCCATACGCTATAATAAGTAGAGATATTTTGTTTAAGTATGATTATAATATAGTATATGGTGATTTAGTTACAGTTATAACAGTATCTCATAAAATAGAATCATATAAAATAGTATTTCAAGTTTTTAATGAATCATCTATAGTTTATAATCCTCTAGAGAATGATTATGGATCTCCAATAATAATTACATCATTTAATCAACCTGGTCATAATAAAATACCAATAAACTTTCTATATATAGATGTAGTAGCATCTGATCTATTTCCTAAATTCGTAAGATTGACACCAGATGAAATTTCAGTAGTTAATAGTGTATTAGCCATAGGTGATGGTAAAGAAAATTTAAAACTACCAAAAATGTTAGAAACAGAATTATCTGCAAAAATCTTATATCATAAAGATATACCATTAAAAATTATAAGATTTTTTAATGGAAATATAGTAACGGGTGTAGAAATATCCGATAGATCTATTATTTCTGTTCATAATTAAATCATAATAAACAACAGACATACTAGTGCTATAAGTAGTAATGGGAAGAATCTTGGACTAATAATTGGGATATCTATATCCTGATTAAGATATTTCATACGAAATATATCATTATTAAAAAAAGATATTCCCCCACATACATTTTTTACATTTATTTCACCACCGGTAACATTAACATTACCTAATGATATTGTACAATCAGAAACATTACAACGATCTATATTTTTTTTTAATGATTTTACAATTAATGCATTCTTTAATTTACATGGTTCATACCAACAATAATAAGGCAATCTAAGCTCCTCTCCTATTTTTATAATACTATTATCCGGGTTCATACATTTACATCTTATGTCATTGTTGTTATTATTACAAAAATTATATATATAATCATCCGTAAATTCATTAGACATATTAGTAAAAAATATATTTTTAATTATATAATATAAAAGGGAAAAAAATATTATGATACTTTATATATTTAAGTAAAAAAAACAAATAACTAACAAATGGCTGTAATAGCTAAAGTAAGTTATAGTTTATATAACCAAGAAGAAATAAATGCCACGGATATATTAATAAATCATAATAAAAATGATGACGACATTGGAACTGTTAAAGATGGAAGGTTAGGAGCTACAGATGGTTCATTATGTAAAACATGTGAGAAAACAGAACTTAAATGTTTTGGGCATTGGGGAAAGGTTAGATTATATGAAACACATGTATTAAAACCGGAATATATTGGTGAAGTAACAAGAATTTTAAACCATATATGTATTCGATGTGGTTTTTTAAGATCTAGAGAGGTATATACAGAGGATTTATCCAAACTATCATCTTATGAGCTTAAGAAACTAAAAGAAAAACTTTTATCAAAAAAGAAATCTTGTTGGAATAGTAAATGTATGCAACCGTACCATAAAATAACATTTTCAAAGAAGAAGGTATGTTTTGTAAACAAATCAGATGATGTACAAGTTCCAAATGCTTTAATTTATCAAAAAATAACATCAATTTATAGAAAATTTTGGCCACTTCTGGAAATATATCAAAAACCGGAAAATCTTTTTTACAAAAATTTTTTTCCGATTCCGCCTCTTATCATAAGGCCCGCCATTAGTTTTTGGATTGATAGTATTCCTAAAGAAACAAATGAAATAACATATTCTTTGGGAATGATTGTAAAATATTGTAATATCAATGCAGATGAACAGGTTATACAGAAAGCTATTATTGAATATGAGGATAATAAAATTATATCTAATAATACAACAAGTATAAACTTATCATATATAACATCTGGTAAAAATAATATGATAAGAAGTTACATAGTTGCTAGAAGAAAGGATCAAACAGCTAGGTCAGTAATTGGTCCTGATACAAATCTTACAATTAACGATGTCGGGATTCCAGGATATATTCGAAATACATTAACGGAAAAAATTTTCATTAATGCATTTACAATTGAAGAAGTTAAAAAATTATTTACAGAAAACAAAATTAAGTTTTATTTTAATAAACGGTTAAATCAATTAACTAGAATTAAACAAGGTAAGTTTATAAAAAATAAAATACATATGTTGGTCGGAGACTGGGTAGAGGTTGCATTAAAGGAAAATACTAGTATAATCTTTGGCAGACAACCATCACTTCATAGATATAATGTTATTGCATCAACTATTAAGTATACGGATGGTGACACGATAAAAATACCACCAGGTATAGCAAATTCACAAAATGCAGACTTTGATGGAGATGAAGAATGGGATATTATAGAACAAAATCCTAAATCTGTAATTGAACAGAGTATTCTAATGTATCCAACAACACTATTAAAACATGATATTCATGGTGCTCCAGTATATGGTTCTATTCAAGATGAAATTGTTGCAGCCTATTCACTATATAGAATGATCGATTTATCTTTGGATGAGGTAATGAATCTTCTTGGCAAATATGGATTAGATTTCTTATCTAAAAATAATAATAAAAAAACATATACTGGTAAAGATATTTATGAATATTTAATTGGTGAACCTGTAAATTATGGTAATATATTGAGAAATGGTAAACTTATAACAGATAGTGTTGGAAGTGATCTTGTTGTCGCAATGAGACAAATGTCATTAGCTGGTCTAATATCAGATTATAAATCTAATGTAGAGGGTGTTGATTTTATTATAAAATCATCATATGTATTTAAAAGATTCTTGACAATATATGGATTTTGTGTAACATTTAAAGAGTTAAGACCTAGTCCAGAATTCACAAATAGATTAGATGCACTTAATGCTGAGAAAATAGAATTGATTAAAGATGCTTATAATAGATATCTTAAGGATGTTGATTCTGGTAAAATCTTACCACTATCCAAAAATATGGAAATAGATGCAATCGATTCAATGCTTTCTAATCTTACAAATCTTAATATAAAAGAGATAGAAAATTACATGATAGAAACATTACAATCAAATCCTGAAAATAATTTACTAAAGATGGCAAGAGCTGGTTATAAAGTAAACCCTACTGAACTAATGTATATTTTAGGAACTTATGGTCAACAAAGAATAGAAGGAGATTTGCCAGAAACTAAAATTATGGGCCGTATTCTACCATATTATTTACCTGATACAAAGGATCCAGAAGGACGTGGATACATATTGAATTCATTAGCTAAAGGTTTAACAGGATCACAATATTACTTTTCTATGTTGGTAGCTAGGTCACAATCCACAGATATTGTTTGTGAAACATCTAGAACAGGAACATTAGCTCGTAAGATTATTAAAAAAATGGAAGATGTTGTAGTTGATGGATATGGACAAATAGTTTATAATAATATTCTAATAAAATATGCAGCTAATTATACAAAAATTGCAGCATCTGACTGTAAAACCGTTGAATTAATATATCCCGATGAATCAATGGTATGGTTTTTAGAAATAAGTGCTATATGGGAACGCATTAAAAATGGTTTCATATATTCACAAAAACAAAAAGTTTCTAAGAAAACACTAGCTCCATTTAATTTTTTGGTATTTATTGAACCAGTTAAGAGTAATGAAACAATTATTAATACAAAGGAACTATATGACATGATTCAAAATGTAATAGAACATGTTAAAGAAAATTATTACTTTACTATATCAAATATTGATTTTATTGAATACATTTTCTTAACTCATTTAAACCCATCAAGAGTAAAAATATCAAAGGATACTGCTATAAATATTTTTAAAAATTTTTACAATAAGTTAAATTATAGTTTAGGTGGGGGTACTCCAATAGGTATTATTTCAGCACAGGTTCTGTCTGAAAAATTTACACAACAGGCATTATCTAGCTTTCACACTACAGAAAAGAGTGGTGCTGTAAAACATAAGCTAGGTTTTAATGAATTTAATAATTTAACTAATTTAAGTAAAAGTAGAACAGAAATTATTACATTAATTTCTGAGGATATCGATAAACTACAAAATATTAAAATAAACTTTGAATTTGTTTGTTTGGGTGAATTAAATCCAACTATATCAGTAAAAGAAATTGACAATACGTATTTTATTTATATAGATATAAACAGATTATTTATCAAACGCGCAGATATCACAGAGTTAATTGTTGAATATATTATAGAACGATTTGTATCATTTAGTGTACTTATAAAAGAATGGGGGTTAGATACAACTTTATTGGATGCGAATAATATAAGAATCACAATTGCAGCTATATTTGTAGAACCACAAAAATTATCATTAAACAAATTTATGATGATTTTAACTGGTGCAGCAAATAAAGGTAAAATAAGTAAATATAAGATTCCTATTAATGAATCAACATATTATGACAACTTTAATAAACATAAAAAGGTATATAAAATTACCATTGAGTTACTTAACTTGAAAGAGTTGGGATCATTTGATTTAGAAAATGTAAATGTTTATCCTGGTGTGTGGAACACATTTGATATATTTGGTATAGAGACAACAAGGTCATATCTATGTGAGGCATTATTAAATACATATGGTGAAGGATTTGATTATTTGTATCAGCCATGTGATCTATTATCTAGTATACTATGTATGAATTATGAGCCTGAATCCGTTAATAGATTTAAGTTTGGATCTATTAGTGCATTAAAACGTGCAACCTTCGGAGATAATAAATCATTACTTACTGCGGCTCTTCATAACAAAACAGAATATGTAAATGATAATAGTAGTTGTCATTTCTTCAGTAAAGTACCAAAGATTGGAACTGGATATTATAAATATTTTATAAATTTAGAAATGTTAACCCGACTAGAAAGAAAAATTTCTGTTAAACTATCTGAAAAAATGATTGATGATGTTATAAATATAACAGAAGACTTTTAAGTATCTACAATATACTTATTTATAATTTGTTTTCTAAACGATACATTTTCTAGAAACGCGCCACGTTTCTCTCGCATCGCGTGATAAATATATAAAAAGTACATAAATGCTGGTATATCTTTACTTCTTCTAGACATTAAATATGCCATAATAATAGCCCCACTTCTATTAACACCAGCTATACAATGTACTAAAATAGGATAATGTTCTGTTTCACACTTTGTTAGTAGGTTAGTTGTATAATCAAAATATTTACTTAAATCGGTACATTCATCGTCTATCAAAGGCAAATGAATAATATTTATTGGTGAATTTACAATTTTATATTTTTCAGGTGTTAAATTTAGAATATATTTAAATTTTACATCAGAATATGGAGCATTAATAGCATCATTGTAGTTTCCTAAATAAACATATTCCGTTACTCTCATCATTTTAGTAGGTGCTTTTGCCTTTTCCAAATAACCAGTTGATTTCAATAATACGTTTTCGTATAAACTTTTTTTTATCCATTTATATTGCTACAAATGGATAAAACAACATTAAATGTTAATGGTGTAGAATTAGAGTATTTTAGAGAAAAGGAAAAAAAATCTATTCATGTTGCAAGAAAATCAACATTATGTTTTTTTGTTTTAATTTTTACAATTAGTATATTACTATTATGGTTTCAAATATCCGATAATTCAATATTTAGTGAATTATTGAGATATACGAGGATAAAAAACTCAGTAAAGGGTTGGCGTCCATTGGTTGAATCTAAAAGTATTCTAGAATCAGATAGAGGAAGATTGATGGCATCTGGCAGAGATTACATTTTTGACTTTAATTGTGTGGATTATGGTGAGTATTTTATACCTGTAAGACTTGATAAAAAAACTTATTTACCACAGGCAATTCGTAGGGGAGTTGGGGATGGTTGGGTTATAAGAAAGGCAAATAAGGTTGATTTATCAGCACATCAATTTTGTGAACATTTAATAAACACACACAGTGATAATGTTATTACGTGTGGTAATGATATGATGGATAAAGTAGGTTATAGTGGTTATTTTGCAGGACCTCATTGGTGTTCTGATTTTTATAGTTATTTGAATTAATTATAAACGACATATGTATACAATACTCCTGCGATAAACCATAATAGATTTGAGTTAACATTAAATACCATTAAAATAATTATAAATAGAATTATACAAACTCCCAACATAGTAATATCAAATAAACCAAAAAATGAAATCAATGGATTTGTCATAATATAGGAAAGGTGTGGAAATCTATTAGATACCCATAGACCTAATCTATTCCAAATACTAGATTTCATATTATCAATTCTTTTGTGTGATAATAATTTCTTATCAGTTTCAACATATTTATATGCTTCATTCAATACCTGTCTATTGATATTTAGATCCTTTTCTAGTCTCGTCATTTCAAAATTTAAACTTGTTGATATACCACCCATATTAAGAATAGATGTAATCAATTCTTTCATTTTAGAAATTCTTATAATATACGCTGAAAGACTAAAATCATAACCACCTGTATAAGTATACATCGTGTTCTTACTATCTTGTGTAAGTAACAGTGATCTACTATTGCCATTGTATAGAGTTTCTTTAAGTTGTAAAAAATCTATATTCTTTTTATACATCGCGGTAATAACTTCTGTAAGAAATTTACCATCGAATAGAGTATTTTCATCTTCAAAAACAACAATAAATTTATTTTCCTGATCTGTTATATTAACTTTCTTATATGCCTCCCACAAACTGAAATGATTGGCCATTGACTTTTTCGATTCAGATGTACATAGAACATTGCAAATACCTGTAAAATATTCTTTAAAATTATCAACATTGCTTTTCTCTACTTTTTTCCATAAATAATATCTATACAGTAATGTTGGAATCTTATCATGGTTATTCACTCCAGGAGTTTTATCATCCAATACAGCTTGCAACTCTACAGATTTAGTCTTGGCGTCTGGAATGTTAGGAAATACATCCTCAGGCCGTCTATTAACTATTGGAATTATAAAGACAGGAACTGTTTCTTGTTCTTCCACTTTTGGTTTTGCAGCCATTTAATTATTAAAATTATATGTTGATAACTGTTTTATTCTAGTTATATTTTTATCTATCCATATGGATACATCATCTACATATGTAGATAAAAATCTATAAAATGAATATTCTAACTCGTCTCTATTTAACGAATCATTAAAATATACAAAAACATCACTATCTGGTAATAAATCATATCTTAATATATTATAACAATTAATTTTATTTTGTAAGTGATTATTATCGATTAATGTTTCATCGAATGGAAATGGATCACCAAATCTAAATACATACAATGATTGTAATGAATAATAGTATTTTAATACATTATTAACAAAAAGATTATTTAAAGAAATAATTTATTTTTTTTCTCTCAATTTCTATTTTTAAATGAGTTGGAAATATAACCAATTTTGCAACATTTGTATTATTATATCTAATAAGAACCCTTAAATCATTATGTGTTGTTAAATCTTTAAAATTTTTAAATGATATATCATCATATTCAACAATATTAATAGGTTTTGATATTTTATTATAATATGATTTATTATTATAATAATCCATCATTTTAACAATTAATGTATAATTAGTGAAAAATTTTATCGAGGAAAGTGGTTTCTCTCCCATATATACCTCAACGTCATAATCCTGTACCGTTTTTGATCTTTCTATTGATAATAATTTTTTTAGTTCTGTGACAATTCTCTGTAAATGAATATTTAATTCCTCTGGCATAATTGATGTATATACATCTGTTAATAGAATTATTGTGTCTAGATCACCTTTTTCACATATTTTTGTTTTTAATAAGAAATCATATATAATTAATGACAATACATATTTTATAGAAGTTTCATCTACTTGTTTCTTTTTTGATTTCATATAAGATATAATAAAGTCAGCACTACTATTTAATATAATAACAAGTACAACTATATAATTCAAATTAAGAACTTTTGATTGATGAAACAATTCACTTGATGAAACATGTGTATCAAAAAGATTAGCGGATAATCTTAAAAAGAATATACCTTTTTTAATTTCATTAGAAAACTTTTTTTCATAACTTTGTCTCCTAGAATTTATTTCTATTAAAAAATTTAATATAATTCTATTTATATTATATTTCATAACCCATGTTTGTGATTTCATTATGTTATCAAATGACATTATAATATTAAAAATAAATCTTTGACTGTGTATAAAGTAACTATATGGTTCACTTAAAAATATGGATTTATTGTAAGTTGATACAATTATATTGTCTTTTATAACATCCGCTGCATCTAAATTAAATATTGGTATGTTTATGCCACATATTTTACAATAGGCTACTCCATCTTCATAATATATGAATTCTGATGCAAAATTATTAACTTTATTAAAGTATTCTAGATCAATCTTTAATACATCAATAAGTTTTATTTGGTGTTCACATGGTGGTTGTTCAATTTTTAATTCATAGGTTAATGTCTTTGGTTCATCTATTTCTATTATTTTTTTTATCGACAACGTCTCTAAATACTACTTTATCATCATCTATTAATATTGGAAAAAGATCTCGTAAATATTGATTGGATAAAAATATATAACTGTATAAATGTTTGTTTCTTAATAGTGGGATAATTATTTTACCCCATTCTAACAAACTATTGTTATTATCATCAGAAAATGTATTTTTATACTTTTTACCTGTTTCTTCTAAATATACATATTTTACATCTAAAAAGTCTTTAATTACTATCGGAATAGATAAACCATCTACCTTATATATGTAAATGTATCTCATATTTAGTTTTCTTCTAGAAATTGGTATTCCAATATGTCTACATAAATAAGCAAAATCTAAATATTTTTTTGAAAATCTTAATTGATCTATATTTTTAGATACATACGTAATCATATCCTTCATATTAAATGGTATTTCCCTAACTTCTGGATCTGAATCTGTATTAAAATCAGAAATAAGATCACTAGATCTATAATTTATATTGATATCACTACTTATATCGTCGTTAACTAAAACATTTACTCTTCGTTGCCTAATAAACATATCTAAAGTATTAAAAAACAAATTATATAAGTTAAACGTCATTTCATCATTTTTATTAGTATATTCGGTTATCGATAGGGATGAAATATCTTCCTTAATATTTTGTTCAAATTTATATCCAATATAAGAAAATATAGATATAAGTGTTTGATCATCTACATCTATATTTTGTTCTATTGTAATATATAATAGTCTAATATCCTCTTCTGTTATACTAGAAACATTATATAAATTAATAATAAATATATTTTTATTTTTATCTATAAAATCAGAATATGATTTAGGTCCAGTATTTGGGTCATTAATATATGCCTTTATTTTTGGTATAATTTCGATTAGAACTGTTTCTTTCGATTCCATTTAATGTTATAAACAAGCTAAAAAAAATTAATACAAATATTTATTTATTTGTGAATATAAAATGAAACAATAATTATTATTTTTGTATATATTAGTATCACAAGTATTATTGTAGGTTTTATATAATCTTATAGACTATATTATTAAATAATAAATTAAAAATTAAAATTTAAAAAGGTAAAAGTGAAATTATATTTGTATATTTTTAAAATTTAATAAAATATAACAACAGATTATATAATAAATAAATTGAAATTGTATAAATGTATTTTTATTTTATTTTTTAGAAAACAAAAATACAACACTTCTAAAAAAAATATAAATAAATAATTATGGCGTGGTCTATGAATCTTGGTAATAATGGCGATAGTTATAAAACACTTGAAGAGATTAGAGCTCATCTAAAGTCAAGTGCAGAAGATTCTAATGATAAAAATGAAGATATTTTTCCAGAAGATATTGTAATTCCTCCAAAAAGTGGCACACGACCAAAAAAAAACTGTTGCGAAAAAAACATCACGTGTTTCTAAAAAAGATATTCAAGTTGATCCTACAGATGTAGAAGAAAACGATATTTTTAATGAAGACGATAACGATAATGATAATGATGATAATGATAATGATGAGTCAAATATTATTAATGGTGCAAAACCTAAAAAAACACTTAAACGAACAAATAAAAAAAAATATTCCTGATGAAGATACAGATGATGACAAAGAAAAAAATAATACCGATGATGAAATTAAGCTAGTAATCGATAGTATTACTGACGGACTTAAACTTATTAATAAAAAAGTTCAATCTGTAGCAGTTGTTCTTAACGAAATTCAAATTGCATCTATTAGTAGAAACTTTTCATCACTTAGTAAAAGTGTTAATGAACTAAAAATTCTTGTTGATGGTGGAAAAGATATTGTATCCAGTACTAAAAAAAGAGTAATTAAAAAAAAAGTAAATGTTTTGATTTTTAATGATTAAATGCGTAGGTTATATTATAATCTTGGTAAACTTTATTTAGATAAAGAGTTAACAATACACGCAAAAGGTGATAATCCAGCATATGAAATATTAGAGCATATTAAAATACCAACACATCTTACGGATGTAATAATATATGAACAAACTTATGAACAGTCTTTGAGTGGTTTAATTTTTGTAGGTAAAGATTCTAAGGGCCGCACACAATATTTTTATGGAAAACTTCATGTAAAAAAAAGAAATTCTAATAGAAATAATATATTTATACGTGTTTATCGTGTTATAAACAAAATCAATGATTTTATAGATAAAAATATATCATTAAAAAAGAAATCAGATGATGTATCATTTCAATTAGCTGTTTTTATGTTAATGGAAACAAGTTTTTTTATTAGAATGGGAAAACTTAAATATTTAAAAGAAAACGAAACAGTAGGATTACTAACATTAAAAAATAAACATATATTTTTAGATAATAAAAAAATATTTATAAGATTTATTGGAAAGGATAAAGTTAAGCATGAATTTATTGTGCACAAATCAAATAGATTATATAACTGTATTATTAAATTATATAATTGTGAAAACCAAGATTTGTTTCTATTTAATAAGTTAAGTGAAAGAAGAATATATGATTTAATGAAAAATTTTAATATACGACTAAAGGATTTAAGAACATATGGTGTTAATTATATATTTTTATATAACTTTTGGAATAATATAAAATCACTTAAACCAGTACCAACAATTAAAAAATTAATAACTATTTCGATAAAAGAAACTGCAGAAATAGTTGGTCATAGCCCTGCAATATCTAGAAATGCATATATGGCAAATACGGTGTTGGATTTTTTGATTCAGGATTCTGAAATTATTACTAATATAAAAGAAGTTTCATTTAATGAATTTGTTAATATAATAATAGATTATATTGAAAATATGTAACTTGTATTAATAGATTATAAATGGATTCAAGGTTTAAAACCCTTTCGCTGACTTTTTTTTCTGGTGATCTAACAACTGTGGATATAATGGCATTGAACATACATCTATTTAAAAAATATCCTAACGATATTATTTTTTCAACTGATAAGGAAACAAATAAATTTATCTTTGATTTTATTTACGAAAAATTTAGAGCTTCGGATTATCTTAACATTGATATAGATGATATAACATTGGATGATTGTAGTAAATATGCATCTAACATAGCTACCGAATATACATCATATAATATAATTAAGGATAATGTAGATAATTATATAAGTTCATCTAATGTGTTAAAAAGATTTATTAAATCTTATAAGACAAACAATAATAAATTCAATAAAAAAATTAATACAGCTAATAAAATTTTGTCAATTTCTAAGCGTAAAGGTATTGATTATCAATATATAAAAGATACATGTATGTGACTTAAATGAAAAAAAACATTAATTTAATTTAAATAAATAACATAATGGAAGATAATAATATATTTACCAATTCAGTTGAAGGTTATATAAATGAACTAATAAAAATATACAAAGGTATTAAGCCACAATTACCAATAGATGATATATATGATGAAGTAGAAGCAATAATTATAAACCCACCATTGATAACATTAACAAATGTATTTAATATATCGACAAAAGTAGAATCTTATATCTTGTTTACCGTAACAAACAAAGAAGATGGTTTAAAGTTACGATCAAGATTAGATATGTCAAATGTTAATGGATTAGATATAAAAAATGTCCAATTAGTTGATTCTATTGAAAGTATAATTTGGGAAAAAAAGAAACTTATATATGAACAAAAAATAGATGAGTTTTGTATCATTAGACACTCAACTGAAGAAAAATATATATTTTTAGACTTTAAGAAATTTAATTCATCAATAAAAATAGAGTTTGTTAATTTAGTTCAAGCAAAGATAAAAAATATTTTAGTTGATTTTAAAATAAAATATTTTTTGGGATCTGGCGCACAAGGAAAAAGTTCTTTGTTACATGTATTGAATTATCCAAAATGTAAACCCAATATGACATTAGAATTTGAAATAATACAAAAAGATACTCCTATTGATGAAAAAGAACTATATAATGAATTGATTACTATATGTAGAAATATATTTATGGGATATCCAAAAAATATATTTTTAAAACGTGAATGTGGATATCCTATACGTACACACATGTTAAAAAAACAAGATATTAATAGTATTTCATTAGATGATCTTTATATTACAAATAAAACAGATGGAATTGGAACATTTATATCTATTTTAAAGGATGGTATATATTGCTACTTTTCACATTTAAATTATACAATACGATATGATGTAAATAAGAAAGTTGATAATCCTATTAAGTTGTATGGTGAGGGTTTAAAATATGATGGAAAATGGTCAATATATTTAATAAAACTAGTTACACCAGAATTTAATGATAGATTCAAGGAAAAAGAATTTGTAACAAATGAATTATCTAATATAAGTAACAGAATACAATTTAAAACTAAAAAATATGAAGGACCATTTACGACACATTCCGAATTAATTGATAAACTGATATCATATCTACCAAATCAACAAGAAGGAGTGGTATTATTTTATAAGTCTAATGATAAAGCAATAGATTATAAAATTAAAAATGATAATACTACTGATCATATGATAAATGCGATTTATAGATATATGTCTAGTGAGCCAGTTATTTTTGGAGAAGATAATACATTTATAGAATATAAAAAATTTAGTGATGAAAAGGGGTTTCCAAAAGAATTTGGAAATGGTAAATTAATATTAAGTGATAATTTAAAATATCTTAATAACATATATTGTATAGAATTTTGTAATATATATAACAGTGTTGGATTAAATAATGTTATAGTACCTATAAAGTTCATATCAGAGTTTTCTTCTAATGGTAACTTTTTAAAACCAAGAATAGATAAAACAGCAAAATATATTAAATGTGATTATTATGGAAATCAACATACTGTTGTGCTCGAACATATAATGGACCAACAGTTAAATATAGCAGATATTTTTGATGATACTAAATTATCTAACATAGGTCAAAAATATAGTATTGAAAAAAATAGATTAAATCCAGATATATCATATTTTACAAATAAAAGAACACGTGGTCCTCTTGGAATTTTATCAAATTATATAAAAACATTGTTAATATCATTATATTGTTCTAAGACATTTTTGGATAATTCTAACAAACGTAAGGTTTTAGCAGTTGATTTTGGAAATGGTGCAGATTTACAAAAATATTTCTATGGCGAAATATCATTATTGGTCGCGTCAGATCCTGATCAAGATGCTATAAATAGGTGTTTAGAACGATATAATAAACTTAATGCTGGAATAAAATCAAAGTATTATAAGTTTGATTATGTCAATGACACAATTAGGTCAGAATCATATGTATCTAATATTAGGAAGGTATTCTTTTTTGGAAAGTTTGAAATTGTTGATTGGCAATTTGCAATACATTATTCATTTCATAAAAAATATTATTCTGTTGTTATGAAAAACCTATCTGAGTTAACTACTTCTGGAGGAAAGGTTTTAATAACCACAATGGATGGAGATAAACTATCTGAAATTACTGGTATAAAAAAATTTATAATTAATAAAAATTTACCAGAAAGTGAAAATTATATGAGTGTTGAAAAAATATCTGATGAAACTATACTAGTGTATAATCCATCATCTATGTCTAAACCCATGGAAGAATATATTATTAAATATAAAGATATTACTAGAATATTTGCAGAATATGGATTTGAACTAATAGACTATGTTCATTTTAATACGGTAATTGATAGAAGTCATAGATTTATTAATAATGTATCAAAAATGGAACAGAGAGAATCAACAAAAAACTTTTTTGATCTTAACAGAGAGGTTTTAAGAGATAATATCGAAGATATAAATGAATTGTTAAAATATTACGTTATTTATGTCTTTTCTAAGAGGTAAATATAAATATGATAGTTTAGAATTTAATTTTGAAAATCTAAATGAATTAAATAGGTTTAAAAATATTAATTTTATACTTTTATATGTATCATCTATATCTTCTTCATTATAATAAGTAGAGAAAGTAATTGTAGATTTAGGATATAATATATCTATATTATCAAAAAGGTCTTTATTAATAAATATCACATCTAAAATTTTAGGATTATTTCTATATAAAAACTTAGCAATACCAAAAATTGTTTTATTATCAAATCTTGCCATAAAATCATATATGTGAATAGCGTATAATTTTCCAGATAAACCTCTTTCCATTACTAGAAACTTTTCATTTTGAAGTTTTTTTATATCATCTGGAAATATTAATCCATAATCTTGAATAATATTACTAAATTTTAAAATGTCAAAATCCATTTATATAGATATTATTCGTATTAAAGATGATATATATCCTAGAATTTTCAATTTAGATATTGAAACATTTTGTATTATAGGAAATCAAATAAGGTTTATAAAAGATACTATCAACTCATTATGTGATTTTAATTTGTTTATGTGTGAGTATACAATAACCCCTGATAAAATAGGAACATTAGATGTAAAACTATTAAATTCAAGTTTTAAAATTAATAATAGATTTATTTCAATCGAAGAATTTAAATCTCACGGTTATCCATTGCATTGGTGTAAGAATATAGATTATAGTTATAATAATGATTATGATAATATTAAAATTTATGATATAATTTATAATTACAATAGTAATTGGTCAAGACTTATTTTTATACAATGTCCATACATAAAAGATTCATCATATGAATCGTTTTTAATTAATCCATTTAGTATAGGTAGTGAGCATTCCGCATTTAAAAATATACTTTTACGATCATATATTAATTCTTTAATTTTTAACAATAAAACATCTCCATTATATGATTTTTTAAATTACTTAGTAATACCGAATATAAAAAAAATAAAAGTATTAGTGGAACATAATTCATATGATGATGTAAAGTTAGTTACTTTATCTTATGATAAAAATAAATTTAATGCTTTTATTTATGCATGGTTTAACATACAGGGAAATTCATCTAACGAAAAAGAAAATGAAAATATAGAAAAAAAATTCAAATTATTATCAATATTATGAAAACTGTATCAGTAAAACATAGACCATATATTATAGAGTACGATGATGATTGGGAACCTATAATATGTAAATTAGTAGAGTACTATAACGAAGTAGCTATCTGGATATTAAATGATGAGACATCACCTGAACCAGAAAACTTTTTTAAACAATTAAAACTACCATTAAAGGATAAAAGAGTATGTGTATGTGGAATAGATCCATATCCTAAAGACGCAACCGGAGTACCATTCGAATCGTTAAATTTTTCAAAGAAAACAATTATTGCTATAGCTTCAAGAGTTTCAACTCTAACGGGTATAACTGGATATACAGGATTCAATCTAAATAATATAGAAGGTGTAATACCTTGGAATTATTATCTAAGTTGCAAAATTGGTGAAACAAAAAGTCATACATTACATTGGAAAAAAATATCTAAGTTGTTACTGCAACATATAACTAAACATGTAAATATATTATATTGTTTAGGAAAAACAGATTTTTCAAATATAAGATCTTTGATAGAAACTCCTGTAACCACTGTAATTGGATATCATCCGGCAGCTAGAGATAAACAATTTGAAAGGGACAACTCAATAGAAATAATTAACCTATTACTAAAACTTAATGATAAACAATCTATAAATTGGAGCCAAGGATTTATATTTTGATATATCTTTAGTGAAAATTTAACTATTGATATAAAATGGATACACGTATTGAAAATAATTCCCACATTTTCGTATTAAAAAACATAGCAGTATCGTCAGAAAATAGACAACGAGAGGATCCTAGATTTGTTGAAATTTTTACATGTGATGAATTAGAGAAATATATACACGATAATCCTACATGTACATTATTTGAATCTATTAGAGATGAGGAAAATTATTCAATTGTTAGAGTATTTTTTGATGTTGATTTAGATGTTATGTTAGATGAAATTGATTTTAATTCTGCATTAGAATCATTTGTAATTGATATATCAACATTTGTTGCAAATTTTGCTAATAAAGAATGTAACACTAATAAAAATTCTATAATTAAGTCAATGCGATCAAACTTTTCAATAACTAAGTCAACAAACACAGAACATACTAGTTTTCATATGATATTTATTAATACGTATACAACTATTAATACACTAATTTATATGAAAAAATCATTGCTGGAATTTATTAGATCTTCGGATAATCCACTTATAAAAGCTATAGATCCTGCTATATACAGGAGAAATACTACATTAAGGATAGTTGGTACGCGTAAAACTACAAATAATAATAATATTCATATTAAACAGCCTCCAAATACAAATATTTCAGATTATTTATTTTCTTATGTAGATTTTAACAAAAATTCAACATACTTTTGTTTAACTAATAATAATAATGAAAGTATTTGTCAAACTGTATGGGAACCTAACTATATTCAGTTTTCTGAAGCTATGAAAAAGGTATCAAAAATATTTGTAAACGAAATTATAAATTTTAAAGATTTTGATATAAATAATTTTACAATGTTACCTATAGTCGTTGATTATGTTACACCCTGTGGTTTATGTAAGAAAAAAAATCATAAACATAATCATCAATTAACAATCAATAATGGATTACTAAAGATATTTAAATTGGGTAATCCACATAGTTGTAAGGTTAAAGTAATCTCGCTAGAAGGAAATAGATTATTTACTATTTCTCAACTTATACTTGATTTAAATGTTATTCATTTAACGGATAGGGGGGATCATATAGTGTGGATAAAAAATTCATGGAAATTTAACAACGAGGAACCTGCAATAACAAAATTGATTTTAAGTATAAAAGATAGTATCCCCGTTGAATATTCTACAGATATATTATGTCCAAGAAAAAGAAAAGTTATTGAAAATAATTTAAAGGATATGTTAATTGATACCATTGAAACAGATAATTTTCCACATATATTACCATTCAATAATGGAGTATTAGATTTAATGACTAATATATTCTATTATGGAAAAGAATCAAAGGATTATATTTGTACAATTTCAACAGGTTATAATTTTGATGCTAAAATATTTTACGATGATCTATCAAATGAAATAAATGAACTGGAAAAAATTATCAACGATATTCAACCTCAAACGGAAGAAAATAAAAGTAACCGAGAACTTTATGAACGAACTCTTTCAAGTTGTTTACACGGATCCACAAAACAATGTCTTACATTCTTTTATGGTGAAACTTCAACTGGAAAATCAACAACTAAAAGATTATTGCAATCTGCGATAAATGGACTATATATAGAAACTGGACAAACAATTTTAACGGATATTTTAGATAAGGGACCAAATCCATTTATATCAAGCATACATTTAAAAAGATCTGTATTTTGTAGTGAATTGCCAGATTTTGCATGCTCAAGTAGTAAAAAAATCAGATCCGATAATATAAAAAAATTAACAGAACCTTGTATAATTGGAAGATCTTGTTATTCTAATAAAATACATAATAGAAATCACGCTTCTATAATTATAGATACTAATTATAGACCCGTATTCGATAGAGTGGATAATGCATTAATGAGACGTATAGCATTAGTAAAATTTAGAACACATTTTACACATTCTTCAGAGAATGTACGAGATAAATCAGCATACGATGAAATAAAGCCTTTGGATGAAAACTTAGATATAAAAATTCAAAGAAAATATTTTAGATATGCCTTCTTAAAATTGTTAGTAAAATGGTATCAAAAATATCATATTCCTATAATGCGTCTAATGCCAACACCGGAGAATGTTCCAGATTTCGTATTCCATATAAAAATTAACTCAATAATTGTTCCTAGTTCAAGCACACATAGGAAAATGGGTTCAAAGCTTTTAAAAATGGGATACGTTATAGAAAACGATATTATTGTTTTACCTTCACAGGTATTTCAACAAAAAATAATTAAACACTTTAATATAAGAGTTCATGGTACGGATATAGAAAGTTTTATAGCTAAACATAAAAAGTTCGCAAATGTTAATTTTGATTATCTGGAATATGTATTTATTGAAGACATTAATTCACAGGAAAAAAATACAAATTAATAAAAATGATTTTATTATTAAATGAACGTGGGAATACTAGATTTGTTTAAAAATCATGTTAATACAATACCTAATATATTACCTCATCAATTAGCGACATTAGATTATCTCGTTAGAAAAATAATAGATGAAAATAGAAGTGTTTTACTATTTCATATTATGGGTTCGGGAAAAACTATAATTGCACTATTATTTGCACTAGTTGCCTCTAGATTTAAAAAAGTTTACATATTGGTTCCTAACATAAATATATTAAAGATATTTAACTATAGTATGGATATGGCTATAAATTTATTTAATATGGATTATATATCTGAAAATATTTATATTCATTCGACGACAAGTTTTTATTCTTTGAATTATAATGATAATGTTATAAATTATAATGGGTTGTCTAGATACAATAATTCTATATTTATCATCGATGAGGCACATAATATATTTGGTAATAATACAGGAGAATTAATGACAGTTATTAAAAATAAAAACAAAATACCATTTTTATTATTGTCAGGATCGCCTATAACAAATACACCAATTACTCTTTCGAATATTATTAGTCTTATGTCAGATGAGGAAATTAATTTTAGTGATATTATTATTCAGGGAAAAAAGGTATTTCAAATTTTACTTAATGAAAAAGGAGTAAATCTACTAAAAAATGTTCTAAAAGGAAGAATATCATACTATGAAATGCCTGACAGTGATTTGCCATTAATAAAATATCATGGTAAAAATTTTTTAGATACTAAAGTTGTATATTGTAACATGTCACAACTACAAGAAAAAGATTATATAAACGTTAGAAAATTGTGCAATAATGAAATGTTTGAAAAAAATATGAATAATGTATCTTTGGCAGTTTTAGGACAATTAAATCTTATTAATAACTTGGATATATTGTTTCAGGAACAAGATAAAGAATTATATCCAAATTTAAAGATTAGTAATGGAATTTTATATGGTGATGAATTAATAAATTTAAATATTAGTTCCAAGTTTAAGTATTTTATTTCTAAAATTAAAAATATAACAGGTAAACATTTTATATATTTTTCTAACTCAACATATGGTGGATTAGTAATAAAATATATAATGCTAAGTAATGGTTATTATGAATATACAGGATCTGTTGGATCAAGTAATAAATATAAAACGTTTGCAATCGTTACTAGTAAAATGAAATCATCGTTAGAAGATTTATTAACTGTTTATAATTCAAAAACTAATGATGATGGTAGTCAAATAATGTTTTTATTTTCATCTAACATTATGTCCGAATCATATACATTAAAGGAGGTTATCAATATATGGTTTATGACTATACCAGATACTTATTCTCAATATAATCAAATTTTAGGAAGATCGATAAGAAAATTTTCATATTCTAATATCAATGAACCTGTAAATGTTTATCTGTTGGCTACTGTATATTCTGATTTCGATGATGATATAACATCTTTAGATGATTATGGAATAGATGAAATTAATACATTACCATTTGATATAAAGAAGTTGCTATATTTAAAATTTAAGACAAAAGAAACTAATAGAATATATTCTATATTAAAGAATATTTCTGAAGAGTATAGCGTTCCAACACATCCATATATTGTTGAAATAGTATTGGGAGAAATGATACGTCAGTTTTTCTATAATCATTCTCGTATAAAGTTAAATGATAACAAACTTATTAATTGTATAAAATCTATTTTAAATAGCAAAGAGGCAGCCAATAAATACATAGAAGATATAGTTTCAGGACATCTTTTTGTTACAAATAAAATTTTTGATAAATCACTTTTATATAAATATAATAATGAAATTATAACAGTTCCATTCAAATTAACACATGAACCATTTGTATGGGGTGTTAATTTTAGAAAAGAATACAACATAATTTCATCACCATAAAATGTCTACGTTTACAAAAAACGTGTATTTACCCGTTACTTTACATCCACATGAATTAAATCTAGATATAAAAAAGAATATAAAAGATGCTGTATATAAAGAGTATTTGCATAGAGAGTCTGGTGGGTTAATGGCAAAAAAAATAGAAATATATAATGATAAAGTTTTGCCATTAGGAGAACTTATTAACAACACTATTCTTGTTAAAGTACCGTGTTCTGTAACATATAAATATTACAAAAATGGAGATATTGTTAGAGGGACTTTAAATATAGAAGATGAATCAAATATACGTGTACTATGTGGAGATTTAATTTGTAAATTAGGTAGAGATTCAGGAACAGTATCGTTTAATAATTCAAAATATTGTCTTATTCGTAATGGTTCTGTTTATGATAATAACTCAGAAATATCTGTTGTATTAAAAGAGGAACAACAGGGTTCTGATTCAAACTTTGTATTTTTTGCCAGTATTGTAGACGTATAACATATTATTGTTTTTAATAAAACGTCTACGGATATACATTACAAAAAGAACAATAAGAAAAATACCAACAATAGCTAGAATAGAATAAAGTGCAGTATTATTATTTTGTGTATCTTTATTTGGTACTGGAGGTGCTGATGTTGGTGGTTTAGCACTACTACCATTTTCGCCAGTTGAACCTACTAGGACAGGTTTTTTAGTATTGCATGAAGATGAGTTTAAAGGATTTGATGAATAAACCATTAAATCCTTTATTTTATTTTGCTCATGCCTAAAATTATTATTAATATATACAATATCTTCAACATCACTTGTAACACTAGTTAATTTTCTAAATTCACGAAGTTGTTCGATTCCAATATTGATAGGCTTTTTAAAAATAATCCATTGTACGTTATTTTTATATGTGTCATATGTTAATGAACCATAATATGTCCAATAATCTAAACAATCAGGTAAAAGCTTATGTATATCAAAGTGTTTAAACTCAATACTTGTATTTTTTCTAGTAACATTAGATATATTTTTAATCAAAACATCTAAATTTGCATTATTGGTATTACTCGAATTAAATAAAAATGATACAATCGCTATACCTTTATCTTTTTTTAGAGCTTCCTCAAAACTATTATAATTTTTATTCCAGTGAATGATCTGTAATTCTGAAGCATATTGTAAATTATCAACTAGATGTTCAGACCCAAAATTTTCATACCCCCAATGAAAATGTGCCTCTCTGGCAATGTAAATATTACTAAGTGGACCACCATTTATAGTTATTCTATCTTTAGTTTTATCATCAAAAATAATTTTTAGAACCCTTCCATCATTTGTTAAATGCCTAGATGCTTCTTTATTATATGTTAGCTGTAAACTTGATAAATAATTTTTATATATTGTTTCATTATCAATAATATCAATAGGTGATTGTTGCATTTAAAAAAATATTTTTTTGTTATTTTGTTTTAAATTTAAAATGAAAAATAATACTTTTAGTAACAACCTAAATATAAAATGTCTATTAATTTGTTCGACACTCCTAGAGAAGTTGTTATTATTGAAAAAGTAAATGAAGTTCCACATAAAAAAAAATATACATGTGTTTGCAATATGTTTAACCAGTGATAATATACCACTTGTTGCTACAAGAAGAATTTCATTCGCATTTCATGGAATAATGGCGAGGAATAAACATTTTAATACATCACAAGTTGTCAATATTTCAAAAGAAATATTAAAATATATGTATAATAATGAACTTAAAGAAATATCTGTTAGGTTACAAAATAATAAAATAAACATTAATAATAATTTTGAAGAATTAATATTAATGGGTGGGAAAGTAGATAAATCTGAAACAGTAAAGGAATGCCTTTGTAGAGAGATACAAGAAGAGAGTGATCACATGTTTTCTATTAAAGATATAAAAGATAATTATTTAAAGGTTACTATTGTGGATAAAATATTTAATAAAACATACATAGGTTATTGTACCATATGTTTAATAGAACAAAATATTAGAACAATTTTATCACATAATACACTATATAATGTCGAAGTTATGAAAATAAAATCGTTATTTGACTGTAAAAATAATGATAAATATAACTATCTTTATTTTATTTATAATACACTTGTTAATAGTAAATGAACTATAGATATAACAATCTATTAGAATATATTAGTAAATGCAATAGAAAACTATCAAAAACATATACACTACATGATGATTGCCAACAAATTCATATAACTGGATTCAATAATCAGAATTATATGAAATTTCCATTAAGTGTGTCGTTTTCTGCCGTCATTTTGACCAGTGATAATAAATATATTGCATGTTCACGAAATGATTCATTTTTATTTAGTGAAATAAACAGATTAAGAAATATTTCTCGTAAACGATATTTGTTTTCTAAATATTCAAGATATCTACGAAGAAGGGAACGTGTTCAGTTATCTAATGAATTAGATATACATACATATAAAAATAATATTGATTATGATTATAGTAATATAATTTTTCCAGGTGGATTAGCTATTATAGGAGAAACAGTTTTAGAATGTTTATCGAGAGAAATAAAGGAAGAAATAAACATGGATAGTGAAGATATTTTTATAGATTCTAGATTTTTCGTACATCTATACATTAATGATATTATGATAAATAAGTTTTTTAATACTATACTTTTTTTTGGGAGAAACATACTTATCTAGTATAGATATAAGAGATAAATTTATACCAAATAATGAGGTTAAATCCTTGATCTTTTTAAATAAATATGATAAAGGGATATGTGGAGATATAGTGAGATTTATTCTAACAATTTCAAAATTTAAATGTTTCGGTAATAGAGGTAATAAAAGAGATATACTTCAGAAAAAAAATCTAATCAAAAACATATACCAATTTATTATTGTGTATTTTTATATTAGGGTTACTGGGAATTGTTGTGATATAATTACCATCTATATCAAAAATACGTCCATCATCTGTTTTAAATCCCTTATTAATAGATATTAAATTTCTAGAATTTGAATACCATATATTTTCACCCAATACTATTTTTGAAACTTCTTTTATCTTTTGAGTTATATCTATTGGTCTAGATATAAGTGGTATCCAACCAGAATCATCGTGTACTTCTGGAAAACTAACTTGATTTTTATATATCCATTCAATTGATGTTTCTTTAAAAATGTTAAATAATTGTAAAAATTCTTTAGATTTTGATTTAATAATATCCAATAGATCGTCATCAACAGTAATATCACCATTATTCAATCTAGCAATTATAAAATGAACATTAACATATCTCATATTCTTTGGTGTGTTTACATGACTATTTAGTCTAATAGCTCTACCTATAATTTGACGCAATGATGCCTCATTCCATGTCATATCAAGTATAAAAATGTCATTGATAGAAAAGAAACTAATACCTTCTCCTCCACTAGATGAAAATATACATACTTTTATTTTAGAACCATTAGTATTTTCAATTTTATTAAACTCCTCAACAAATGAATCTCTTTTATCCTTTGTTCTGGAAGAATACTCTATTGATGTAATATTAAATACCTTAAAATATAACAAAAGTATGGCAATTCCTGATTGATTAACAAATGGTTCAAATACTAGACATTTACCAGCGGATGATAAAATTCTTAAACAAACGTCTGTAAATTTACAACTTCTATTCTTCAATTCATCAAATAATGATATATCTGATGATTTCGATTTACCATCTAAAAGATTATTACTCATAAATGTATTTAATGCATCTTTAGAAAATACTCTATTTTCTAACGATGTTTTAAAATCATTATATAACATATTTATTTCTTTTGAGTATTCTTCATTTGTTCTATTTTCCCGTTCGGGAAATGTATCAAACGTAAATGTAGATGCCATTCGTCTATATATTCTAAATGAAGATGTTCCGGATTTTAATTCAGCAATTTTTGCTTTTTGATATATTTGATCCTGTTTAGGTGTCATTTTTACATAATGCATAAATACATTTTTTTTTAGCAAATGAATCTGATCCTTCTATATCATCAAAAATAGAAAACTCATTATTGACAATGTAAGAACATATACAACCCAGTTTATTAATTAATTCATTTTTATTAATAAGTGTTTTGTTTTCAAACAATGATTGTGAATTTAAAATATTTGGTCTAAGTAAATTTACCAACATTGTAAATTCACGAACTGAGTTTACAACAGGTGTAGCACTTAGACATATCATTTTATGATTTCCTAGAGCTATGTTTCTTGAAAGATAATTATATACAGCTCTAGTTGGTCTCCTTACTCTTCCATCATCTTTATCAATTGATCTAGATATAAAATTATGACATTCATCTATAATTACACAAATTCTACTTAGACCACTAACAGTTTTTATATTAGTAAAAAACTTATTATTAAAATTTTTATCATCATATGTGATAAAAATACAATCCTTTATTATTTCAGGTGCATATTTTGTTATAGTATCTGTCCATGGATATACAACAAGAGATTTTTTTACCAATATAAGTATTGTCCATTTCGTATAAATATCTTTTAAATGTTTTAAAATAAAAACAGTTGTTAAAGTTTTACCAACACCAGTATCGTGAAATAAGAGTATAGAATGCATTTTATCAATACCTAAAAAAACTCTGGATACAAAATGTTGATATGGTTTTAGCTTTATATTATTATTTTCTGTTACTATCTCATCTGGTAATTTTTCTGTATTACGAATCGCATAATCAATATATGATGCGTGATATACACTCATTTAATATATTAGTTTAATAATTAATAGGATTATGTTATAACAAAAGTCGCGTTAGTTTTTTTTGGAATTCATTTTCAATGCTTTTACTTTTAGAGGTCATGCTGGAAAATAAAAGAGAATGAATATAATATAATGCCTCATATATGGGAATAGAAAACTCTAAAAATTTATCTATGAATTCCTTATCGGATGAAGATTTCAGTATATTAAACTGTTGATTGCTATAGTTATTTATATTATTTGTCTTAATCACCGATCGCACATAATTGGTAAATATATCTAAATTTTTTTTATACAAACCAGTTGCAACCATTACAGCACTATCTTTAAACCAACTATCGCTAACACATTTAAACAATCTAACGGTTTTAAAAATACTACAATATATTCTAATTGTATCAATGATAGTTCTTCCAAATAATGTTGGTATTTTAACAATGCAATATTTTTCATTAGATATATCAAATAATGGTCTAAATATTTCAAAAGTTATCATTTTATAATCACTAATAAACAAATTATTTTCAGTTAAATAGTTATTTGATTTTATCATGTCTCTATCTTTTTTGAAAAGTCTATTTTTTGCACTTAGATCAGCAACAATAGCATCTGCTTTTATACTTTTACCATATGATTTTACTGATTTTATATCTAAAATATCATATATTTTCTCCAAATCAGTTTCTGGTTGAATAAGATCATGTGTATACAAACTCAGTAAATCTGTAGGTAGTCTATTAAGATCATTAACCTTAGATAGTTGTAAAAAATAGTTAGTTCCATATTCTATACTGGGTAATGGACTTTTACCAAATGTTAAATCCAATTCTGGAAGATTTTCATAAAATGGCATTAATACATGTATACCGTCCTTAATTATTGTATCCATTTATTTTAAATAACTTTTATTCTTCCATTATTTTTGTTACAAAGACCCCATTATCATTCGATACTTTATATAAATCGTTACAAACCAAAACCAATTGCTTAGAAAGATAATAAATTGGATTATTTGGATCTATTGATGAGTAAACAACTCTAACTGATAGTTTATCTTTACCCCTAGATGTATTTGCGATGAGTGTGGTTGGTTTAAAAAACGTATTTGGGGTAAAATTAAATCTGAGAGATCTAATACCACAATTATCATTAGAAAGTAGATCGTTATAAATTTTAGAAATTGGACCAGTTTCTGAATACAAAACGTCATTACCGAATCTAACCTCTAGTCTTGAAATGATATCCGTTTTGTTAATTAAATCAATTCCTTTGATAAATGGATCATTAATGAAAAGATCTTTAGATTTAGATGCTTCTGATCTATTATCTCCACTATATACATTTCTTTGACATGTCCATAGACTAACTGGAATAGAAACATCAATAATATTAATAGAATGAAGAATATGTGAAAAAACGATTCTATTAGTTGATTTACTATAAGAACCTGTAATACTGGAAAACTTTTTAGAAATATTATAAACAAATGAATTCTTTCTAGTACCAAAAACCAAAATATTTGTATGAAAATATACGGACATATTACTTGGAACATTATCAATATTGACATAAACATCAATATCTTGAATGGTTACAATTCCATTTTCTGGAACTTCTACAATCTCTGATGTACTTGGATAACATGTAGGTGGTCCATCAGAAACAGTTACCAAATCATCTAGGATTCTTTCCATATATACACAAATATAATCTCTTTCTGATTGTGTATATCCGGGATATGCAATAAATTTATTATCAGCATTTCCATAATATGGTTTTACATATACAGAAAGTGATGAAGCAGCATGTACCTCTGAAATGACAGCAGTAGATTGATTAATTTGACCAACAACTCTTCTAGGCCTTTCAATATAAGAATTTTTATTTTCTATGTTTTTAACCATGTAACCTACAAAACTCAATTCTGAAACATATACAAAATCCTTAATAAAATTATCATAGTTAAACAACGAATCTCTAATAATAATATCCGATACTGGATTAAAAGTAACCGTAACAATAATTTTAGAATCTGAAAGTTTTAGACTACTGAATGTATTTTCGATATCAAATGGAGTTTTAATATATACATATATTGTTGTTGCTTCTTTAATTGTATCATTTGGTGTAGTACCTGTAGAGATATCATTCAATTCATGAGAAAAACCAGAATTATTCATAGCTGTAACATTTGATCTACATGAGTTATACAAATCCTCTCCAGTTGACTCCCACAATACACAATCAGATGAAGAAATAGATACATTTTGAATACACTTATAACCCAAATGTGTGACATATCCAAATTTTCCAACTCCTTTAATTTCCGGTAGATCAATACTAAGAATAAAGTGACTTATTGCTGTAATATATTGATCTCTAATTTCAAATGTTGAAATGGTATTTTGATCACATGAAACAGGTGATGTGACGCCAGTTAGTGTAATATATTGCGGCATGTACAATGTTGGATGTTGTACATCAACACCAAATATATTATGTCTTTTGATTGAATCATCATTGCAAATTAGTGAGTTAATTACAGTATTATTCATCTTTCTTATTTAGAATGACAAAAAATATTAAATTAATGTACGCAATGAAATATGTACTGATTTGTTGCTTTCTATATAATAAGCTCTTCCGTATACTCCCTCTTTATTTCTTAACGTATTTATTATATTAATTACTTCGTTTGGTTTATCATAAAATTGTAAGGGTAACAGGGATATTTTGGGTTCTTCTCTTAATGCGACCAATGATTTAATCATAGTAGCAAACGAATCTCTACATATTCTTGAACAAAATGTTCCAATATGTCCACTTTTAATAGTTTCAACAAAAAAAGGAACAATAAAAATTTCTTGATTACAAAACCAACAATATTTATTACAATTTCCTATTCCTATATATGAATCATAAAGAGTTGTATAATATCTTGGTAGTATACAAGATATTGATTCGTCAATAATAGGTTTAGAAACAGATTTAGGTGAAGAAATAACAATATCTTGTAATGTTAAACGATTTGCCATTTATCTATCATATGTTGTTTTTTAAATTATATAAAAAAATATTTTATATTTCCAACGAACAAGATACAAATTTTTCATCTATGAATACATAATCGTGACCATAATCTGATATACTTGAAGATAGTTTTTTATTTTTCATTGATCTTATAAAATTTTCCCATATCAGTTGGTTACTATTATTTTTTGTATAGTTTTTTACAGTTTGTGGTTTTAAATTTTTAGTAACAAAAGTAATGGAAAATATCTTATCTAAAAAGAATGAATAATTTATTGTTTTTGATGGAGTATTTTCCTGACAAAAAAATACCAATTGTTTAAAAATTTCTATAACTTCATTTATTTTTTCTGTTGTTAAATTAATTTTTTCTTTTTTTACCTGATTAATTATTTCAAAAACTAATTTATAATCCTTTTTATTTATTTGTTCATGAGCCTTTAGAAATGTAGAAACAAAATTTGCATCTACATCATCTGTTGAAATTTTATTTTTTTCCATTAACTCTAATAGTTCTGAAATTATTTCACCAGAACATTGATTTGATAATAGTCTTCGTAAAACATTTCTAAGATGTATAAGTTTGTTGGATACATGAAAATTAGATTTTTTTTGTATCTTTGTACATTTTTGAAATACTGATTCACAAAATATACAAAATTCATATCCAGGTTCTGAAATTATACCATTGTGATAACATCCATTACATAATTTTAAATTCATGTTAATACTCTTCTAACTTCACTATCTAGTTTTTTATATAGGAATTCTTTATTTCCAAATAGTGATAAAAAATTTTTCAATACATTTAGTTTAGTTTTTTCTGTCTCTAAAACTAATCTAATTGTATCGGTATCCTGTGATACATATTCGAATAAGTTAGCTAAACATTTTGAACATCTTTTTGGTGGTTCCAATTCAACACTGTATTTTTCATACCATTTCATTTAATAATCATAAATTATATTTTAAAATAATTCTGTAATATTTTTTGCTGAAATATATGGATCATAATCCTGAGCATAAATTAACATACAACATTGTCTAGAAATAAGTGACATTGCTTCCTCAATAGTAAGAATATCATCTTCAAACATAGCTGTGTTGTTCATTAACATATGCTGTTTATGTTCCGCATAATGAAGTCCATCTCCTTTTAGCCATTCATAGAATTCAGTATCATCATATTGATTATTCGATACCTTTCTATATTGATTCTTTAGCGCTCTTAACATTCTCGCATCTCTAGAACTTTTGTTAAAAATGGATAGTGGATCATAAATCCAGGGTCCCATTTCTGTAAACAAAATAGAATAATGCCCCTTTAGAAATATTTCATCTCTAGTATTATTACATTGAAATAATTGATCCCCGATTTTATAACATACTGCTGATTTTAGTCTATACATAATTCCATTAATTACAATTTCTTGTGATACATCCATAGGTGAGTCATTAATAACAGATCTAAAACCTGTATAGCATTCTCCCCCAAATGTGTTTTTATTCTGTCGTCTCTCTACATAAATAATTAGAACACCATTAACAATTACTGGAGAATTTGATGGTGGTGGTCTAGAAATCCCATACATAGATGTATCAATATTATTATATCCATATCCTATATTTGGTGGTGCAAAAATAACCCTTCCAGAATTTCCATCATATGTTAGTGAATTAATATTTCCAGAATTGAGAGAAATTGGACAATTTGATGTTGTAATTACACGCATTGGATCAATAACAATGTACGGAACTGATTGTAATTGCATTTCATAATTTACCATTCCAGGTTTTCGAAGAGATACAAGTGTTGGTTTAAATCCTACAATGGATAAAATTGATGCAAGCATTTGTTCTTCATCAGTCATTACCTGTGAACAATTAGTATGAATTATTTTCATTAGAAGAGGATCAATTGCCTCTTCATCTTTACAAAAGAAAATTCCAGATCTTAATTTCATGATAAGTTTTCTTATCATAGTATGGACATTTGCACGTTGGATTTCTGTTGAAATTACATCATTAATTCCAGTAAAAACAATTGGTGATTCTTCAGTTAGTCTATTAACCAAAAGCATATAATTATCTGGCCTAACCTTTTTAAAATCATACAGTTGCTGAATAAGACTATAACTATCACCATAAACAAAAATATTTTCCAATGCTGGTAGTTTTATTCCAAACAAAGCCACAAAAATAGGATGAATAAAATATGTGGTATCGCTATCTCTAAATTTAAAACATAGATCCATGGAACTTGACATATCGGTAAAATGAATTGATTGAAACCTAGTTGTTGAAAGCAAAACATCATGGACATATGACGAATATACTTTATCCAATTCTCTAATCTGTTCTCCAATTTTTGGATGTGCATGTGAATGAATCAATACCAATGGATGTGTACTTTTAACAGAAATACTTGAATTAGATAAAGAACTTTTAACATGAGATAATAGTTCAAACAATTCTGCTCTATTAGATCTCATTATATTTAGTTTTTTCATAATATTAAGCATATCCTGAATTGTAAAATTTGTAATATTGCATTTGTTTTCTGTAATATATCTAGCAATATTATCCCCATCTTTTCTAAGTCTAAGATGCCAATCATGAGTGGTTGCTACCTCATCAATTGGTATATATTCAACATCTTCTTTCTTTTGAACAGGGCATGCATTATCCTTTTGTTGCTGTAGTTGTTGTTTTCGTTTAGATTGTTTTTGTTTAATTCCAGCAATAATGTTTTCATCTGTATTATTATATGTAGAAAAATTTGACAATGAATTACATATTGTACATGATAGTGATTTATTAGGATAATGGATATGATTATTAACCAATGACAATACCTGATTATTGTATTTTTTATCTAGGTTTACCTTAGATTGTAAAAATATAATATCTCTATCGCTTTCCATTTATATTCATAGTTTTTACTTAAACATTATATAATAAATACCACTACTTTTATTGATTGTCAAGATTACTATTTTGAAATTTTTTGGATAATTCTTCCATAATAGATTTAATACTATCCAATGTAGCATCTTTAACAGTAGAAACATCATTAACTAGACAATCGATATCTTTTTTCAACTCACAAGTTTTATTTTTAATATCTTTACATTCTTTAATCATCTCATCTTTAGTCATTGCACTATTATAGTTTGGTGGAAGAAAACATTCTGTTTTAGTAGTTGTAGGTGTGTATTTTTCAATACGTACAGTGTTTACTTTAAGTGTTTTATTTTCTGCCAAATTATCGATTAACATTTTTTGATACATATTTTCCTTAGATTTTAGAAACAAATCAACATTATCAGATGGTTGTTTATCCACTTTATTATCAATTGAGATTTTTGGTTCTTCATCAATTGAATTATTAGCAGATACTGCAATAGATTTTGAATATCTTGACATAAAGTCCATTTAAAAAACGTTAAAATTGAATTGAGATTATAAATATAAATGGATGATATAGATGATATTATCGATGACAGTGGTAGTATTTCTGATAATAGTAATATAAGTGATATAGATGAATATGAAGAGGAAAATTACGACGAAAATAAAATTGATAATACTAGTGATTTAACTTCACTAAAACAATCAAATAAAATAGAATCTATAACAAGTATAGAAGATAATGGGGAAATGACAATATGTCAAAATATAGCACTTATTAAGAAAAGATATACTAGGCGTATTAGTTTATTTGAAATAACAGGTATTATTGCCGAAAGTTATAATCTTTTACAACGTGGTAGAATGCCACTAGTTTCAGATTTATCAGATGAAACTTTAAAGCAAAATATACTACATGTGTTAATTAAAGAAATAGAAGAGGGTGTATGCCCAATAGTAATAGAGAAAAACGGAGAGTTATTATCAATAAAAGATTTTGATAATGAAGGATTATCAAAACACATTAACTATATTATCAATATTTGGAAAAAACAAAATAGGTATTAATTATTAAAAAATCTATTTCTAGTAATATCAATTAGATATTTTATATTAATGATTTTTCCATTATGCTCAATATTATTTTCGTTCGCAATTGATTGTAGAATTCCAATTACCATATCTTCTCGTTTAGTATATTCTTCAACTAAAATTGATTTATAAAAATTTCTATTTTCGGAAATGAGTTTAATAAGTGTCTGTAAATTATGTACACCTTTATCTTTAATATCATCAATAGAAATTTTTGATTTAATAGAATCCAAAACATCAGTCAAAAGATAACCAACAATAGGATTTGTTTTAAATTGATTATGGATAAGTACATATAGTTTTGAAACAATATATACAAATTTTTGTGCATTTAGGTCATTATTTTGAAATATAATAACGGTTGACAAAATTTTCTTAAAGAATGAAATATATTTGTTATTCTCAATATCAATAGAAGGAATCTCCAAATCTGAAATACAACGTATTCCATTAATAATACTTTCTGTTGAGATGGTAAAAATTTCTCTATATTCTATTAGTTTATCCTTATCAGTTACTAGGTCTGTGTTGAATACAGCAATAATTTTAAGAAGATAATTTTCATCCGATAGAATTTTATTAATTGTTTTAACAATAAAACTATTATTATCTTGTAGAATCTTATATGCACTTGTCTCACATGTTGTATTTTTCAAATGATTGATAATATCAATAATTTTCTTAGTATCTGCGACAATATCAGATGTATCTTGTTTTAGATTATTATACATATTGTTAATATTTATCAATGTTTGAACACAAAGAAGAATTTCCTTAAAGGTATTTTTAAATTTTTCTTTTTCTTCATCTGATTCAAGTTTATTATAAACTGATTTTACTACAGCTCCAGATTTTAGAAACCAAAATGAAAATAGTTTATAATTGGAATATTTCATCATAAGAATAATGTTCTCATCATCTATATCATTAGAAATAGGGCAAATTCTTTTTTCTAGTACAGGTACCAAACTCATAAAAATAGAAACATCCGATTCAAAATTTGCATCTAATGTTTTAGATGATGTTTCTCTTTCCAAATATATTTTACTAGTATTATAAAATGAATAATATAATTGCTTTAACTTCTCCATTATTTATTATATTTTTGTGTTCTTTAATTTATTATAGTCTTACCATTATTTGGATAAAATTTATTTAGGGTATTATTTATATTAGTATTATTACAATCTGTATCTATTGATAATTTTAACATTGTGTTTATAACCCACGTTTTTATAAATCTATCCTTTGATTCTGTTATAACATATTTGAACAGTGGAGAAAAATATTTTGAAATTATGTTACTACAACTATATGATGATATATTTTTCGTAAATGTAATATATTTTGAAGATAATTCTGTATTAAACTCTTTACCATCTACAAAAAATCCATTTGTTGTTAGTTTCATTCCAGATTCCTCTCTAATTGTAATATCCGTTTGTTGTAATGGAAAAATTGTTTTTAAAAGTTTATAATTTGGAGGATGAATATGTATTTGATCCTTTTCTAATGATTTTTTTATAATAACTATTTCATGTAGTATTTCCTGAATTAAAATATATACTTTCTTTCCAATATTAACATATTTCATTGGAAAATACACAATATCATCAGAAATTAAAATATTTTTATCGGTATTAACAAATGCAATTATATCATTTACTGTACGAAGTCGTATTATATCATTATCATCATATGATTTTATTACATGATATCCAGAGGTTTCTTTTAGTCTTTTATTGTCTGATTCAAAAACTATTTTAAGACCATCATTAAAGAAATTATCAAATATAATCGGTAAAAAAGATATCTTTGATTTCGTTACAACTTTTCCAAAATTTAATATATATGGATTAATAATATCTGATGAAATATCTTTTTTATGGATACATGATAAAAATGTTTCTGTATGACCCTGATCTTTTAAGAAACAACATGGAATACACATTTTTTGTAATCTATGGAATATAGATAAAAAACCTATATTGTTGTATTTTCCTAAAGGATCAATACAAGAAAACATAATTCCATTATCGTTTACAAATACTTCTCTTGTTTGAGATTTATAAAAATTATCACTAATCTTTTTCATATCATCATCTAGAGAGGGAATTATAACAGGTTTACGATGTTTATTTTTTGTATTTTGACATATTCTAGACCAATATACAGTCTCAACTTTAGTAAAATCAGATGTTTGTTGTGTGTCATTAAACATGCTATTTATAGCAATAATCAAAAAGGTAAAATATTTTTCTATATTAGGTATAAAATTTTTAACCTTTATAGAAATATGATTCTTTGCTAATATAATAGAAATTTTTTTATCTGATGATAGTAAAATATTATTTGTTGCAGTTTCTACAAATATAAAACTAGTTTCTATATCAAGTTTTATTCTTGATGTTATTGGATTAGATAGAAAAATTTTATATGTTATATCTCCCTTAATTCGTTCCATCTGTGTATCTATATTTTCTAACAAATTAGTAAACAGTTTTACGTTATTAATAACAACCGTATCTCCATCGCTCGAAAATGCCAATTTACCATCTGTATCCCAAACAGATAGATTAAGTTTTTCATCCGTTAATATAAATCTATTTCCAGTCATAGTAATAAAAAAATCATCTGATTTATACAATAGTGCCGTATACTCATTGCTTTCATTAACTTTTTTTATAATATTATTTAGACCAGTGTATCTTAAGTTCGTTCTAAAAATATTATTAAATTTTGATTCTATAACCATATCTAGATCTAATGTATTAAAAACTTCCAATAACCTATTTTCAAATTTTATAATATTATTATCCAATGTTTCATAGGAACCAAACTCTGGAATTAATGTTTCAGATGCATCGGCGACCCATATGACTAAAAAATCACAAGCGTCTGGATATATATTATATAAAAATCCATCAGCTTTTATCAATGTCTTTTTCTGTGTATGCATAAACGGATTAAAAATAGTATTATCAGCATAACTATATTCTAAATTATTTTTATGAGAGTAAATTATAATATCATTATCTATTCCTAACAAATTTGTCAAATAACCTTTTAATTGATTTATTTTTAACGTAACCAATATATGACGAGTGTGAATTTCTGGATTAGTTATTTTTAAATGAGAAGATAAAAAATAATAAATTGCCGACTTATCATCTAATATACCATATGGAGTTAAATATAATGCTCTTTTAATTTCTTGTCCCTTTCCTACATATAATACCAATTGTGGATTTACTATGTATTTCATAATGTATTTATAGTTTATAAAGTGAAATATTATTTATTATATCACATGTAACCGATTACTATGTTCGATCCTGTTCCTGATCTTAATATAGAGGCAAATATAGAACTAGGTGATGTTAGTGTTGATTTAACAAAATCTAGAGTTGGTGAAACCGCATCATATTATTCAAAAAATCGTAGATTGATCGTTCATAAAACAAAAGATGATGAAAGAAAGTTAGCACTTAGATTATTTTTACCACGTATGTATATATTAACATATAAGGAGGTTAATTACTTATTTAGATGTATAGATTCTATTAAAGATGTATCTATTACAAAAAAAAATAATGTTATTGTCGCACCATATATGATTATATTAACAATGGCATCCAAGGGTTATAAATTAACTGATTCTATATTAGAATTATTTTTCCCAGAAATATATAATGAAAATAGTAAAAAATTTAAATTTAGTTCTCAGGTATGTATAATAAAAGAAAAGTTAGGGTATTCAGGGACACAATATCACACATATGATTTTGAATTATATTATTCTACTATTGCATTAGCAATAAGGAATAATGATAATGATACAGAATCTAATATTTTTGATACAAGAAACGAAAGTGAATTTATTATATCATTTTCAGAAATAACATATAGATTTTATATAATGTTGTTAAAATATAATTTAATACAATGGAGTTCTAGTACTGGTACAATTATAAACCAAATGGTAAATACTGTGTTAGTTACTATTTATAATTTACTAGAAAAGGATGATATAACTAATATAAACTGTAAACTTGCTGTTGAAAATACTATACCTATTGATCTTATAAAGGATAGATATGATAAATTTAAAAAATTAATTATTGATATACAATCAACTAATTCTTTCAAGATTAGTAAACCCATTTCAGAAATTTTACATAAATATTTTATTTACTATTGAATCATTATCATTCACCACTATGAACATTGTCATGTTCTTGTTTTGAAATGGACAATAAAATTATTCCTAGAATTAAAAACATTATCATACTAAAAAAAAGATCGTAGTAACACAAATAAAAAAGAGTTAGGTCTAAATTTGGTTTCACAAAAATGCATAAATATTTGTCTAAATATATCAATTGCTCCATTTGCAACCTGGAATAGTGCTAAACCACCAATAGATTTTAAGATAGCAAAATAACATGACATTTATTCACTATCAAAAGATATCAAATTTCCATCTGACATATTAAGATTCTTCTTAATGTATTCAAAATATGACCTACTCATATCATTGTAATAATTTGTCATATTAATAATTTTTGGTCTAATTATTTCATATGATTTTCTAATTTCATCAGAGCCAATTTCTACATCATTAACAACTCTACCATTTCTTCTGATAATATATAGAATAGCTTTTAGTGTCTCAATAGAAATCAGATCTTTATATAGAGATTTAGAAATTTTTGAAAACGCCTTTAGTTTTTCCAAAATATCTAGTTTAATATCATCACTAAGTTTAGTATTGAAAATCCGTTCTACAGTATATATAGATCTTGATAGTTCTTTAAATATATTACTCATCTGACATGATGCATTTTTTATATCATTTAATTGTTTTTGTGATGTTGTTGAAACAGAATTAAATGCATTGGTAACCATTGCAGTATTAATTTTTGCATAATTATCCTTTAATGCATTATTAATAAGTTCAGTAATATCATTTGTGGAATCACATTCTTCTGTATCTTGAGTTATGTTATCAATCAAATCATTAAATGAAACTGCGTTACATGGCGCACCCGCGATAACAATTTTATCAATAATGTTAAGAGGCATTGTTTGAATTACTGATTCAGCTGTTAAGTTATTTGTTTCAATAAGAGTATGTAAATTATTCTTAAAAATAATATTTTCTGGCGCAAATGCATCAACATTAATCATTTCATCAAGTGTATCGGCAGAAAAAATTCCTCTTACATTAATTCTATCAAGTATATTAATTGGTTCACTAATATGTATCGTAGTTTCATCAGAAGTATCCGCATCATTACCACCACCATAAAAGAAATAATTAGGAAAAAACTGCTGTCTAGTATAATAATCTTGATAGTTTCTATAATCACCAGTTGAAACCATAAAATGTAGCAAATCATGTGCCGCAGAAATAATTTTATTAGCCTCCTCTTTTGAACAACTTCCTTTTAGTAGCATATTATTAATATATTGTTTTGTTACTCTTGGTCTAATATTAATAACTGTATGATTATTACTTCCAATAATAGATTTTCTAATTGTTACTTTAAAACCCATAGCTGAAAACAATAGAGTACAAAAATCCTGATAAGATTCTTTTTTTATCATATGTGGAGATCCACTATCATCTAGTTTAAATCCAATATATAGCATTAAAATTTCTTTTATACTTACTACAGGATCTTTATTAGTGAAAAGTCTCAAAAGTTGAAAAAATCTCATAAAATTATTTTCAGATAAACCAATATGCATTAGCTTTATAGAAGATTTTTTAGGAAAGTCTTTTGCAGAAATATTATTGATATTATTGAGAATATCAGACATTAGTTTTGGAACTGTTTTACCAGATACAACTCTAGGTAAAAAACATACTCTAATTGGCGTTTCCTTTTCCTTTATAATATCTGACAATAGTGAACAATATGTAATATTATTTTTATTGTATAGACCAAAGATATAACACGTGGCATTATAAAAAATAATATCTGAAATCTTTTTAGATTTATAATCATCATAATCGATACCGTCCCAAAACATAGAATAAATAGCTTTAATAGGTTTAGATCTATACTCTTTAGCCAACATATTCAATAACAATAGATAATATTTTTCCATAGATGAAATATCAACAAATTTTATATTAAGATTAATTTGAATATTAACATTGTTATTACCTTGTACTACAGTAAAATAAATTGAATTATAGTTACGAATATCAGGATATAGCAATAGAAGTTTATCAATATGATCTTGAAATCTCATAGATGCGGCTAAACTTGCATAATTAACAGTAGAATATACAATTGTATCTCCATTATATGTAAATGGTGCCAGTGTATATTCGATAGAAAAATATTGATAATACAAAACCAAATATTTAAATGACATTGTAAGGAATTCTAAATCTACTGGATTTTCTGGTTGTGGAAGTTGTACATTATAATGAGCTGCTGCCTCACTTAGACTATAAACTTCATCAAATCTTGCAACCGATACTTTATTTAGCAATGATCTAACACCCAAAAGATTTTCAAAATCTCTATATACCATTACACCATTAGCTTTTCTTACCCTATAAGATTGTGAATTTACCATAAATACATCTTTATATAACAAGTTCAAAATATAAGTATTTTCAAAACTCATGTAAGTAAGTTTAGGAACACTATCATCATAAAGAACATCAAATCCTCCTTCTGATGGACGGGTATAACCACCAATAAATCTAGAAATATATTCTGGTTGATTCAATCTTGATAACACCAAATTCTTTGTAAAAACAGGTAAATCATTAAATGTATGTGTATTAAGAATAGGATTATTATTTGTTTCAATTCTAGATCCCAAATTCATAAAATTAATTTTTCCTGGTAATACAATAGCTTTAAAGTTACGTGGGTTAGAATATGAATCTAGTAGGTAATTAATTCCAATCTGTTCAATGGATGATTGTGCCTCATCTAAATTTACTGTTTTACCATATTCTTCATTCATCAAAATATCAAACGGATGAACATAGCTAGTCATTAATTTTTCATCTATCTTATACTCTAAACAAATTGATGGCAATATTGCAGAAATTACTTTAAATAGGTATTCTGAGTCTTCCAATTGGTCCAACGTAGTTACTGAACTAATAGGCATCATTTATTTAGTATTAAATGACGACTGTACCAGTTACAGATATGATACCTGAATATAGCGTTACAACGTTTTCAGAAGATGGATATCCATCTAATAAAAACTATGAAATAACTACAGGTCAGTTATCAATATTAAGAACAGTCAATGATAAATTACTAGCAAGAACCAATTCTCCAATTGATAGGATATCTCCTGAGATATTTATTCCTGGTGAAGATTCACCTGTTACTATAATTGAACATATGCCATCACCAAAAACTCAATTTATGGATAATATAAACTCTATTAATGATACTAATGAAATAATTTTGGCAGAAAAACAATGTCAACGAAGAGTTAACATAAAAATATCAGGAAATCCAACAAATAATGAATATATGGATAATATTACATCTATGCAACATACAACACCATCTTTGGGATTAATGTTTGATAAAGATAAAAGAATAAAACTTCTAGAAGAAGAAATTCTAGAATTAAAAAATAAACAACATAAGGAGTCATCTAATAATAATCTTGATAATTTTACAAAACTAATTTTTGGAAAAAATGTACATAGGGCTACTGAAGTCAATAAACGTATTGCAATAGTAAACTATGCCAGTATGAATAAAGCAGAATTGACATTGGAAGATTTAGAAATTTGTACAGAGGATGAAATAGATAAAATTTATAAAATTGTTAAACAATATAATGATAGTTATAAAAAACGCATTATGGTAACGCATTTTGTTACTATAATAATAATTATTATTGAACAACTATTAGTTAAAATTGGTTTTAATGAAATGAAAGGAATTAGTTCTGAATTAACATCCGATATTATTGACATGAATATTGGAGATGACTGTGAGGAAATTGCTGTAAGGATAGGTATCGTTAACAGCCCAATTTTGAATATTCTGATGTTTTTGCTAAAACGATTAATGTCACGGATTAAACTGTAAACTAATTATTTAATCCATGCCATCATCATCTACTTTAAAAATAGTTGAATTACTATTCTTTTTAGATTTAGGTGTAGATCTTTTCTTTCTACCTCCGTTAACTGATTCGATACCTAGCAAGTCTTGATTAATTTCACCAACTGTTCCCTTAACATCCAATTTTCCTTCTTTTACTGTTCCGTAAACGATTTTTCCACTATTTGTAACAGCTTGCATAATTTTTAAATCTTCTGGATTATTATTTAGAACATTTTTTCTTCTACCTGGGTTTCCACAAGTTTTCATTGTTGTTTTTTTACATTTGGGTTTAGGACAGGCACCTGCAGCACATTCATTTTCTGTTGGTTTAACCAAATTACTTCTAGAATTATTATTTGCTTCCTCACCACTAATATGTGCTAGAATAGTTCTTAGCTGAGGTGTCAATTTGTTTAGAGTCTCAAAATAATCATCATAGCTACTTCTTGCAAGTTTTTTATCAGCCATTTAATAATATAAAAAAAATCATTTACTAGTGAAAAGTCTATAAAAAGATACTAAATGAACCGGTTTAAGTTTATCTACATATCCAGTTGCCTTCAATAGTTTATTATAATCATTATTTTCATCTCTATCTATATTTGGTATATTGTTGGTAATACTTTTTTTTATTATATATAGTATATAAAATAAATGCTATTGCTACTACACAAATAATTGCTAAAATAAAATTGCCAATCATTTATAGTATATAACTTATAAAATGTATATTAAAAAATTTATCTTTCATTAAGTTCAATATTACTAATGTTTTCTACAAGTTTACGGTTTATATCTGTAGAATTTGAACCGCGGCAATAAGTGCCCCATGTTGAGTATATAATAATACCAAGTGACAGAACAATACCTAATACAAACGATAGTCCCGATAGTACTCTCCATAGTGCAGTCGTAGTATACTTATTTTTATAGAAATCTACAAATGCAAAAATACACGATGCTGCAAGGAGTAGCACACCCCCAATTAGTGCACCGTTACTAAAAAAATCACTAAGGATATTTACTAGGCCCATTTAACTAATAAAAATTTTAAAATAGTGAATGTATAAAGTGGAATATAAACCACATAAATAATATAGTTTGTGTAAAAAATATTATATTAATTTTTAAATTGATTGATAATTTAATATTTATTAAAGCAGTTACAGCAATTATACCAAATAAAATCAACGGTTCGTAATTAGTTATCATTTACTATCCTAAAAGGAGGTGGTGTACTATCCCCCTCAAACAATATATATATATTACCATTCCATTTATTCCGTTTTAAATATACACAAACACTAAGTAATTGTATATTTGTTGGGTTAATTAATAGAATATCTTTATATTGTTTATTAACGTTTACAAATTCAGAAAATTTAAATGAATTATAACAAGGAAATGGAATAATTTTATTTGATTTTAATATACAGATTGGCCAATTATTGTATAAAATCAAAGTATCATCCCCTACTAACATTTATAACTTTTGTTTTAATACGTTTACGACTGTAAATTAACAAAAAGTAAAAGAGAATAAAAATAACAATAAAAATAATCATAAAACTAAAGAAAATCGGTGTTGATTTCGATACACACTTATTAATTTTTGGTTTTCCTGGATCTATATCACCTATTTGTGTTTTATTACCCCTACAATCTGCTATTAAATCAACATTTGACTTGTTTACATTTAATGAATTTATATTTATTCCACAACCAGTATATTTACATCTTGTTCTTTGAACATCTTGATCATATAATAACCATTTTCTATCTCTAGATTTATCGGTACAATCATCTGTCCAACAAGCTCTAGGGCCTAAATATTTTGTATATGAATCTTGTCTAGGGGGAAAAACACACCAACAGTTTTGATTAGCTTTATGTTTTTTACAAAAATTTAATAATGCAGTATCGCCAAATGTATAATATTCTGGTCTACAAACTCTAATAAATTCGGAACAATAACGTTTGTCCATGTCATTTGAACAAATATCAGAATAAGTCGATAATGCTATAAGCCTTTTAGTACGTAACCATTTTATACAATTTGTATTATCCGGATTTGTTTTACAAAATTCAACCATAGTTTTATCACAATGTGTTGTTGTGTATTCATTATTTAGTATATTTGGACATTCTTTAGATGGATTAGTGCAACAATCTTTAATTTTATCATCTTCTATAATATAATCTTTTTTTAACAAATTTACATAACATACCCTTTGAAATATATTCTTTTGCAGCATCTGGAATTTCATTATCCAAATAGTTTTCAGTAATATCTTTAGAATATAATATTACAGACCCTGGTCTAAAGTTAATAGATCTACATGGTTTGGATTTAACCAATACGTACTTTTTAGATAATTCTGGTGATAAATATCTACCACAAAAAGATATATCCATATCATTAAGTAAACAAATTTTTGGTTCTATTACATCATTTTCTATGGTATATATATTAGGATCCTCATAAAATCTAACATCTTTATTATATTCAGGATAATTAAATTTTATTTGCATATGTTTAGTATCACTTTTATATGTTTTATAGATATCTATACTTTTAACTGATACATCATTACCCATTTAATAAATTTTAATTAAGATTCATAGAAACTTGGTTTTTTATACATTTCAATATTATCAGATGAAAAATCACCAATGCATTGATTTGCAGTTCTATCTCTTCTAGAGTCGATACGTGATTTAAAATCAGCAATAGAAATATTATTAAAGTCCTTAGATAAATTGTAAGCGTATAGACAAAACAAAATTGCCAAAATAATATATGAAATTGTATAAGCAATACTAGAGATTGTATTCATAATCATTGTCAATGTTGCAAACACAACACAAACAATAGACATCATAGTATTTGTGTTACTACCACGTGTAATAATTTGCATTGATAGACAGTATGCAATAACAAGTGATGGGAATGGTAAAAGTGCAGCGGCTACAACTAACATAATTACAGCAATAATTGGAGTACTTGTTATAGCTAGCACTAGCAAAATTAAACCTATTAGTGATTTTACATCATTTCGTATTAGAATATTTGGAAATGTTCCTTTAATCATAGGATATGATGTACTATTACCATCTGTACCTACTAGCTCCTCATTATGTTTTGGTAAAAAAGATGCCTCCTCAGATTCTGTAAATAGTTCATTGTCTTTAACACCCGCACCAGCACTGAAGTCATTAAACATATTATAGTAACTTAAATAACTCATTTATATATTAAAAAATGTATATATGTTCTACTCTTGATCATAAACTCTATACAGATATAATGAAAATTATAAATGCACCTACGTTATTTTTGTTTAATTCTCAAAAAGAATTTGTTGAAGTTTTACCTATATCAACATTTAAGTTTTTCATACCTATTGGTTTGTTTTCAAATGAATTTCCTCTTATAAAAAATATAGAATTAATTCCAACTAATTATGTTAATAATAAAGATAATGTTACATTACCAACACTATACCCAATACAAAAAAGAGTGGTTGATAACATACTTACACAATTAAGAAATAATCAACGTGATAAAAGATCTATGTACATGACAATACATTTAGCATGTGGTTTTGGTAAAACAATAACAACATGTTATCTTATTGGTATACATAAAAGAAAAACTGTAATATGTTTACCAAATAAAATGTTGATCAATCAATGGGTAAATGGAATAAAATCAACAAATTTAAGTTATTTAATATCTTTAGATGGTGCAACCCAGCTACTTAAACAATTGGAAAAAAACAATCCTGATATATTAGTAATAGTAAGTAGACATCTTTCAAATGAAATATTTTGTAAAAAAATATTTAATGAATATGATGTATTTGTCTTAGATGAATCACATATGTATAATCTTATGAATAATTCAGCGATAACTAGATTTTTAACATTTTATCCGCCAAAAATATGTTATTTTTTAACTGCAACTCCACGGAGTTATAACAGATTATATTGTAATAATGTAATTAATATTTATAAATCTTCTAATATAATAAAAATTATTAAGGTATATGATAATTTTTTTGGTGTATATTATACCGATACAATAAAACATATGATAAGAAAACTTAATATAAAAAAAACATATCACATATATGTAGAAAAAATATTATCAGAAGATGCTAACAGAAATAAATTTATTATAGAAACTATAGTTAAAGATTATTCAAAAAAATATATCAATAGGGTAATCTTAGTTACAAAGCTAAGATCACATATGTTATATTTTTACAATATTCTAATTGAAAAATTTGATAATGAAACAGTATACTTAGGAGACGCTAAAGATAAAAATACTCCTGATATAGTAAATTTACTAAGAAAAAAAGATAGATTTATATTTATATCTACTGTTAATTACTCTGGTACTGGACTAGATATACCAAGATTAGATTCTATTATTGTTACTTGTACTGTTTTAAACTCAATGCAAATAGAACAATTATTTGGTAGAATCTGTAGAGAAACCGAAGATATTTTTAATAGAGTAATATATTTATTTCAAACTACATCTATAAGAGAAATTTCTAATACGGTTGGTTATTATACACAAAAAATGTTATCGTTATCAATTGATAAGTTAGGATTCGTTAAAGAAAAAACAGAAAACATAAAACATGAGCCTGCATTATATAAAGCTTTCAACCTACAAAACCATTAAGTAGTCTAAGTTCAGATCCACATTCTGAGCACGATAGAATATCTCCTTTCCCAGATACTTTGTATGCATCGAATGATACCTTTGTAACATCAGATACATTAACAAGTTTTGAATGACATGATGAGCATGACAAAGTACTTGTATCATTAATTTGATTTTTAGTCCTTCTCTTTTTCTTGCGTTTTTGACCAGCTGTATTATCCATATTTATGTATTAAAAAATATATCCAAATAAGCCTTGTTACACACTGTTCTAAAGTTTGAAATATTACTGTTAGTATCACATGATATATACATATTTTTATCTACTTTATTAATGTTATCACATGTAAGTGGATTTTTATTAGAATCAAGAGCCATATTTGCAGTAATTCCAGTCATATCAAATTTATAAGAAAATAATCTATTTTCCACACAAAAATATTCTTTATTTAATTTCTTATATTTTAGATATGCATTATGTTCCATATGTAATTTTTCAGAGATACTCGGAACTATAATATTAAAAATAAGAATGAAATAACATAATATTAAAAAAAGTGTTATCATGACTAAAAACAATGATGATATTGATAATCTTTATGAATTATTATTATTAAAAGATTGTATCAATTTTACCGATAAAAAAACTAGAGATAGATACAATCAATTAATAGATTGGGCTACATATAAGTATTGGAAGATTGGATTAAGTAAATTTATATGTGATGATATTTCTATTTCCAATCATTATTCAGATACATATTTAAAACCATTTAAAATAAAATCAGGTAGGTATATATTTATACCCATGTGTTTTGGAAATATATATATTTATGTTAATGGAACTATGATGGAATTAGGATCAGGAAATATAAAAAAAATAGATAATTCGATTAAAGAACAATATGATAACATATTACAAACATTTAACATAGATTTTATTAGATTTATATATTTTAGAGGTAAGTGGATTATTGACGATGTGTTTTCTAAATACGAGTCATATACAGAAATATTAAATCATATTTCTATTAAAAATATAAACATGGTTCCCCATATTAATATAAAAATATTAGAAGATAGAATTTTTACAATTGATGATTATAATGTCTTAGAATTATATTTTTTAAAATTGTTAGGTGACTTTTATCCTTCTGCATTATGTTTTATATCTGAAAATACATATAAAAGAAATATAATTGACTTTTATAACAAAACATATGTTTATATAAAGTCTATTGAATTAGAAAATATTGGAGAAAACATATTTATTCCAAAATTAATAACAAAGTCTGGTTATGATATTATTATAAGAGATATATATCATCTAGTAGATTCTGGTATAACAGTAAATTCATTTGCTGTTGTAAAGAAAAAAAATAATTTTATATTACTGGATACTGTTAATAAATGTAATTATTCTAAGTCAGAATATTTATATAATATGATGAAGAATGATATAGGAAGTAATTTCTTTATAAAAGATAAATATCTTTCTAAGGTTTATGATGATATAGGTATAAAATTCCTTTCAAAAAAAATAGGCATAGTTAATGATTGTTACACATTAAATACTTTTATTAAAGAAATAAATAACAATAATAATGTAAAAGATAAAATAATTACTACTTCCTCTTTTGATTTAATAAGAGAGTGTTTGGAATATCCAAAAAAAGATTTTATAACACTTGTAAATAATATGATCTTTGATATTGAAGACGGAAAGGTAAAAGATTTTAACTTAGAAAAATTAAATTGTTTAGAAGATCCTAATATATCCGTTATATACGGAAATTTTAACAATTTTGTGTATTTATTTAATATACTCGTCGATGCAAAAAAGGCAATATCCAGCTCCTAGGGAGCAAAAAGAAATTATATGCGCCTTTGATATAGGTGCAAAAAATCCAGCTAGAACTATAATAGAAATAGAAAATAATTCCATAAAGATAATTGATATTTCAAAGTTAGATTGGAGTATAGATTGGGAAAAAAGAATAGCTAGAGATATTTCACAGTACCAATATACATTGGTTTTACTAGAGAGACAACCTAAAAGGTCACCATATGTAAAATTTATATATTTTATTAAAGGATTTTTATATAAGACCAATACTAGTGTAATTTGTGTATCTCCTGTAATGTCTGGGAATTCATATAAAGATAGAAAAAGACGATCTGTAGAAACTTTTAAAAACTGGATGGAAATATTTGGACTATATGATTTGGTTCCAAATAGAAAAAAATTAGATGATGTAGCAGATAGTTTTAATCTTGCTATGCGATATATATTAAATAAATGGAATATGAAATATATACCATATATAAAAATGTAAAAATGATAGTATTTATAAAATATGGATGATTTATTTGTATTTTTAAATAATATAGAAGAAAACTATATTAGAACAATATTCAATTTTCATATTATTAATACAGTAAAAACATTAGATATTTATAATTCCATAAAAAATATCATAGAACGAGAATCAGTTTTTGATAATGTTATATTATCCCATGATATAAAACATCATATAAAAAAAATTGTCTTTTGTGATATAAACTTAACAAAACATATAGTAAACACTACAGCATATCCAATATATAATAATAATGTACGAAACTGTAAATATTTACAGTTTTTTGATATACATTCCAATGATGATGAAATGAGTGCTAGGACTACTGAAATATTTAAAAGGGATAGATCGTCACTGGTTTCATATGTAAGAACAACTAATAAAAAGAAGAAGGTAGATTATGGTGAAATAAAAAAAACAGTTAATAGTACATATAAAAACAAATCAATATATTTTTCAGGGAAGAAATCAGATGATTACCTCTATACAACAGTTGAACATACAGAAACTAGACCGTGGATAAAAACAATATCAAAACACATGCGTATAGATATATTACATGATTCTATAATTACAAAAGGAAAAAGTTCAATATTACAAACTATAGAAATAGTGTTCGTTAATAGAACATGTATAAAAATATTTAAAGATTCTACAATGCATGTTATATTATCTAAAGATAAAAACGAAAAAAATTGTATCGAAACAATTAATAAACTTTTTAGTGTGTATAGGATTATTTTCTGTATTTTATATGATATCACTAAATATGATGACTTTAAAAAAATTTTTGATGTATCTGATATAATTATTAAATCTACTGAATTTATAGATAAAATTAATTTTATTAAAGAATATAATGATGTTTATGGTATATATAATTTTAAAATCGGAATGTTTAATCTCACATATAGAAAACCTATTGATTTTACAATTTTCCCATCAATGTTAGATAATAGTGGTAAAATAAAATTTTTTAAGGGGAAGAAATTAAATATAGTAGCATTAAAATCATTAGATGAGTGTAAAAAAAATGTGATATTATCAGACTCGATAATGAAAAAGATGCAAGATAGATCCGATATTCTAAATAGTTTAAATATAGAAACAGCAAGTATAGAAAAATTAAAAGAATTGTTAATATAAAGTGAAAAAAAAAACTATTTTAAAAATGGATCAGAGATTGGGTTATAAATTTCTTTCTCCAGATCCAAAAGATGGAGTTTTTTATAGACCGTTACATTTCCAATATGTATCATATTCAAATTTTATTAATACTAGGTTACGTGAAATTTTATCAGTTAAGCGGACACTATTATCTTTTAAAAATGATACCGAAAAAATTGTTATGGAGATTGACAATGTTAAGGTTATACCTCCTGAATATTCACCTATTATAGCAAGTATAAAAGGTAAGAGTTATGATGCACTTGTTACATTCACTGTTAATATTTCAAAGGAGATAATGACAAAGGATGGATTAGTTGTAACAAAAATTAGTAGTTATGAAGGTAATGATTCACATTTAATTAAAGTACCTCTTTTAATAGGATATGGTAATAAGAATCCATTAGACAATACAAAATTCTTAGTTCCAAATGTTGTTGGTGGGGTGTTTATTAATAAACAATCAGTTGAGAAAATTGGAATAAATCTAGTTGAAAAAATTACAACATGGCCTAAGTTTAGAATTATTAAACCAAACACTTTCACATTTTCATTCTCTTCAATTTCTCCTGTTGATGTCTTACCAACAAAATATAGACATTATAAAATATTAATGGATATTTCACAATTGGAAAATTGTACCATATCTTCAACTAAAACATTTATAACAATTAATCTAATATTACTAATACAATATCTATCCCGAGTAAATTTTGATTTTTTAGAAAATAATTTATGTTATGATATGCCAACAGAAGTTATATACTTAGCAAAATCAATTATAGAAAGTACTAAAACATTTATTAGTAATATTAATGAATTTGATATAGATGTATATGTCAATGATCTAATAATATCTGAACACACTAAACAAAAATCTCAATATACTGTAGAAGAATTCAAATATGATATGATAAACAATTTTCTTCCTCATATGAATGAATCACCCAATCATCTAAAGGGATTTTATATGTTGTCATTACTTAGAAAGTTTATCTATTGTATTTATCACACCAGTAGGTATCCAGATAGAGATTCTATGGTTTGTCATAGAGTATTAACATATGGAAAATATTTCGAAATTTTAACACATGATGAACTAGAAAATTATGTAAATAACATCAGAACTGATATTATTAATAATCATAAAAATAGAGGTACATATGCTGTTAATATACATGTATTAACAACACCAGGTTTCAATCATGCATTTTCTGGATTATTGAGTGGTAAATTTAAAAAGACAGATGGAAGTTACAGGACACATCCTCATTATTCATGGATGCAAAATGTTACTATACCTAGAAGTGTTGGGTTTTATCCAGATCAAGTAAATATTTCAAAAATGTTCTCAATTAGAAAATATCATCCTAGCCAATATGGTTATTTCTGTCCATCCGATGTTCCTGAAAGAGGACCACAAGTAGGATTAGTGTCACAACTTTCTGTTCTTACATATATATCTAATATAACAACATCTGAATATAAGGAATTGTTTAATAGAATAAGTCAATATGTAAGATCATATAACATTAATGATATTAGTTATTTTGAAACTGGTTTTTTGATAACATTAGAAAATTCTGTTATTGCATCTATTAATCCAAGTCTTGTAGATACATTTGTATTAGATTTTAGACGTAAGAAACGAATAGGTTATTTTAATAATTTAGAAATTGGTATAACACTTGTAAAAGATCACATGAACGAAATAAAAATAAATATAGGAAGTGGTAGATTGATACGACCATTTTTAGTTATTGATAATGGAGAACTAATAATTGACAAATATAAAGATTTAGAGGAAAGACTAGATGATATTACATTTTCTGATATTCAACGGGAATTCCCTCATGCTATTGAAATGGTTGATATAGAACAGTATGCATTTAGTAACATATGTGAATCGGTTCAAAGATTTAATTCATTATCAAATGTAGATCGACACAAATACCATTTATGTGATTTTCCATCAGAGTTTAGAGACGGTTATGTAGCATCATCACTTGTTGGGATTAATCATAATTCTGGACCCCGTGCAATATTGGGTTGTGCACAAGCAAAACAAGCAATTTCATGTTTAAGTTCAGATATAAGAAATAAAATAGATAATGGAATTCACTTAATGTATCCAGAAAGACCTATTGTTATTAGTAAGGCATTGGAAACATCAAAAATTGCAGTAAATTGTTTCGGTCAACATGTAACAATAGCATTAATGTCATATAAAGGTATTAACCAAGAAGATGGTATTATTATTAAAAAACAATTTGTTGAAAGAGGTGGATTAGATATTTTAACTGCTAAAAAACATCAAGTTGATATACCGCTTGAAAATTTTAACAATCATGAACGTGTTAAGTCAACAGCATATTCAAAACTTGATAGTAATGGGTTAGTGAAACTAAATTCATTTCTAGAATCTGGAGATGCTATTGCAAAAAATGTATCATCTAGAACATTAGAAGATGACTTTGTTCAAGATAATCAAATTAGTTTCGACATAGCCGATAGATATACTGATATGTATAAATCTAGGGTAGAACGGGTTCAGGCCGATATAACAGATAAAGTAAAAGTTAGAGTATTAACAATACGAGAACGTCGGCCTATATTGGGTGATAAATTTACCAGTAGAACTAGTCAAAAAGGTACCATTGCATTGATTGCAGACGAATCAGAATTACCATATGATGATGATGGAATTAAACCAGATATTATTATAAATTCAACATCTATATTTTCTAGGAAAACATTATCTATGTTAATAGAAGTAATTCTAACATCGGCATATGCATCTAAACCATATAATAATAATGATCAAAATAGACCCATATGTTTTCCTAGTAGTAATGAAACGAGTATTGATACATATCTAGAATTTGCAAGAAAATGTCATCAGTATATGTATCCAGATATTTCTGAAGATGAATTAGATGATAAGATGTTTTGTAATAAAGTATTATATGATCCAGAAACAGATAAACCATATATATCAAAGGTTTTCATGGGTTCTATTTATTATCTACGTCTTAGACATCTTACACAGGATAAAGCCACGGTTAGATGTAGAGGAAAAAAAACAAAACTGATTAGACAAGCCAATGAGGGAAGACGTAGAGGTGGTGGAATAAAATTTGGTGAAATGGAAAGAGATTGCATAGTGGCACACGGTGCTGCATATACAATTACAGAAATTTTAAAAGATTCTGAAGAAGATACACAAGATGTATATGTTTGTGAAAATTGTGGAGATATATCAGCAATTATTAATGGAAATAAAATATGTATTAGATGTTCAAAACAAAATCTATCTACTGTATTAACAAAAGTAGATACGACGCATGTTTCAAAGGTGTTTATAACACAAATGAACGCAAGAGGTGTAAAGATAAAAATGGAATTTGAAAAGAGAAAACCTTTGTTTTATGAAGAGTTAGAAAAAATTGATATAAGTCCACCTGATAGACTGTTTAATGTTTGATTCTACCAGTTTGAACATCAATCTTTTTTGCCATTGTTAACATATTTCTTCTAATTGTTTCAAAATGATTTTCTAGTCTGAGAATATCACTGTCAATAACTTCTAGTCGTTTAATATCCATATCTATTTCATTCAATCTTTTAATAACTTCATCAATATTAGTATTCCTTTCATATGTTTTTTTAAATACTTTTTCTAGAATCATCAATCTAAGAATAAAATCTTTGATATCTATATTATCTTTTTGAATAAACTCATCATTTAAAATATCCTCAATATCTTGATCTGTAATATCAAAATCAGGATATTTACTTTTTACAATATCTTTAACATCTTGTTTAATTTCTTCTCTATCCTCTGGTTTTGGTCTTGCTGGTTCAATTGGTTCTTCTGGTACTGGTTGCGGCTGCGCCGGTTGCACTGGTTGTGGTTTTGCTGGTTGAACTGGTTGCGGTTTTGCTGGTTCTGGCTTTGGTTTTGCTGGTTGAACTGGTTGTGGTTTTGGTTGTGATGGTTCTGGTTTAGGTGTTACCGGACCCGTTCCAGTAGGTGGTTTAGGTTTAGGTGGTGGAGTTATTGGAGATGTTGGATCTGTTATAAAATTAGAATCTAGCTCATCTGTTGCTCTGAGCATTGGTGTTTCTTCCCATATTTCATTATCATCATCACCGGGAAATATTGACATACCACCACCATCCATTTAAAGTATGAATTTTAAAAAAATACACTCTTTACTTTTTGGATCGTTGGGATATATACATGGATTAAACATGTTGGTATTATTAGAAATAGAAAATGTATAATAAATACAATCTTCAATATTGGTAAATTTTCTGATTTTTTTTCCATCTGATTTGAAGCCAAATGCTGAGATAGATACAAAGGCATCAATAAATTTTACGCATCTCCATTTTTGTTTTACATCATATATATCATCATTTGGATCAGTTACTGTTCTATCTATTGATAGTGTATTAAGTGTTTTTGTATATTCTAATGATGAATGCATCGAATTAAATTCCTTTATATTCTCATAATTTTGATATATATAATATCCTTGAAACATTATCATACAAATTGCTACTGTTGCAACAATTATAAAAAAAACTGTTAATATATTCATTTACACTGAAATAATTATATATTTGCCATAATCTTTTTAAATGCATCGGATAACGCATTTAAAAATTTTGACATATCTATATTGTTTATATCAAATCTATGAAATGTATTAAGTCTAGAATCACAACCAAAAAAGTTTATAATACACATAGTAACTAAATCATTTACGAAAATTAATCCAGATGATGGATTATATACAGATACTGTAATATTATCATTAATATCAGAAGTTTCTAACTTATGAGAGTGAATATCGGCAACCAAATATCCTTCTAGAAATTGTAATATTTCTGTAATATGATTTTTATTATCAATCCAAGAGTATGTTTCTATACGAATTGTTAATTTACCCAATGGTGCGGTAACAATACATGGAACTGTACCCTCAAAGGTGGTTTTTAAGATTGGTTTAATATTATCATATTCACGATTAAAATTTTCTATATCTAAAATATTACTTAGTTGATGTTTTAATTCATCATTAATAATTGTACCGGAACTAAAAGCAATAAGTTCAATGTTCTGTAGATTTTTTAATCTATAATCTTGATATGTATGTAACAAGGTTTCTTTTAATTCAACTGGTTTATTAATAATTTCAAAAGTATTATCTTTATGTATAATATAGAAATCAAAATCATGTAATGTAATATATTTTTTATCTGGTGTTTGTTTTTTATTAAGATATGCAAAAAATGATAGTTCGTTTCTTAATATTTTTGACGTATATTTGTGTAAAATTTTTCTTGTTGGCATAAACTCTATTGATGTAAGCCATTCTTCATTAACTGATGTTGTATTATTAACAAGTACAACACCTATATTCAGTAATGGCCATTTTACTCTGTTATTAAATCCATGTTTTATAAATGTTGAAATATTTGGATCCAAATCTACAATAATAATTTTATCTTCTTTGTGCATAATTTTGATGTTCACTTTGATGTAATGTATTCTTTTTCGACTTTTTGTTAATAGATAAAATCCTAAGATTTATTTGACTAATAATTTCTCTAATTGTTGTTAAAATTGCAGAAAATTCACTATTTTCTACAGATGTATTATTTGAAATATTTTTTAACAAATGGATGAAATTAGATTCATTAATATCTTCCTCCATTTAAATATCAGAATATATCATCATCACAATTATCTATATCATCAATAAATTTTTCTATTAATATCTTAGATATAATACATTTTGTATGAATAACATAACATTTAGCCAATATAAATAACATTTTGACTATATTTTTCATTTATACAAATATTACACATTAAATAAAAAATTTTGACTAGATTTAACGAAAATCAGTTTTATAGAAAAAGTTTATTAAATGCATCCTTCAGAATAGCATTAGTTGGTGGTTCTGGATCTGGTAAAACAGCATATTTGTTATCTTTATTCGACACATTAGTAAATAGATATAAACATATTTTTTTATTTACACCAGTATATAATTCTGCATATGATAGTTATATATGGCCTGATCATGTAAATAAAGTTACAACGGCAGAAGAATTAGAATATTCTTTAATAGTTACTAAAAAAAAAATTGAAAAATATGCACATAGTAAATCTGACATGTTTTTGTTAATTTTGGACGATATGGGAGATAAACAAACAAAATCTACAACATTGTTAGATTTTTTAAACCATGGTAGGCATATTAATACATCTGTTATTCTTTTATGTCAAACATATAAACATGTTCCAATTACTGGAAGAACAAGTATAACACATTTTTGTTGTTGTAATGTATCAGATTCTGATGTTGAAAACATGTTAAGATCAATGTCTATAACAGGATCGAAAAAGGATCTATTAAAATCCATTAGTTTGTTAAGGTCAGTAAGTGTTAATAAACGAAGGGTATTAATTATAGAAGATTCTGTTTTTAGTGAATGCGAACAAAGAATATGTTATGATACAGCGGACGAATCAGTAATAAATAATATTGTTAATCCAAATATATTATTGAAACAATTTTCTCATATGAAAAAGGATTTATCCAAAATTATATCTTTATATGACGTTAAAACTATTCAATTTATATTTACATATACTAAATTAAGTTATATTAAATATATAAAAATAAGTTAGCATTTAGAAGCAATACAATATTTATAGTCATAACTATAAAAATGTCTTTGGTAGATGTAGATATTGATGAAAAATATGGTTATGATGGTGACGCTAACCTATTTAATGGTTCTACAATATATACTAAAAATAAAAATAAAAAATATTTAAATATGAGAACTCTATTATTGTTAAGATTAATTATTATCGTATCAATTCTAACACTTCTAGGTACCACTACATATATGCTCTTTAAATATAATGAATGTTATTCATCTCTAAATGATGATAGTCCAGTTTTTGAAAAAATTGTTAGTTGTAAAGATGGTAATAAAATTATAGTTCAGTGTAATGGTATTATTTATAACAATAATTGTTATGTATTAAATAAAGAGTCAACGATTAGTGACGCAAAAGAAGAGTGTAGTAAAAGTAATAGTACACTACCATCAAAAGATTTGTTAAAAACTTGGCTTAGTGAATACGTATTGGATACATGGGGGAGTGATGGAAAGGCTATTATAAATTATAATATTCCTACTAATAATGATGATTTTACAGACGTAGAAAAAAGAAAATATTTTTGTTTAAAATCTATTTATTAATTTTACTTACATAAAAAAGATAATATTTTTATTTAGAATCTATTTATTAATTTTTATTATAAATGAAGTTCCTTAATCGTCAAACAAAAGATAAAATAAAAATGATTAGTAAAAATAGTTCTGTATTGATGTTATTTTCAACAATTCTAAGTTGTATAGGAATAGTAGTAAAATATAGTAATTTACTTTTTCCTAGTGAATGCTCCGATTATTGGGTGCCATATGGAAAATATTGTTATTATAACACAGAATTAAAACTATCATTGAAACATTCTAGTTCATATTGTAAATTACGTGGTGGTTTTTTACCAAATTTTGATAGTACATTGTTAAGAACTTTGTATGTTACACACGGAAAACATTTTTGGACAAGTATATATAAAAAAGGGAGATACTTGGATTGATTATAATACGGGGAAAAATATTACAGATATGAAAACTATTACTGTTGCTAAAATACAAGAAGATACTAATTTTATTAAAGATAATGGCAAAGAACAAAAACCCCAGAAATATATAAAAAAATACAAAGATACATGTGTTGTTTTTATTGGGGGGTTTCTAGAATATCTATGTGAAAATGTTAATAATGTAATATGTGTTAAAGAATATAAAAAAAAGTAACAATTTTATGTACATTGCATAAAGATGGATGGTTGTAATGATGAGACATTGACCATTATTACTAATATGGGTATAGTAAAAATAAATAAAGAAAATACAGAAATGTTTGAAGATTTAGGGTTGGAATTTATTAATAATATAGGTCCATATATTTTAGCAACAATTAATTTAATCCCACTTAGTGATACTGATGAAGTCAATCAAGAAACAATTAACAAATGTTATATTGCACATAATGGAATAATTGAAAAGCATGTTCATAACTCATTGTTAAATATGCCATTATATAAAATAGAATCAATATATAATGTTAATAATAACTACAAATTGATATCCTTTGATAAATATCCTTATTTAAAATTTGATGATAAAGCTCAACCATTTTATGTAAAAGTATCAAATTCTATACAACATATTAGTGTAATGGAAGTTTATAATTTATATAACGAATATGATTATCATTTTATTATTAATCCATCTAGTAATATTATAGAAGAAATTATTAATAGATTTGATTTGTTTATTACAGATAATAATGGTTGGTTAATCGCAGATGGAAAAATGAAAAAATAAAAATTACTAACATGAAATATCAATATGTTTAAGCATATTTATTTACCCAATAATATTCTTAAACATATTGATATTATTATATCAAAGAATAATTTTATTGGAGATGATTTAAATTACTTAAAACATTTGTTAAACAATTTATTTGGTTACAATGTAATTTGTGAAATTACAAAAATATCTCTTCTAACATTACAAAAAGACAATTATTTACATAGTTTTACATTCGATGATGCTAACATTCTACCAAAAACTGTATATTACAAACATGAAAATTCTATTATAGAGCCTAATAATTATATATTTTGTATATGTTTAGAAGGATCTGTTTGTGTAGAACAAACTAATAAATCTTCTAATTTTGTAAAAATAATCAATAGAGGAGAATGTTTTATTTTGAATATGTTATCAAAATATATAATTCATACATTTGATCCGAAATTAAAATTAGTTATAATTCCATATAATACTTTAAGCCCATTCATTCATTATGATAAAATAATATGTTCAGAGGATAAGAATATATATGAAATATTTGATGGAAATAGGTTTGCATTATTTTGTTTATTTGATGAAGATAATGTTAATTTAGAAAGTATAATCATATTAAATGGTAAATATTACAACATTACAACTTTGTCTGAAATTGATATATTTGGTTTAAATTCAGTACTATTAAAATATAATATTTACACAAATTATTTACATTACAATTCTATGTTTTACCAAGAAACCAATATACAAACAATTTATGATATTTTGAATGAAAATAACATTTTTGATAATTTAATTCATAATACAAAAAGATCTTATGTATATTCATCAGATTTAAAAAGATATTCTATAATGTTAGTATATGGTATAATGAAATAAATACTACATGATTTTTTTTTTTATAAATATTGAATAAATATACATTTTAATAAGTATATATAATTACATCCTATAAATCATGGATAGTGGTTCTATATTCGTAACCATTGTTACGATAATTATTGCTATTATACTGTTTGGATATGGTGTATCAATATGTTTATGTTATTCAATACCATTATTGTATAAGAAAGAAAGTAAAGATAAAATGATTAAGTTGAATCAAATGTATTTTGGTACTCTTGATAATAAAAAAAGTATACAATATGTAACCAGTTACGAAGAAACAGATGATTATAATCAAGATGAATTTATTGAAGATAATGAATAACCTATTTATGAAAATATTTCTAAATTGATGAAGGTTACATATTCTTCTGTTGATATTAATGATGTAAAAGATCTTTATGCTACTGTAAATACTGATAAAAAGTCAAACAAAAAGGACATTAATGATGTAAAAGATCTTTATGCTACTGTAAATACTGATCACAAAAAAGACATTAAAAATAATGAACCTAGTGATAAAATCGAGATTGTGAATGAAGATGAAAAATCGTCAACGGATAATAGTGTAAATAATATTACAGTGAAAATTGACCCAGAACCTATTTATATGATACCACCAGATGCAATAAACTGAATAATTATAATATGTATTATAAAACAGTATTATGAAGTCAAAGGTTTTTGAAACTGTTCCTTTTTATAATAACTTTAAGATCCGAGATGCTGTTCTAGAGTTGTTAAACAAAGACATTACCGAATATAAGGATGATAATCATATAAATATATTGCTTTCGGATTTATATAAACATAAGGATGAACCAATTTATATTAATGATACAACAATAAAAATTAATGAGTTTGTTTATAAAGATAAGTTTACATCACAAATAGATAATAATAATATTACTAGAGTCATTGTTTGTATAAAACAAGCAAAAAAAGGTGGTCGTGTAACATTTTCAAATAAAAAAACTAATGATAAAAAAACTATACGCTTGAATACATCATTTATAATTTTGCTGAAGTCTGTTGCGGTTTATACCATTTCAAATGTTGTCAAGGGAAGAATGGTAATTTTAACCTTTGATATTAACATTCCAAGTCTAAGAGTAGTTGATATAAAATTAAATAATGATATTATGTATTCAAATATATACATTAATATCGTTCCAATTTTAACAAGTGAATATGTTTTCGTATTGAAGCAATTATCATATAAGCTAGTTGGAAATGTATTTTGTGAACAAATTTATATAAATAGAAAATGGTATACAATAATTACATTAAATAATAAGAGATATTATATGAAATCAATTTGTTTTGGAACCTTTATACCACAAATTAGTTTTAAACGTAATGATTTTAATAATTCTATTATAACAAAAATTATTAATAATATTTTACCATTTGATAATATATATCCAAAAAAAATTATATTTGATAATATGGTTGTGTATGAGAAAATTTTATTTGGTAAAATCAATATCTAATACAAGATAATATCAAACTTTGAATACTTTACTTTGTAAGTAATTGGTACTACCAATAATAGAATCATATATGAATGTGAAAATATTAATATAAAAACAATTGAATATGAATATATACATGAATAAATATAATTATAACATTCGAAAATTGATATTATAATTGTAACCGTTGATGTTATAAAAAATAACATTTGAATTCTAGCCAGTATTAAAAAAAGATGTGATTGATTTAAATATGTATATAATTTTAATTGTATAATTATAAATATAAAAATTGATATTTGTATAAGTGTTAGTTTGTCATTGTTAGTTAATATCATACTAATAAAATATTGTAGTATATGTTTCGTATTACTAATTCTACAGGATATGATAAAGATATCTATCCATATAGTTAACATAATAATAGAAACTGCACATATTATAAAATCTATATCTGTATCAGTAAACCATATATCTGCAAAGTTTAAATAAATATTATTTTTTTCTACATCATTGTTTTTTATTTTATAATTGCATGTAAAAATATTTCCAGATAAATTATATGAAAAATTAAGTTTTAAAATATCTTTATTAATTAATTTTATATCAGAATACGTCCAGTTTACTGAAGTAATATTTTTATTAAAAGTTGCATGGAATTGTAATAGTAGTATTACATAGAGTATAATTAATAGTAATGTTATTAGAATATACTATATATATATTAAAGATAAATAATATATAATAAAATAGTATATTTTTCATTATGGAAGATTTAACTAATAAAATACTTAATTTATTAATGAGAATATAATGCTAATCAAAACTATAATGAAAAAGATGATTTATATAATAATTTTATACTATTATGTAAGGAATTTATAGAAAATAAAAGATCTGATAAAATTAAAAATAAAATAATTATTTTATTAAAAAAAATATCACTATCACTCGTTGAAAAAGTTTGGTATCCTATAAGTTTACATTGTGATAATATAACAAATTATTATGCAAAAAATAAATCTTGGGTAGAGAATCAATTAAATATGTTAGATTATAATGATGTTTTAAATATTACATCATATGGGAATCTTGTAACGATAGCTATACTATATAAAAATGATAAAATTTGTGAACGTGTATTAGATTATATATTTACTGTTATGAAATTAAAATAAAAATAAAAATAAAAAATGTAAATAACATTTTAAACAATGAATAAATATTATGCGTTTAATACTGTAAAGTATAAAGCTGTATCTTCTATAAGTAGTAAAAATGTAAAGGGTGTAATTAACTTTGAACAACTTCAAAATAATATAGTTGTTGTAACTGGATCAATAGTGGGTTTACCTAAAGGTTTACATAATTTAATTGTACATGAATATGGTGATGAATCTAATGGTATTTATAATGTTGGTAACGAATACTGTAATCTAGGTAGTATTTATTCGAATAAATATGGAATATCCAATATATATATTGTTAATGGTAAAATATCACTATGTGGAAAGAATAATATAATTGGAAGATCTATATTGATATATAATAAAAAATGATTTTGATAAAAAATATACTAATATACCATTAGGTTTAATAGGAATTTGCACCATACCATAAAAATATTGAATCAATATATTAATTTATTAAATGGAATGTTCATATAGAGAGTTTAGAAAACTATGTAAAAATATTGCAAATACATCAAAATATTTAGATAAAACAAAAATAATTAATGATTTTTTAAAAGATAAAGATCAAAAAAATGTATGTTTAATAGTAAAAATGTTGTTACCAAATTTAAATAATAATGTATATAATCTCAACGATATACAAATTATAAATATATTTAGTGAAATATTTAATCATGACAAAGAAGAAATGATCAACGATTTAGAATATGGGTTTATAGAAAATACGATAAAAACATTTTTTGAAAAAAGTAATTCTAATATAGTTCCTATTAAGAAAAGCATCTTAATGTTACATGATGTAGATACCTTTTTAAACAAACTAACAACATTAACAAAGTATAACGATCGTTATAATTTTTTAAAATGTATATCATCTGTATGTACAGGTAATGATATTAAATGTTTTATTTTGCACATTAAAAAAGATTTAAGAATTAAGGCAGGATGTAAATGTATTCTAGATGCCATAAATAAAGATATTTATAATCAATTAAACAAAAGTAAAAATTTAGATAGTGTTCTATATAATTATTATAATAATATTAATAATGATATTGTACCATTTATTCCAATAAATCCAATGTTAGCAAATGTATGTAAAGAATTAGATAAAGTAAAAAATATTAATGATGGTATATTCGTGGAATTAAAATATGATGGTGAGCGTGTTCAAATACATAAACAGAATAAAAAATATAAATATTTTAGTAGAAACTCCAAACCTGTATCACAAGATAAGGTAGATGGTTTTGATATATTATTCGATGATACCTTTAAAAATGCTGATAATTTTATTATGGATGCAGAAATAATTTGTATAGATAAAAGTAACGGTAATTTTTTACCATTTGGTTCACTTGGTGTACATAAAAAAAAAAAAAAAAAAAAATATAGCTACTGTATAATAACATTAATGAAATAGAGAATAAAATTATGTTATCCTATACATGTTATGTAAATAATATAGATACATTGTCTGAAGAGATACAAAATATATTAGATAAAGGTTTAGAGGGAGTTATCTTAAAATACCCAAATGAATTATATATACCAGGTAAAAGAAAATGGTTAAAGGTAAAAAGGGATTATTTAAATAATGGATCAATGGCAGATTCTGCTGATTTAGTTGTGTTGGGTGCATATTATGGTAAAGGTAAAAGATATGGAGGAATAAAATCTATATTTCTTATGGGATGTTATGATAAAGAAACAGATACATGGAAAACTGTTACAAAATGCTCAGGGTTTAATGATGAAACATTAAAAGAATTACAATCAATTGATATGATTAAAATTAGTAAAAATAAAGATAAAATTCCAAATTGGTTAATTATTAACAGTATTCATTATCCGGATTTTATTATCAAAGATCCAAAATCATCTCCTGTTTGGGAAATAATTGGATATGAATTTACAAAATCACCATCTCATACAGCGAATGGAATATCAATTAGGTTTCCTAGATGCAAAAATATACGAAATGATAAAAATTGGTTATCTGCCACTAGTCTACAAGAACTTATATCCATATATAAAGAATCAAAATGAATTATGTAAAAAAAAGTATTCATTAAACGTTATGGATTTAGATAGTAATTTGATTTTTACAACAAACGATACAACATTTTCATTTAATGTTATGTTAGAGGATAAAAATGCTATAGATATTATTAATAAAAATTCTTTATTATTCTTATATGATAAAAATACTAATATATCTTCTGAAATTGAAGCAAAGGAAATTTTAAATGAATATTTATCATGGAGATATTTTTTAGGAAACACAAATATAAAACCTATTTCTATAGGATCAGTATATTCAACTTTAATTAACTGTGACACTGTTGCATTAAAAATGATGGGTGATTTGGATATTTTGTTTAATGATGTTTTACAATTAAAAAGGCATTATGAAGAGAATAAGATTGTTGATTTTTTAATCTCATTACAAATAAATTTTTCAGAAATTAATAATTTTATACTACTACTAGGATGTTTTGGATATCTTTCTGAATATTGTGGTAAAAATAATTTACATCAGTATAATAATAGTATTACTTCTTATCTTTTCTCTGTAATAAAAATGGAAACATTAGTGAAGTTTAAGGAATACATCAATAAAATTATATGCTAGTGTATTAAAAAATTATCTTGTGTAAATATGTCGTCCATTATCATCTCTAAAATCAATCAACTTATATGCTAGTGTATTAAAAAATTATCTTGTGTAAATATGTCGTCCATTATCATCTCTAAAATCGAACCTCAAAGCAAATGGAAAAATACATCATATTTTTTTAAGTATTCAATGTTACATAATAAACAAAGATATAGAAACGTATGTAACAAGCTCAATGATATTGTGTCAAACACAACCTCAAAATATGTTGTTACAGATACACAAGAAATAGATGCAGAACTATCAAATGAATATAAAAATAAAAATGATGTTAAACTAGGAAGAGTATCCAGATTTTCAAAAATATTTAAAGTTAATAAGGAAACAGATTATATTTGTATTCCATATATTGGTGAAGATATAGTTTATGGATTATTTATTTTTAAATCTGATGATGATGACTATAACGAATATTGTAATATCAATGAAATAACAGAAAATAATAATGTTCGTAATATTAACAATAATAATTATGCATTAATTACAACAAAAAATGATATTGTCGTACGTGGTTATAATGTATATGTCGCAGTCGTTATGTTTTATAAAAAAAAATATCCATTTCCGACAATGATTAACTCTGAAATGTTGCCGGAAATGGTATTTCTATCTAGATATAAAAAAATTTACAATGAAATTCCAAATGAAAATTGGTTTAAATTTTATATTGAATATATGAATTGTTTTTCAACACATATAACAGTTATTTTGAATGGGTGTGTTATAAATATTCGACCTGATTATAAGACATATTGTATTCTTAGTGGAAACGCCGTTAATAACAATACAGATATTATTGATGATTGTAAATGTTGTTATAAAGATACATCATATGTTCTGGCATATAATAATAGCAATAATATTAATAACATTATTTCGTTGAATAATATACCAGGTGGATTGGGTATCGATGTAGATGGATTAGGAAAGTTTACAGCATCTTATATTGGTACAGCTCCCAATCATAAATACATTAAAATATGTTTTAATGTGCTAATTTCTGTTTTGTTTAACTATAATAAAATTGCTGGTAGGGGCTATAATACTCTGTTTGTATATGGAATCGCACATAAGTAAAAAAAAAACATACATTTTAAGTATAAATATACGTAAAAATGTCTAACTTAGTTAGGTTTGAAGTTAATATTGTTGATAATAAAATCTCCATTTCAATTATATCTGATAAGTATTTAGAGGCAACTGTAACTAATAAAGAAATTATTTCACCTAATAATTACATATATAATGATATTATTTTAGATTCAGATGATATGTATATAATACTAAACAATTATATTTGGTATAGAGGTTTCGTTGGTTGTTTTGGTAATAATTATGGTAGGGTCTTTAAAGAATTATTTAAATTTGATTCACTAGCTAGGTTAAAATATGGTAAGATAGATACATTGTTTAATATGTTGAATTTAAATGCTAATAATGGTACAGAAAACTTTGTTAATTTTCTTTCCTTTCAAAAAAAAATTTCAAATGTAAAAAATACATTTGATTTTATGCAAATCATAGGTCTATGTGCTCTGATTGCAGAACACTGGAAGAAAAATAAAAAATGTTTAAATTGGGTTGTTGTTTCAGAAACACTGTTTAATGTTTTAAATAGTACACAAATTAATGAAATAAAAAAAATACTTCAAAATAGATTATTATACGATGATATATAAAATAAAATAAAAATATAAATCCAAAATTATAATACACTACCAAATAATATTTTTTATAATATTAAAATAACCTAATAAATAGGGAAAAAATAATACTAATAAAACCAAATAGTCTTTATTATGAAGATGAACATGTATATGTTAATTTTTGTTCTCGTTATAAATATATGTAATGCTATACAATGTAATAGTGTTATTAAAAATGATACAATAGAGTTAAAGTGTTATAAAACACTACAATATTCTACTTTATATATAGAGTGGAAATCATTAAATGAAACAATATTTATATATAATACCGACAATGTATTATCTAGTAATACAAAGTATACAAATACAATAAAGTATATTCCTAAGGGATTGAATATAAGTACTATATTTACATATAAAAATATTTCACAATGCTATGATTGTATTTTTTACTTAATTGATAATGTCACTGATTCTGTGTCTATTTGTATAGATGATAACATTGAGTATAATGCATGTATTTTAAACAATAATGGTTATAGAAAAGGTTTTAATGATTTATTGTTTATACTACTTCCATTGATCTTGATTAAGATTAAAAACTGAGTTTTTATATCCTATTTTAAACTGTTAATGTATATATGATGGATGTTAATATTACAGGAATGATTATTAATGATACTAGTAAACAACAATGGATAATAGGAGAAAATATAGGAAAAGGAGGTTTTGGTTGCATATATACAGTTTTTAAAAAAGATGACAGTGAAGAAGATAAAACATATGTTATTAAATTGGAGCCAAAAAGCAATGGACCTTTGCTCATAGAGCAGGTATTTTATCAAAGAATATGTAAAGAACAATTTTTAAACAAATGGAAAAGTATTAATGACATAAGTTATTTGGGTATACCTAAGTATCATGGATTTGGTTTTTTAAAGAGTAATAATATTGATTATAGATTTATAATTATAGATAGATTAGGTTGTGATTTACATAATATACTATCATACAATAATAATAAACTTCCTAAATATACAGTATGGAAAATAGTTAGAAAAGTGTTAGATGTATTAAGATATATTCATTATAATGGCTACAGTCATGGAGATATTAAATCTGAAAATATTGCATTAGATTACAATGATAATAATAAAATATATCTTTTTGATTATGGACTATCATATAGATTTATGGTAAATGATAAACATGTAGAGTATAAACCAAATCCTAAAAAAATGCATAATGGTACATTGAACTTTACAAGTGTTGATATGCATAATGGAGTATCGCCATCTAGACGTAGTGATTTAGAAACATTAGGATATTGTATTGTTACATGGTTAGGTGGGACACTACCTTGGATTGAAGACAAAACAAAAAATAAAAAGAATGTTTTACAATCAAAGATTGCATTTTTGAAATCTTTAGAATTATCATTGATAAAATCCTTGGGTAATAATTATCCTATTGAACTATTGAAATATTTTACATATGTTTTAACCTTAAAATATGACGATATACCGGATTATAACTATCTTATTGATACGTTCACTTCTACATGTGAAAAAAAAGTACTATAGATACAAAATGGATATGTCATCTATAAAAACAGTAAATATGAGTAATTTTTTAATAATATCGAACAATTGTTTAGGATTTAATATAGTTATAATGAAAAGCAATGAATATATAAATATAACAAAAGTCTGTAAACATATCAAAAAAAAATATATTTTGTGGAAAAAGCTAAAAAGAAACTACTGATGTTATAAATAATATTTGTGAAGAAGATAATTTAATTGTTCATGACACGTTAATTAGAATTTATGGTAATAAACTTAATAAAAATATTTCTGGTGTTTTTATTCATCCTAAAATTTTTACATCTTTCATTAAATGGTATTCGAGTAAATTACTATATAAATTTACAAATGTTATTGAAATGGCTAATGTATCTATTATGAAAAATATTGAATATTGTTCATGTTATGAATATAATATTATACATAGATCAATTATTAACAATGATAAATGTTTTGAGTATATGAATACATCTGCACAATATATATTAGATAGCTATAACAATTTATACATAGAATCATCGAAAGAAACATGTTCAATATGTATGGAGTATATATTAAGTAAAACAAATAACTATTTTGGAATTATCACATGTAATCATATTTTTTGTATAGATTGTATATCCATATGGTTTAAAAACAATAATACGTGTCCTGTTTGTAGAGAAAAATTTTATCATATTATTAAAAGTATTGTTTATTTAAAGTTTTAATAATAATTAAAAAAAAATTGATTTAAAAATATATATAATACTAAATAAAATGGATAAGATTAATTTTGTGCGTGATACAATTGAATCATATATCAAATGGAGAGGAGGTGAAGACATTGGTTATAATAAAATTTTTGAAATTATTAAACCATTTGATGATTATGCAGTTAATTGTTTTGGTAAGTGTGATTATGATTTTATTAAACCTATGAACTTGTCAATTGATGATGGTCCACAGTTGAAATGTCTAAATAAAGATTTGTTTGGATATAAAGAAATTATTGGAATGTGTGCACTTTTGTCAGAACAAGTTACTCATACTTGTTGCACCACAAAATGGGATACTGTTTTTAAGATACTTTTTAGTTTCATTTCAAATGATGATTTGACTGAATTGTATAATACTCTTATTAAAACATAAATTAAATAACATATTTAAATATATAACAATGACAGATCCATTATTGCATAAATTGTTTCCTGTTGCGGTTAATAGTAACATTAAAGTTATAAAAGATACTGATGTAGTTAAAGTAGAAAATGAAAATATTTGTGAATGTAAAAATTCTTATGTATATAATGCCATATATAACAACGAGGAAGCTTTAGTTATAATGTTTAAACACTCACATACAGGATATAAAGTATTATTAGATATATCTGAAAAATATAATATTTTACAACAAAAACATGAAAAAAATGTGCTACGTATATACGCTGTTTTCATTGACAATAGTTATATCAATTTTAAATTGCCAAAAATATCCCTTATTGTTGAAAAATGCAAACCTATACGAAGACTTATATTGGAAAAAATTAATTTACCCTTCGAAAGTAAGATAGATCTAATTTTAAACGCTTTAGACTCTTTAATTTTGTTGTATACTTATACAAAGGAACCATATAAATATATTAATAGTAGTAATTTTTTGATAAATAGTGACTATGATGTTAAAATTGTAAGCCATGGATTAGAAATAATTTTATCAAATCCTGCGTTTAATACTATAAAATCATCATCATATTATTCGCCTAAAATCATTATGAATCCATTTAGTAAACAAACAATAAGTGATGATATATATAGTTTTGGAATTTTAATGTATGAAATTTTATCTTATAAAATACCATTTGAAAATATGAAATCACGTGATATTATTTCATGTGTTGAAAGTAATAAAATAGAGTCTATATTAAATATTTCCTCAATAAACTGCCCCGATACCTTAAAAAATCTTATTAAAAAATGCGTTAGTATTGATCCTGTTATCAGGCCTTCTTTTAAAGAAATTTATCAAAATATATCAATATATAAATTTAATAAAAAAATAGAATAACTTAAATTTAATAATAGAATTATGATATGATATGGTATACGATATATATATAATATTATCATATATGATGTCTTTATATAACTATATATCCTCAAAACTTGTACATATAAGATTTATTAGAAATCTATTAAATAATGATATTGATTTTATGAATATAAAAAAAATATAAAATTTGTTTAATATTAAAATATTTATCTAGAGAATATATTAACCCAATAGTATTAGATGAACTTATATCATCGGGTGCAAAAATTCACAATAGAGTATTAGTATTGTTATTTACACAATATGTTAGGAATATAGTTAATAAATGTAGTATACGAACAAATAAGGAAATTCTTAATATTTTTCATAAATATGGACTAAAACTAAGACGTCGTGCTTATGGTAACCATCCACTATTTTTAATAATGTCAAATACAAAATTAAATAATTTTAGCTTTCTTAATCATTTGTTTAAAATATTTAACCTTAACACAACCATAAAAACAATAGATGGTTTCAATTTAATTCATTTGTATATATATAGTAGTAATGGTGATATTGATATAAATGTTTTAAAGTTACTTATTAATAATAAAGTTAAACTTAATTCAGTAACTAGATTTTATAAATATACGGCATTACAGGCATATTTGCTTTGTGATAAAATAAAATTAGATGTTGTTGATTTTTTTAATATCTAACGGTGTTGAAGTTATAAATGGTAAAATTGAAACTCCGCTATATACATTATATACTAATTATATACTAATAAAAAAAAATAATATCTATAACAAAAAAATTATTAGATAATGGAGCTGATTTAAATAAACCATCATTAGAGACAAATAAATATCCCATTATTGGATATATTGAACGTAATAGAGATATAGATATTAATTTTTTAAAGTTTCTTATATATAATGGCGCAAATCCATTCGTTACATCAATACAGGGAGATACATTGTTACATATATATCTATCTAAAGATATTATAAATATTAACGTTTTATCATTTTTACTTACTTTAAACATAGATATAAACGCGACAAATAATTCTGGTTTTACAGCATTAGCAGCATATATAGACAAAAATATAAAATATGTAGATATTGCAATTATTATATTATTAGTTAAAAATAACGCAAAAATTATTAGACATTTATCAAATGTATTTACATTATCTGGTTTTGAAATGTTTATTAAAAAAAATAAAAATATTTGTTTACTATCAATTACTATAATTAATTTTTTACTAAAGAATAATGTTATACATGATGCTTATAAATATACTCCACTAATGTCTTCTATATATGCATCCAATCATGATTATATTAATTATTTCTTAAAAAATGGTAAATATTCAATTGATGATATATCCACAAATGGTGATACTTGTTTATCTATAGCTATATCAATGTGTGATATTAATACTGTTATGTTATTATTGTCTTATGCACCAAATAGAGAAACCATTATACATACTTTTAATGCAATAAAATATATAAATTTAGGAAGAAATAGAAGAATTGTAATTATGAAAAAGTTAATTAAATATACATATCTATTAGATCCTGATATATGTTTAATGTTTGATAATATTTTAATTAATTTTAAAAGCTTTATGAGTATATTCAATAAAGAAATAGTAATGATGAAAAATACTGCAGTATGTAAAACTACTGTTTTTAATTTAATCTTTAATAGAAATGACACAATGAATCTACATCATATATATAATCCAGATATTATAAAATTTAAATATTCTACTATTTACGGAAATAAAGTTAAAAAGGTAATGAAAAATTCTATTATGCTACATAATGCAATATCGTTTATATTAGAAATTTTAGAAAATGAACCCAATACTTATTGGTCAATACTACCAATGGAAATTAAATTTAAAATATTAAATTTTTTACATATTAACAAAATTCATTCTGATTTTTTTTATAACGAAAAATGAAAATATATACACCGAAATATTTTAAAAAAAATGGGTAAGAGTGATCTTCCATCAGATCATGTTTTAAATAAAATTAATAACTGCCTATCAATGGGAGATAAAATAAAATTAAATTTACTTAAAACTATGTTATCGAAGATGATATCTAATTTCAGTATAGTCAAATGTATTTATGATGATGTTATGGAATTCTTTATAACAAATGATGTAACACTTACTATGAAAAAAGAAAATATTGTTAATGTTATAAACGTTATTTCTGATTCATTTAAAACAAAATTACCAAATATCAACAATGGTTATTATGATTCAACCATATATAGATATGTATCATTATATAATGTTAATACTAAAATTTTAGAAATATTAATTGAAATGAATCTTGGCTATATAATTGATTATAATAGTTATTCTAAACCTAATATATTAGAACTGTATATATTTAATAACAAAAATAAAGATGTTAAAGTTATAGATTTGTTACTGTGTAAATATAAACTATATAATAAAGATGAAAAAGATATGGCATATTATTATACGGAACATTGTGCGACAAATATTGATATAGATATAATGAAATATTTTTTAGATATTGTAAAAAACTCTTTTAAAAATAAAATAGATAAGTGTAATAATTTTGTTATGAGATTATATCTTATTATTTTAAAAGAAAATAGAAAAACAATATTTAAAAATTATTTGAATATAACTGATCTATTTTTAAAATATATATCTTCTATTGATTATATAAATGATGAAAACTATACAATTCTACAATATGCATCTATTTTTAATGTAGATATATATAATTACTTACTTAGAGTAGGTGCTGATACAACTATCAATAATGAAAATCATATATGTGAATTTAACTTTTATCTAGATAAAGAATATACAAATTTTGTTAATAGTATAAATTCAATTGATGATATCAACTTATTAAAACATATTTTTAATAAAATACAAATATATATTTATTATAACGTTGATGAAACACAAATGAAAATGATTACATTATTAATTGGTAAAATTATGTTATATACTAATGATGATTTTGTAAATATAAAAAAACTTAACAGAAAATTTTTGCCATATATAAAAGAATTTAAAAAAGAATTAAAGATATTACATACAACAAAAATTAACAAAACATCATTATACAATTTAATTTTTAGAAATATTTCAATGGAACCAAAATATTTTAATAATCCACAAATAAAAAAATGTAAAAGTTTAAAACAATATGGAAAATATGTTAGAAAAAAAATATTAATGTTTCATAAGAGAAACAATATGTCTAATGTGTTAGTTAAAAAGTTTTATAATGTTATAGATCAATGGTATAAATTTGGTTATGGTGTTCAAAAGTATATTATTGATATGTTACCAACTGATGAAATCATTAGACTTAACGATAGTATTACGAATTAAAATACTGTATATAAATGTTAATGGACATATTACTATATGTCACTTCCCCATTTGTTAACCTTGTTTATTTTATAATAAATAATGTTATATACATATCAACTAGAATAATTATAAAAATAACTTTATTTTTGTTTAATGTAATAAACCCATATCCTAATTTATTTTCCCCTTTGAAAATGTTAGATAATATTAATCCATTAAATGTTATTAATGTTAATAGACTTAATCCATTAAATATGTTTTCAAGTACAAAAAATGATGAAAATAAAATCCATACTAGTATACTATCCTATATAAACCCATTCAAAAAAGAGAAAGAAATACCTAAAAAAGGATTTTTATCTAAAATTTTTGGATAATAAAAAAACAACTAATAATGAAAATACACTACATTCTAAATATAATTACCTTTATCTTATTTTTAAACTATGCGGAAAACACTATAAATAATTGTAAAAGTGAAACCATAATTTATACACCCATTAAAGAATCAAAAAATTTTAATACTATTAGAGTATCATGTACTTCTATATCTGCAAGTGATATTTTTAGTATTACTTATTGGCTTATTGATGGTAAATTTCCACAAATTAAAGAAAAACATAATAAAAAAAACTAAATCAAAAGAATGCAAGGGGGTTATAAATAAAATATCAATTAAATTAAATGAAACATATTTTAATTCTAACATAACATGTATGTTGCTTGATGTTTATGGGTCGTGGTCTTCATCATTAATTATTAATAATATTTTTAACATAACACAAAAAAATGATGGAATCAGATATTAACTGTGATAATAACGATACATGTGCCGAAATAACAGAATCTATACCTACCGATCTTACTTTTCAAAATAATGTTAATACATCTTACACATTTAAAACATGGATGACACTTCTAGAAAATGCTACTTCTTCTGTATATATCTCATCATTTTATTGGAGTTTGGTAGATGATAGAAGTAAAGATGATCCAACATCTATTATTGGATATCTATTGTTAAAAAAATTAATTTTAAAAGCATCGATGTTAGATATGTATATTCTTGTTAATAAGAGTGGGGAAACAAAATATCAAAATCTTTTAGAATTAGAAAAAGCAGGCGCTAAGGTAATATATGTTGATATAAATAATATTTTTCCAACAGGTGTCCTACATACAAAATTTTGGATTGTTGATAATAAACATATATATATTGGAAGTGCTAACATGGACTGGCGATCACTAACTCAAGTAAAAGAATTAGGTATCACAATTTATAATAATTCTTGTATTGCTAGTGAACTAATGAAAATATTTAACATATATATGTATATAGGAATGAATAATAGTATTATATTTAAGTGGAATTCAAAAGAATTTTATGCAGAATATAATATGTTTTATAATTTGTCAACAAAAATTAATGGTATTGATACAAAATTGTATATTACAAGCTCACCAAGAGAATTATGTAGTCTTAAAACAACATTTGATCTAGATGCTATTATTAGGTGTATACGCGCAGCTAAAAAAATTTATATATATATCAGTAATGAATTATATACCAATTATCTACACAAAAAATGGAAAAAAATATTGGGAATACATTGATATCGAATTACGTAAAGCTATAGTTAATAAAGGAATTTCAGTTAAATTACTTGTAAGTAACTGGATTCATACAGATCCTGTTACATTATCACATTTGAAATCTTTAATGGATATTGGGTTATATAATATTTATGAAAATGTCGAAGTTAAATGGTTTAGAGTACCGTTAAGACAAGTTGAAGTTCCATATACAAGGGTAAATCATTCAAAATTTATGGTTACTGATATTGAAGCATATATTGGTACATCGAATTGGAGTGGTAATTACTTTGTTGACACTGCAGGTATATCTATTGTTCTATCACAAAATGAATCTGATAATGGTATAAGAAAACAATTGGAAACGATATTTTTAAGAGATTGGTATTCATCATATTCACATGATCTAGATACATATCTTAAACTTATATGCCTAAAATATATAAAACATTTAATGTCGATCTTACGAAGTATTTAATATACGCTATAGAAAATAATAAACATGATATTGTACAATGTTTAATAGATGAATTTAATATTATTGTATCAGAATATTGTCTAACAAAAACAGAAAATATTTCAATGTTAAAATTATTGGCTAAGGAGTATGTTTGGAGTATACATACAAGTAGTTATAATAAAGATTACGATATATCAATATTAACTTCAGATGTTATATCGATGTTATATGACTGTTCTATAGAATTCGAAAAAGCAAGAACTATGATATATCCAAAATCTGATGAAGAGTTATCTTTATGTATAAATGATATTAATATTTATAATATACCTTTTAAAAAAAATTTTTTCCGTTAATGTATGATAAAATATATCCATATTATTCAAATAGTATAAAGTATATTAATAAAATAGTAAATAAAAATGATGAATGTATTCGTTTCAAAATATAATAATTATTGAAAAAATAGTGTAACTAAAATACTTTGAAAATGTTCAAATATAAAGTTTTTTCTGCGTTAGATAATAATAATTATACAACACTTAAAAAATATTTATATGAGTATATTAACATATATAATAGAAACGATATTAATGATGATGATGAGAATGATAATACTAATTTAATAACGTACTATATTGAAAACAACAAAAGTGTTAAATATAACATTGTTAAATTACTACTTTCAGAGTACAAAAATAAAAATATTAATGATGTAGATGAGCTATATCTACATATGTATATAGATGAATATTATGATGACTTATCACCCGATATCATTAATTTATTTGTGGATTATAGAAGCGAATTAATAAATAAACTTAATAAAAATGATGAAACTCCATTAAATTCATATATGTTTAATGTCTATCGTTCAAGATTTAATATTGATTTTGATTTTGATATTATAAAAACATTTGTAAATTTAGGTACTGATTTGAGTATAAAAAATAAAAAGGGGTATACACCAATACATACATATATACTATCAAAAACCGTAAATAAAAAAATATTGAACTATTTACTGAATTTTATTGATAGAGATAATAAAGTATTTAAAGATTTGTTACATATATATCTATCTAGACAAAATAATTATCATAGTATTAATGTTATAAAAAAACTATTAAGAATATGTAAAAATTTTATCACACAATTTGGATGTAATTCAATGATGTGTTATCTAAATAACTCACCAGTTATTGATATCAAAGTCTTAAAAATATTACAAAATGATTGTGATATAAACCATGTTAATGATGTTGGAAACACAGTTCTTGAATTATATTTGAATACAGATAACCCTGAAATTGAGATAGTAAAATATTTAATAGAATTAGGGGTTACAATAAGACATTCCAATACAACTACAATTCATAAATATATTAATAATAATGAAAATATTAACAAAGAAATTATTAAATATCTTATATCCTTAATTAATGTTAAAGATCCTATATATCATTCATTATTAGATATATATCTAAATAATAGAAATACTTTTAATCTGAATATAATTAAAATATTATTAAAAATATGTATTAATTATATCGCAGATGATGGTAATACTTTATTAATGTCTTATTTTATCACTGACCCAGAAAAAATTAGCTTAAAAATTGTAAAGATTTTAGTCACTAACTTAGATTTAGATGCAAATTATAAAAATTCATTTGGTGAAACAACCGTTGATATTTATATGTCATATTGTGAAAATGTAACTATCGATGTATTAAAATTCTTTATTAAATCTGGTATAAAAATTACAAGTAAAAAAAAATTGCTTGATTTGTATCTATATAAAAGAGATGAAGTTGATATTAATACTATTGAATTTATTTTAAATGATATTCCATCAACATTAGAAGATGAAACTACTAAATCATATCCACTACATTCATATATGGAACAAGCATATAGTATTGACATAGTTGAATATATCATTAATAAACTACATTGTGATGTTAATGAATATAATAATAATGGTTTAACCCCATTACATTGTTATTTGATTGGGTATAATAATGAAAATGATGTTATTGATACACTTATTGATATGGGTGCAGATGTAAACTCTTTAACAGGTAACGGTGAAACAACTTTATATTTATCATTATTTAGAGATAAAGAACAAATTAAATCGTTACTTGTAGCAAAACCAACACGTGCTACAGTTATAAAAACTATTGATAATTTTAATAGAAATATTGAAAATGGGTTTACACATATTATATTTGAGTCTTCATTTAAAGAATTTATATCATATGCTATATTGTATAATTATCAAATAAAGGATAAATTAATTGAGTTAGTTAATAATATTAATTTAGAAAATAATATGATTGTTCATATTAATAATTGTTATAATGCAATAATTGATTTAAATGGTATAATTATATCACCTGATAAAACTACAGCATATGATATTATTATTAATAAAAATATAAATAAAATACTTAATAAAAATATTTTAAAAAATATTAATCCTATACATTATTATGTTTATAGTGATATCGTATTTGAAACAATATCTTATGCACTTTTTAGACAGGATCTATTATTTAATGCATATTCATCTGTTAATTACTGTGGTGATATGTGGAAACATATACCAGATGAATTAAAAGACAATATATTCACCTACATGAATAATGAAGATCTATCAAATTTAATTAATACACATGAGTGAACGAATATCTATCAATTTTAAGATAAAATAATGTAATAATTAGTACTTTTTGTATATTTAACAAAAGTGATAATAAACTTCATCTTATACGTCTTAAGAAAATTAGAGGTTATTTTAATAGTAAATAATAATAGTAAACATAGTATGTTTAAAAGAGTTAAATGTTTCATTAGCAAATAAAAAAGGTATAGTACCAATTTTTATATTGATAATAAAATGAATAAGAAGGTATATTTATTAATAGTATTCTTATTTTGTTTCATATAAGTGTTTGATTTAATTATATTATGGATTATATAGAACATATATGTATATTATTTATTATAGTGTTTATACACAAAAGCTGTTCTTATGAAACATGTATGAGAAAAACTGCATTATATCACGATGATAAGATAGAGAAAACGGAATTAAATGAAGTTGCTTCGTTGCCGTATAAATACTTACAAGTAGTAGATCGTAGAGAAAGAACTAGGTTGTTATCATTATTTGATTGGGACTCTATTTCAAAAAATATATCTAACCAATACTATAATATATGTGACAATAATGGTATATATTTATATAATTATACAATAAAAATACATATAAGAATTAATTCTACTGATAAATATGTTCCAACAACTGATTTACCACTATATACATCTACAGAATTTACGGATAAATATACTACTATATATACCCCGTCGCCATATACTACACAAACGTATCATGACGTTAAAGAATCTATTATTGGTAAAAAAACAATGATGTTATTAAGTAAAATTATAGGAATTAATGAAACATACATATATAATTATATTAATAATACTAGACTTAATAGTACATTTAATTCTTCAGATCGTATTGAGTCCATACTGGGACTTGTTACAATAAACGATTGTTATAATATCTCTTCAAAAAATACTAGTTTACAAATAAATTCATATTCAGATTATGAAACTCTTTTACTAACATTTGGAGAAACAAGTAGTACAGATATCTTCATAGATTCTGATAATATAACTAAATGTTTAGAAAATCTTATCAATAATACTTTCGATAATAATACAAAAATATCATTTACGACAAATATTACATCTAATTGTTATAATTCATCTATGAGTTTTATGTCATCTGTTGTAGAAATTGTTGACGAATATAATAAAACTCTACGTAATATTGGTCTTAAAAGTACTAATTATACAACAAACTACTATAAATGTAAATTATCTACTAATAGTTCATGTGTTGAATTAATAAATTTTGATGATATTATATCAAATATAACTTTAAGTAATTTACTAAATAATACTAAAACAAACAATAGACATAAAAGAGATTTAAGTGATGAAATAACATATAATACAGAAAAGGAACTACAATGTTTATTTGAATCATTAGGCTTAAAGGATGATATGAGTCATTGTTTTGAAACAAAACGTCAAAAAAGATCAGATAAAGATGAGAACGTAAAAAAGGAATTAAAAATGTTAGAATATGCTAAAAAGGATCTGGGGTTAAAAAAACCTATTCCAGGAGGTATAACACATATTCAAAGTGGTGTTTCTGGAACAAGTGGTACAGTTATGGGTGATAAAACAATATATGATAGTGTAAAAATGAGTACAAAAAATTTAGCTAAAAAAATTCTTCCTGAAGTAGATACTAATTTACAGGTAAGTGATTTATATGCAACTGTATCAAAACCAAGAAAACTACCACCAGGTACTAAAAGTACACCTTTTACAGAAGCAATGGTATCTACAGTAAATCAAAAACTTTCAAATATTAAAGATGTAACATATAGTGAAGTAAATATAATTCCACAACAACATGTAAAAAAACACGAATCGGTAGTATATACTTCAATAAAAAGAAAATCAAGTAGTGATGATAGTGATTTTGAAGATATTGATCAAGTTATCAATGATTATCGTAAAAAATATGGTGATGGAGCAACATCAAATTCTAGATTATCAAGTAGTAGTAGTGATTTTGAAGACGTTGACGATGTTATTTCAGAATATAATAAAAAATATAAAGGTGAATTGACTAAAGGTAGAGAGCCACCTAAACCAGATCCGTTATATAGTACAGTTAAAAAGGTAACATCTGGAAATGCAATAAATAAAGGAGCTATTGTTGCATCAAAACAGGGATTTTCTACAATACCTGGCGTGAGCGTTGATACATCCATCGTAACTCCACTTACAAGGAAGGGGGCAATTAAAAAGAAAATAGTTACAAAAGAGGTAGTTAGTCCAGTTTCATTTAATGAAAGACCACTACCACCAACACCTGACAAATCATTAACACCACCGCGACCACCACCGAGAAAAGAAAGTCTGTCTATAAATTCTATTCCTATTACAAATCCTAGAAGATGTAGACGTGCAAGTAACGGTGTTGTGTGTAATATGATACAATCAAAACCTATAAACGACGAAACATATTCTTTATTGAAACATCCTGATAGAGTATATGAAGAAATAACTGGAGGTATACCAAAAAGTAAAGTTAAAATTAACGATAAAAAATACAATTCAAAATATAAATCTGCTATATCTTCTATTGCTACAAAGTTTGACAAATCCTCAGCATTTGGTGCGGCAATGTTACTAACTGGTCAACAGGCCATTAATCAACAAAGTAGAGCAATGGTATTAACTAATAAGCACAAAATGTCTCAGACTGAACGTATTTTTGAAGCGGTATCTATGAGTTTATCTACAATTGGATCAACATTAACATCCGCTGGAATGGCAGGTGGACCTAAACTAATGATAGCAGGAATGGGAATCAGTGCGATTGCTGGTATCATTGATACTGTAAAAGATATCTATTATCTGTTTTCAGGTTATGAGCAACCCGAAGATCCCGTTATAAAATTATTTAATACATACTCTGGTTTGGTATCTAGCAATGATAAAATGGGTGTAAGAAAATGTTTAACCCCTGGAGAGGAAATGATTATTTTCATGTCATATAGAAATGATTCTAGTTTTAAACCAGATTCTGAAAAAACGGCATTATATTTCTTAGATGTTATAAACTCTGAAATAAGATATTTGAATACATCGAATATAATTCTTGAATATAAATTAAAAGTCGCATGTCCTATAGGAACTCTAAGATCTCCTGATGTTGATATTAGTTCATATACAATTATGTATGATTCATCTGGTGGTATTAAAAGATATATGTTTATTAGATTGGCAATTTTATTATCAAAATATCCTGTATTACACCTAACATGTGGTCTTTCAACAACATTAACTATTAGACCTTACGAAGTTCATATTAGTGATATGCAATTATTAAAAATGGCAACACCTGGAGAACCTGAATCCACGAAAAGTATTCCATCTGATGTTTGTGATAAGTACCCATTGAAAAATTTTTACCTATTGGTAGGAGGCTGTCCATATGATACTGCACAAACCTTTATTGTCTATACCACATGTGGTATTTTAATGAAATTATCAACTTGGGATAGCACTAGAAATAGATGGGTATTACAAAATCCTTTTAAACAAGAAGGTGAATTTAAACAATTGTTTACATTCAGTAAATATGATTTTAAAGAAACCGTATTAGAACCTAATACAATTGCTGGCCACGCTAGCTTTTGTACAAATAGAAGTAGTAATCAATGTTTTTGGTCAGAGCCAATGATTTTGGAAGATGTTACAACGTGTCAAACAAGAATTAGGAAACTATACATTAAATTAACAATTTTTAACGGTGATGGTTTTAATAGCTTTGTTCTAAATTGTCCTAGTGGTTCAACACCAACATATATAAAAAAGCAAGATAATATTAAAGACAATATAGTAATTGAAATACCAGTTGGTGATTATGGAACCGCTAAACTATATTCTACAATAAAACCAGCAACAATATCAGTATTTTGTGTACATAATTATGATAAAAGATTCAAATCGGATATTATTAATATAGAGTTTGCAGGTAGTAATAGATTACCACTTAATAGTAAATATATAAGACATTTAAATTACAAAGAAAGTATATTTTATTTATTATCAGGTGGAATGCCATATAGATCTTTATTTTGTGATGATAGAAAAAGATCAAAATGTTATTATGCAGGAATACCACTTCATAGTGATAGTTATGACATAGAGGTTCATTATGGTAAATATATTATTCTTAAAGAAAAATATGATACAAATAGCTTAGATAAAATAGTTATTGAAAAATCAAAATCATTTTTTCCAAGTGTTTTAACTGTAAAATTCAATGTAGATAATCTAGGAAATGGTTATGAAAACCCTGAAAGGTTTTGGGAGGATGCTAAAAAAATGTAAACGAACATATAGTGCTATTGTAATGAAGATAATACCATGTACATTAAGAAATAAAAATTTATATTTTGGAGATTTTATATCTAGTATGGTTTATTTACAATCAATAGATCTAACATATGGAGATGGAAATATATATACATTCAAGTCTGGAGAAAGTAGAGATAGGTCTACTATGCGAAAGAATAATAAAAATAATATTAAGGGTTGTGAAGCTACATTAGACTTAACTTCTAGAGAAGTTACTGTTACATGTCCGGAGTTTACTATACCAAGAAATATATCTAAATATGAAGGATTGTGCTTTACCGTTACTACATCTAAAGACCATTGTGCTACAGATAATGATTGGTTAAAAGTTCATGGTTATAATAATAGAGATGCTCTTACAACACGCTCTTGTTCATATAGATGGGCTACTAGTACACGTTCTTTGGACTATTATTGTTCACATGAAGATGGTATTACGGTGGTATTCCCCAGTTATGATCCATGTAAGAGTTATATACTAATAGAATACAGAGATACATGGATAGAATCTAATGTATTACAAAAACCACCATATATGTTCGAATTTATTCATGATAATTCTAACGAATATGTAGATAGTGAGTTAAGTGCCAAACTTAATAATCTATATGATGAATATAAGAACATTATGGAATATACTGATGGATCCCTTCCTGCTTCCATAAACAGGTTAGCAAAGGCCTTAACAGCAGAAGGTAGAGTTATAACTAGTGTAAATATAGATGGCAATTTACTAGATATAGCATATCAAGCAGATAAAGAAAAAATAAACGAAATTCAGTCAAGAATTAATGAATTAACTAGAGATATTTTCATTCATACACTTTCTGATAAAGATATAAAAGATATTATAGAATCAGAAGAAAATAAACGTTGTTGTATAATTGATGTAAAAAATAACCATGTTGAAAAATATTATCCTATTGATAATTATTTATGTGGATCAGTAGATGATTATATATATACAGATGCGTCAAACACAACATATGTTTTAGTTAACGAAACCTTTATAGAATATGACTATCTTAAATATTCTGGAATTGTTACATTATCTTGTTATGAAATGACGATAATACCCTTAGATACAAAAACTGCCATAGATTCAATAGAGGATGAAATAACATCAAATGCAATTGCAGAGGCATTAAATGAATTATTTGAGGAATTAGATTATAATGTAAGCGCTATTATTATTAAGGATGAAGATGAGTATATGTTAAAGATGGATAAATTATATTATTTTATTGTTCCTGTATCTTGTGTTATCTTGATAATTCTTAGTATTATTCTAATATTGATAATTCGTATTATTATGAATAAAAATAAAAAAACGTAAATATAATATTTTGTTAGGTCAACGTAAAAAAGTAGATAGTGAATATTATAATACTTTGAATTGATGTATATCAATGGATATCACCATTTTCAATTTCATCTGTCTTAACTACTTTGTATTATGGATCTAATGGGGAAACAAGAAATAAACTAAGAAACTATATTCAAAATAATATTAATGATATTGATTATACGTACAAATATCTAAAATCGTTTAATAAGGTTTATGGTAGGGAGGATATTAATTTTAAAAAATCATTTTTGGAACAAACTGGAAATAGTTTTGAAACGGTTAATTTTAATTCTATTGATTTTGTTACAGATATTAATAATCTTGTAAATATTTTAACAAATGGTAAAATTAATAAACTACTATCATCACAACCTTCTTCAGAAACTTCTATTTTGGCAATCAGTGCAGTATATTTTAATGCAAAATGGCTTTATGAATTTAATAAAACTTTAACAAGAAAAGACGATTTTAATATTAGTAAAACTGTAACAATTAGTGTTGATATGATGAGACTTAATGATGAGGTATTGAATTATAATCATGTAGAAGAATTATTTGGAAACTTTTCTGTTATTGAATTGCCATATATTGGTAATGCTAGTATGGTTGTAATTCTACCTGATGAAATTGATGGACTATATAATATTGAGCAAAATATTACAGATGATTATTTTAATAATTTATGTAAAAATCTTATACCAGCATTTGTAGATGTTTCATTGCCAAAATTTAAAGTTTCTGGAAATTATAATCTTATTAATATTCTATCAAAGTTGGGATTGGAGGATGTTTTTAATTCTAAAGGAGATTTTAGTAATATGTATGATTCTACTATTAATATTGATGAATTTATTCATAAGACATATATTGATGTTAGTGAAAAATATACAGAGGCTGCAGCCGCAACATGTATGCTAATGTCTGATTGTGGTAGGACTAAAGTTTTTTGCGTAAATCATCCGTTTATGTATGTGATTAAAGATACTAGTAACAAAATCCTATTCGTTGGAAGATTAGTATATCCAACATCTGATAATTAATTTTTTTATATAAAAAAATAGAAAATATAGTTTAAAATTTATGAGGTCGTTATACTTCTTTGAAGAATAATGGCAGCATTTTCATCCACCTTTCGTTTTTCACCAAAACATTGCCATTGTAATAAGTTGACTGATATTTATGATACTAAACAGTGTCTGTTTGATTATATCTATTGGTCATCTTATTCATATCGCAATAGAGAATGTGCCGGAAAAGTCTATTCAACACTTGTCTCTTTTAGAGAGGATGCTGAATCCTTGTTCGGTGACGTTCGTGAAATGGTGAAAAACATGCCCTTTGATAATATTGATACTTGCTCAGAGATTATACGTTGTTATATACCTGATATTGTAAAAACTACTAGAGAGGTTTCGGCAATTATTGGACTTTGTGCTTATGCTGCAACTTATTGGGGAGGTGAAAGCTTTCCAACTAGTGAAAGTCTAAATGCATTGTTTGTAATGATTTCGTTACTTGATAGTAGTGATTACAATAAAATTTTCTACCGTATTAATAACTAATAATCTCTGGAATATCAAAATTATCCCCTACCCCTACCCTACCATAAAAACACCAAGACTTTTTAACTGATAAAAGTGATTTTTATAAATAATTAGTTGTATTATTTTATTTATGGATATATTTAGAGAACTAACAATAGAAAATAATAATAATATAATTTTTTCACCATCATCATTCATATCCATAATTTTACTACGTCATGGTGTGGCTAGTTATACATCTAAACAAATATTAAATTATATTATTAATAATTCTAATAATGATATGGATATTGATGGTTATAATTGTGCGGAATTAATTTATGTAAATAAAATATAACTGTAGTGATTCTATTGAATTTTATCATGGATATGGATATTGATGGTTATAATTGTGCGGAATTAATTTATGTAAATAAAATATAACTGTAGTGATTCTATTGAATTTTATCATGATTTTATACAAAAATTAAATTCATATTAGAAACACAATTACATTATTAACCGTATATGTTTTAAAGCGAAATGGAAATTCCATTTTAAAGAATCGTACATATATAGACAAATTTTATGTTTCTATAATTTAAGTACTAATATCAATATGATGGTAAATATTAATAATAGTTTTCTATATGGAAAGGTAAATAAAAATTTTGGATCATTTTCTATTATAGATATTACATATGAAGGGGATTCTAGTATAGTAATTTTATTACCATAAAATATCGATGGAATGTATTCAATAGAAAATTTTAAAATGTGGTATAGTATTTTATGTGTTAAGAGAATAGATTTGTATATTCCAAAATTTAAAATAAAAAAATACAGAACCATATAATTTAGTTAATGTTTTAGATAATATAGGGTTAGATAATATTATTGGTTCAGGTTTTAGTAATATGAGTAAGGAAAAAATATTTATAGAAAAAAATTAATAAATCATATATTGTTGTATCTGAAGAATATACAGAAGCAATATCGTGTTCATTTACAACTCTTAGTAATTTTTTATTGAATGTAACATATAAATTTTATGCAAACCACCCATTCATATATTATTAAGGATAATAAAAATAATATTTTATTTATAGGAAGATTTTTAAACCCATAAAAAAAATTATAACACTAATAGTTATTATTTTTCTACATTGTAAATTATCAAAAATGATGAAAATATTCTTTTTTTATTTATGTAATATATGCTGTATACGGTTATGAAAATGAAGAAGATGATTATATTTCTAATACATTTAATTATATATCAATAGATATTGAAATGTCAAATGTTAATAAAACATCATGCACTAAAGAAATTATTAATAATGGTAAAACACAAACTATTCATACATCTGAATTGAGTATTATACTTAATATTACAGACTGTGATCCCAAATTTACAACAGGATATTATTCAACAAAAAATAAAAATTCCATGGCAGGATTTTTTACGGAGGGTAATATATTTCAAGATAAATCTAAAAAATGTAAACTTAGTATGGAAATCAAATGTAAAGGTACTACTACTCCATACCTACAAACAAATCTTGTATCAACACCACCAAATCCAAAAACTCATTCAGAAGATCTTAGAATTGTGGGATCTTGTCTAGAAAACATTGATGTATATTTTTTGTATCTGTATCTAGATAAGGTTAAATTAGAAAAAGATTATGCAAATTATCATATTGGAAATAATATTGATATTAATGGAATCTTGCCACAGGAATGTAATATAATGTAATAAAAAATGATAAATTAAATATTTTTTTATAAATGGATATATTTACATTATTACAAAATAATATGTATAATGAAATAAAGTCTAAAATTCGTACCATAATTATTATGGAAGTGATATAAGAGTTTTTAAATTAATTATTAATAATTATAAATTTGATATAAATGAACTTGATAGTTATGGATATTCACTTATTTATAGGGTGTTATCAAATCACACACACTACTATCCATAATACAAAATTTATAACAATGATATATATAAAATTGAAACTGATTATTGGTACATTGAAGCATATTCATATGATAGAAGTCTAATGTTACCATTAAATAATATTACATATACCAATACTATTATTCATGATAATGTGGGTATTGGTAACGGTAATATTTAGTTCCCCAACTGATAAATTTCAAACACGTAAAAGTATCGTTGTTGTTAGTATTGTAAAATTTATCTTATTTGTATAAAAATCAAGAATTTTAAAAAGTTATTTCTTCAGGGGATATGTGGAATATTCTTAGATCAAATTATGTTGATCTGCCTGAAAATGATATTTGTATAATTCTTTTTGATTGGTTGGAAACATATCCACATGATTGTGTTTTATTGATTGATACCGTTAGATGGTGTTATGTTTCAATGCATTTAATTGAAAAATATAATAACACACCATTGATTAAAAAAAGTACATATAACTTAATTAATCTAAGTAATGTGCATTATCCGGATCGTACTCCTTATGAATATTAGTATTAAAAATGAACAAGTTAGATATTTTTATAGTTGATAACTTTATAAGAACATATATAAAAAGATTAAATATTATAGAATATAATCAATTTTGTAAAATCTTTAGATTAAATTCAGATTTTGCTAAACATGATAAGGATCCGACGATAAACGAAATAATATATATATTAGATGAAGAATTTTATTATTGTAAATTACGATTATTTTATGATATTGTATCGGTTATACCCTCATGTAAATATATATACAATACTATTAATAATTGTTTAAGTGATTTACTACATGTATCTAAATACGAAAATAAAAGAATAGATTATATATCTTTAGATAGAATTGATAAACATCATAGTATAGATGATATATGTTATGTGTATTTTTATTGGAGAAGAAATAAATATAGATTCAAATATGGAAAGTTATTTAATGAACTTAATAGATATGATAAAATCGCAATTGAATACTACAAAAGAGATGATATTTTTAAATCAGATAATATTCTTTATTGTAAAGCAAGTATTGGTATGACAGCCTTGTTATTTGAAAACGCTAATATTGACATAGAATTTGATAAAATATTTTTTAATAATATGAGTATATGGAACCGGTTACATTTTAAAAAATATTTAATAAATAAATTGTATTAAAAATGAATATAACACAAATATTTATACCTGTATACTTTTCACTATATAATATTTTAGAGTATTATTATACTGGTATTTTAGATAATAATGGCGATGTTAGATTTATTTATTCTGCATATCTAAACAATGAAGAATTTATACGATATGATAGTTTAAGTGATGACCCTCGTCCAGAACCACGTACATCATGGGCTAAAAAAATAAAATTTACACAAATTTTAGATGAATATAATAAAATAAAATATATGGAACGTACATTTAAAATGAATCTTCGTATTTTATCTAAAGGTGATAAATCAGCTAATAATAAACTACAACTAATCTCTAAATGTACAATTTACCCTAGATCAACTTCATGGTCAAATGTGTATGTCTTTAATGAAAGAATTTATTCCCATATTAGTTCATATGAAAACACATGGATAGATGAAGTAAAAACTAATCTTATAAAATTGGACGATTACAAAAACTATAATTGTTTTGTTGATCTAAATAGATATATTAATAAAAAAATACCACGTAAAGTAATAAAACCAATAGTATGTGTTGAAGCTGTTAAATATGGAAATCATGATGATCTTCTTGCATTGAATTGTTACGCTAGAGGATTTTTTCCAAAGGATATTCTTATAACATGGATGGATGATGAAAATAATGACCATATACAAGATTGTCTTATGACATTTGGTCCAAATGGTGATGGAACATATAGAATACGTGCGGAAAAAGTCGTTTCAATTGGAGAGGAAAATAAATTTAGTTGTGAAGTATATCATGAACCACATGGATATATCGTAGCAAATATTACAGATCCTAATTTTAATTGCAAAAATGTATATGCGCATTATAAATATCAATAATCATGTTATTATGATATATAAAAAGTAATTTTATAACTATTACTCATAATATCTACATATTTGGATAATTATTTTAATAATATAGAAATATATATAGTTTCACCTTTGTATAAAAATGAAATAATAAATTATAAATTGCAAATAACTTCGATATCAATAAGATAAAATGTCTAAACTACTATATTTGGTATTCCTTGTATATATTGTAAAACTTAACCATGGTGCAAGTATTGCAAAGGTAGATAATAGTATTAATGAAAACTTGTTTAATGATGTTAAAATTGTAGTTTCCGCATATAAAACAAATATCAATGAATATAGTGTAAATAGTATTTTTGATAATAGCTATATTTTATCTACAGATGAATGGTATATTATTGTATATTTTAATACAGATTTTGAAATACCGTTGAATGTTACATATATGAATAGATTTCCAAATATTGCAACCGCTACCTTTAAATCAGAAAATAATAAATTTCAAACAAAAAAAAGTATTGCAAATGTGGTAATTATTTGCAAGGATAGTAATATTGATAATAGTAATAGTAATAGTAATAGTAATCCCTTAATGTTTAGAACTCTAAAACTACTAAAAGATAGCGGTACACGATTTAATAGATATGATAATAAAGTAAGATATTTTGGTAATTGTTTCACAACAGTTTCGGTAACATTTAACTATAAAAATACAAATACTGGGCAAAGTGATTACAATTATTTTAGTACAATGTAGTATCTAAAAATTTTTAAGTTTTAACTATTTTTATAAAAAATGAATATTAATAATATAATAATGAACCACCATGTTTAATACTAGATTTGTTAACATGGTTAAATTCTTTAGAACATCTACTTTATGTGATGTAAAAATAATACTAAATGATTGCGTTATTCAAGCACATAAATTTTTACTATGTGTATCATCAAAGTATCTACATACTCTACGTAGTATAAAATAAGTTCTTTATTAACTATTTGTTGTTTAAAATTGATTATATCTAAGGATAATATTAGTGACTGTCCTATTTTTTTTTAGTCTGGTGGATTTCTTGTATATTTCATAAACTATTATTTGGAATATGGAGATGTATAAGAGGTACTATAGTTTTGGATTTTTAAAAAATAATTGGTTTTATCATAGATACCATAAAAAGGATTTTTGTCAACTCCTGATTAATAGCCTAGCTAGGTTATGTATGTTATGTATATTTTATTGCTCTAGATTATGTAATCTATTAGTATATAGTATATATTCTATACTAATGTACCCTATGAATAAACTTATTTCATTCATGTTTGGTGAAATGAATCCGTTTTGTGATGAACCGGCACCGAAAGTACGTGAAATTTGTAAGAAAAAAGAGTATGCTATTTGTTCTACGGAAGAGGTTGAAAAAGAAAAGGAACCTGAAACCGAAAATAAAATTGTTAGGGAATATAGACTTTTGCCTGCAGAAGAAGAAGCCTTTAAGTTTATGAAGATACCTAATCCATTTAGAAAATATTATGACATGTATCCACCATGTATTAAAAGATCCATTGAGAATATCGCAAATAATAAATGAATTTTTATACTACTATTTTTGAAAGAGTAGTTTATACATCTCTGATTTAAAAATGATTCGTCCAAAGTTAGATAGTTTTACTAATGATGTTAATACACTTAAACGAACACTAATAGATTATCTAATTTGGTCAACTAAATCATTAAGATATAGAGAACCAGCAAGTGCTATATTTCTTGCGTTTGAAACATTTAAAAAAGATGCAATGATAATTTTCGGAAATAATTTAAGTAAAATTACACGTGAGATGTATTTGGATTCAAAACATGGATATGAAAGATCAAAAAATTTGATCGAAAAATATATCTCAAATGAAAGATATCTCAAAGAAATTTGTGCAATTTTTGGATCAGCAGTCTTTGTTAAACTCAATTCCTGCAATATGCTTCACTTTATGAAGATCAAAAGTTATTTTGTTTTTTTGAAATTGTTGCTAAAATTTATTGGAAAAGAAAAATTATTTAAATATGAGATTTTAAAAATTTATGAGCTAAATCTAATGAACCAAGAGCAAAATTTTTAATAGCTCTATTGGAAGTTAAATTATTTATTTTTAATTCTTTTGTAGTCTTTCTTGTTTGTTGAGTGTCGAAAATTCCAATTTCAAATAAAATATTTTTACTGTTTTTATCAACTGCGTTTTTTTCAAGTCCAATTACTGCAGGAAATGCTAAAACTTCTTCATTTTCATTGCAAATTACTAAAGCATTAGAAATTTCTACTTCTTTATTTCCTAAAACAGTTTCTTTAACTTGTGATTTAATTGCTGGAACAAGTTTTTGTGAGTTTAATTTATCAACATCATAAACATGAACAGGTTGTCCTGTCATAATTAAAGTTAAATTTGATAAATCAACTACAGGATTAACTAATTTAATTGAAGATTCCAAATGTAGTTTTTGATCCAGTTTACCCAATTCCAAATCTTCATCCATTTGCTTCAAATTTCATCACTAAAGTTGAAAGTAAAAATCTACATAAAAAATGCAAGGTAGAGGTTTCAATGACATGTGTGAAAGATGAACCTACTCTTCCAGAGGATTCAAGTGAAGAACATGATTATGTAGATGAAGACGATATTATTAATGAAACAGCGATGCCAATTAGTGTAGATAATGAAATTCTAGCAGCTTTTAATAGAAATAAAGCTCCAGTTATCGTAAATGATATGCTAACTGTTAATATCGATAAAAGTTGTGTAAAAGAAGTTGCTGTTCGTTTACACGTTAAGGATTTCTGTGAAACTGTGAAAAGATTCCCAGAAACATCCTATATTCAAGAGTATACATATCCTAAGGGATCAAGTTTTGAAGATTTTGAAGAGAATACTCCAGGATATCCAACACTTTGTTAAAAATGAAACAAATACTATTACTATGTATTATGTATATGGTTATGTATAACAATCATGTTTTATCGGCACCATATGCTATAAGATTATCTTATGACTGTTGTTATACATTTGTAAATAGACTACCACATATTAGTAAACTTAACGGATATATTAAAACAAGTTCATTTTGTACTAAAGGCAATGGTGTTATTTTCATTACAAAAAGACTTAAAACATTTTGTTATAAACTTAATAAACAATCAAAATCATACATTGAAAAATTAGACAAAAGTTATATATATGAAGATTTCAATGAAAATAAAATCAATTTCTGTAGTAAAAAATGAAATAATAATTATTTTTTTTTTTAAATATTATTCAGGATGTTTGTCCGTTTTCATATCGTGATCCCATTTATTGCTGTTGCCTTGTGTGATTTTATTGATGATCATTATAATGAAGAATTGAAAAAATTGTCACCGGATGATATTAAGCTTTTGGATCCTAAATGTAAATATGGCGGCATTGTACCTAAAGTGGCTGTTTATACTGAACCATTCTCAGCAAGATGTGTAGTTCTAGATGAGTTTATGCTATATTTCAAATATGGTCTAAAAAGAAAAAATTACACAGTTGAGTGGAATACCTTCAATAAAGTTAGAGAATCGGTTCTAGATGCTGAAGTTGTTGGAAAGAATTTGATTATTAAAAATTATACATCTGATTATGATTCACATAGATATATTTGTAAGCTTACTATTCCTGAATCAGATACATGTATTGAGAGTATTATGACTTCTCGTGCTGTTAGACCAGTAAAATATTGTATATCTGAAAAATTTGAATTCGGTCAAAGATATGAAGAATATGGTGTATACTTGTTTTGTAACAGTGTGCATTTTAAAAGCTATGACAGAATTGTTTGGTTTAAAGATGGTAAAGAAATCAAATATGATAATAAAAAGTACTTTCCTAAAGACATGACTTTGAATATTAAAGATGTAACATATCAAGATGCAGGAGAATATGTTTGTAATGTAGAATATGATAATAGAATTGTCTTTAATAGATGTACAAATCTACTTATTACCCCTAAACAAGATCATGATTATACAATTTATGCACCAAACCTACTTAGTGTTAAAATTGGAGAACCTGCTAATGTATCATGTACAGTTGTTCCAAAAACTAATGAGTGTGTTCACATGTTTTGGGAAAATGAACAGGAAGATATTATTGGATTTGACCTAAATATTTTCTCTGTAGTCGCTGATGATGATTGTAATACTAGTATCTTGTATTTCGAAAATGTAACCAATAAAGATATTGGAACTATTTATACATGCCGTGCAAGTAACGTATATGTAGATAAAAGTACTGCTACTAAATTGGTATTGGCAAATTAAAAAAAAATTTTTATAAATGAATATGTATAAACATTGTTATTATATTCTGTATCTATTTATTTCTCTAACTGTTGTTTGTTCTAGTGATAATAATTGTGGTGAATTGGAATACTATAATAAAGTGCATGGTATGTTGTAGACTCTATCCCGCTGGTTCTTATGCTGAACAACTATGCACTAAGGATAATGACACGGTCTGTAATCCATGTGCCACTGAAACATTTTTGAGTATTCCAAATTATACATCTAAATGTTTGAGTTGTAGAGGAAAATGTACTAAGGACCAAGTAGAGGTCAGACCATGTACCATTACTAGAAACAGAACTTGTAAATGTAAAGATGGTTATATCTGTATTCTAAAAACAGATGATAATAGTTGTAGAGTTTGTGTTTAATTATTTTTATGAAAAAATAGTTAATAATTTTTAAAAACAATCACTATGAAATATATCATTCTATTCCTTACTTTGGCTACTTATATCTATTCTAAGCAATTTAACAAAGTAGAGATTGAATTATTCATTTATACCTTGAACAGTACAGATTATGATGTTTACATACTATCAGATAATGTGTATAAAGTGAATACTAGTGAGGTTTCTATTTATCTATCTGTGTATGATCTCCCCTTTAAAATGAAAAGTGCATGTATGGAACATATTCAAGATCTTTCAATTATTATGATCAGATCAGAAAGTGATGTTTATCAAACTAATAATAATAGTATGATTTACATTGATATTGAATGTAATGATAACAAACATAACAAAAACAATACAAAAATGTTAAAGGGAAGTTGGAACAATTATATTTTTAAAAGATTTCTAGATCTTGCTTATATCCATGGAACATGTATTAACAAAACCAATGTTGTTTTTCGTTACAGTGATACAAAAAATGATTTGGTTGAAACGACACTTCTTGTATCAGATTATTTAGAATAAAATACAAAAAAAATATATATTTTTTATAATGGATTGCCGTGGAGCTCTTATTGTCTTTGAGGGATTAGATAAAGTTGGAAAATCTACCCAATCTCTAATGCTCGTGAATAAACTATGTGAATTAGGTTATAAAACAGAATTATTAGAATTTCCAAAAAGAACAACAAATATTGGTAAATTAATTACTTTATATCTAGAAAAGAAAATAGATTTGGAACCACATAGTGTACATTTACTATTTTCTGCAAATAGATGGGAACACGTTCCATTAATAGAAGAAAAAATAAATAAAGGTATTAATCTTGTTGTTGATAGATATGCATTCTCTGGTATTGCATATACATTAGCTAAGAAAAAAAATATTACATTAGAATGGTCTATTCAATCAGATTCTGGAATTCCAAAACCAGACATGATTATATTTTTACAGTTTGATAATGTATCATCACGTACTTCTTTTGGATTAGAAAGATATGAAACTATTGATTTTCAAAATAATGTGATGAAATATTTTAAAGAATTAATTAATGATAAAACACTTAATTGGAAGATTTTTAACACATCAAGAAGTATTAATGACATACATGATGAAATTACTAATCTATCAGAAAATATAATCAAAAATGTTAAATAATTTATATATTTAATTAAAGATTTATTATAAAAAACACATCATGGTAATGATCTATTATTATTCTATATATATCAGTTACACTTATACATGGATACATTAGATAAAGATATTATTAAACTATTAATTGATTATGGATCATCTATTAATAAAATAAACGGAAAAGATAAAACAATTCTACACTTATATTTTGATAAAATTAAAAATGGTAAACAATCTATTGAAATAATAAAAATACTATTAGATGCGGGTGTAGATGTACATGCTAGAGATGCATTTAAAAGATCTATACTCCATACATATTTTTTAACACAAAATATTGAATTGGAAATAATTAAACTTCTTGTTGAATATGGTTCAAATGTATCAGATCTGGATGGTGATAATAAAACTGTAGTTCATTACTATATTAATAAATTTAACATAGACTTTAAAATATTAAATTATCTATTAGATAATGTATCTGATGTAACACCATTCAAATATATACTTTATTATTATTTAAGAGACACTTTACCCAATAAAGATATTATAAAGATATTAATAGATAAATTTGGTATATCTTTAATTGATGGTTATCATATTGTCCATCATTATATTAGATATTGTCATGTTCCAGACCCTGAAATATTTAAATTATTCATAGATAATAATGTATGTGAGGATATAAACTATTACATATATAGTGGATTAGAACAATATATTAATATTACAAGAAATATTAGCACTAAAATAATAATAAATTTTATAAAACTTACTATTGGAGAATCAGATCATTATAAAAAGAGGTTGTTAAGTATATATATTTCAAAATGTAAAAATATAGATTATTCAGTAGTAAAATATTTACATAATATAATTAAAACGCGTGATGAATTATATGGTTATCCTTTACATGATTATGGTAAAAATAATATAAAAATTTATAAATTAATTATATCAAACTATAACGTTAATAGTAAATGATGTTAATAATGATGGTTTAACATTATTACAGATTGCTATAATAAACTCATTACCTGTTAAAATAATTAACTATCTACTATCAAAAGGATCAGATATAAATGTGATTGATAATTATAATAGAAATATTTTAGATCTATGTTTATATTACAGAAATAGTAATGCCCTTAAAGCAATAATACAGTCAAAACCACCAATAGATATTATTATTAAAACAATAACCTCATTAGAGTTTTATCAATATAATGAATTAATATTAAAAGAATTCATATATATTTCTGTTCCAATATATAAAGAGGATTTTATAAATTGTATAGGTTCTGTTTTAATAAAATCAGAGAACATAATAGATATAGTGGATAAATGTAATAAAGATCTTTATCAAATGAATAAATGTATTTTGTATAAATCGATAACTATGGTGGATTTATTAAATTGTAACATAGATACATTGACAAGATATAGTAATAATTTTACCTTAATTAAAACAGTAGAAAAACTAACAGTTTATAAAAATTTATATTACTAGTAAAGTAGTCGTTTTGGTACAAAAATATTATTATATATCGTTAAATATATTGACCATATAAAAAAATACACATCGAAATTTGTAAATGTATATAAGAAACTGGATTGAATATTTAATGATAAATTTTAAACCACTAATGATGTTTCAATAGAAATAATTTTGTATAGATAACTAGATTTTTTTAAGAAAAAAAGTTATTATAATTTTTAATCTATATCTATAGATGATTTATTAAAGTTTTTATCTATCTATGTTAATGGATTATCAATAGAAGATTAAAAAACAAATATTGATTTAATTTTTTTTTATGTTATTTTGATTTGACTTTTACAATGATAAAAACAAAATAGATCTAAAGGTGAAAATTAAATTATATATATAAAATGTTTATTAGAACAATTATTATTTATATTATTATTCAAAATGTTTATACTAATAAAATTAATTATTACCCAAGTATACCACTAGTAACAGATGATCCTTCTATGTTTAATTATCTTGGTGTTGAAATAAATTTGAATACTATTAATGATTCAAATAATAGTTTTTGTCAACAGACTAACAATAAATTGCATCAATATGTATTTGATACGGATTACCTCAATATTAGTATTAAACTTATTAACTATGAAATTGTATTCAGACATGGAATTATAGCATTTGTTGATAATAAGGTAAAAATGTTATTGTATACTAGTACCAATATATTTCAAAGAAGAAAGGATAGTTATATGAATATTGAAATTGTTTGTAAAGAGTTTTCAAAACAATTATCGTTAGAAACTAATATATATAAAAATATCTTTAAAACATATCAAGATAACATAAAGGTTTACGGGAATTGTTTAAATTCAATTGATTTATATATAAGATATAAAAATACTAAAACAAAAACAAACTATACAAAAAATGTTATAACAAACTGGTTAATAATAAAACAAAAAAAGTAAGTTTCTGTTATAGATAGTTATATATACCTATCCACAATGCTGCTATATCTTTACAAAAAGTAAAAGGATACAACTTATCCTCTCTTAAAAAATAAAAGGATACAACTTATCCTCTCTTAAAAAATAAAAGGATACAACTTATCCTCTCTTAAAAAATAAAAGGATACAACTTATCCTCTCTTAAAAAATAAAAGGATACAACTTATCCTCTCTTAAAAAATAAAAGGATACAACTTATCCTCTCTTAAAAAATAAAAGGATACAACTTATCCTCTCTTAAAAAGAATACAACCTATAATTAACTCATTTTTTTATAATAAAAACTAGTAGGGTTAGACATTTTTTACACATACCAAATATTAACTATATAAAATTAATAGATGTATAAATTTATCTATGCTTGCAAGTAAATTATACCATCTGTTATTTTAATGTACTTAATATTTGGTATGTGTTA